ACCTCCACACCCCAACAAGGCACATGCGGGAGCATGTGCATCCCCGCGAAGCGGTGATCCAGCAAGACGATGAAAACGCATCATGTTGACACGTGTCCGCGATGCCCCCCAAGGTGGTAACGGGGATTAAGAGACTTGGGTGGTTGCGCTGGTGTGGGGGAAGTGCGTGCTCGCTCCGTGATTGTGACGTAGCAATGATCGCTCAGGAACGAGATGGCGATATGGCTTCATCGCAGTGATCTTGAAGAACGCACAGAGGGGGTCAGGGGGCGAAGCCCCGTTGCAGGTGGTTTGGAGGACGGAGTCCTCCAATAAGATGGGGCTACGAGCGCAGCGAGTAGCATCCATCAGCAGTAGAGAGGCAGCAACAAGGAGTGAAGGTAGCAAGGAGGGAAAGTGAAGTGACGCCTTGTGTTGAAGAGTGAGTGATCATCCCCATGGTGGAGAGGGGATAAGTCCTTCTTGGTGAACGACAGGCAAGCGGCCTTGGTGAACGGCAGGAAAGTCGGCCTTGGTGAACGACAGGAAAGTCGGCCTTGGTGAACGGCAGGAAAGTCGGCCTTGGTGAACGGCAGGCAAGTCGGACTTGGTGAACGGCAGGCAAGTCGGCAGGCCCAGAGGGGGTCAACAAGCAAGCCCGGGGGGTCTCAGAGCAACGCTTGAGCGTCGTGGTGGTGTGAGGCAAGCCCGCCAAGCGGGACACCCTAAGGACTACCGTCTAGGGGCCAGCGGCCAGCTGGCCCAGTATATAGGATAAGCCCCCATCACATATCCTTTTCCCCGACACCTCATCTCCCCACACATTCCTTCCCGTTTTCCGGAAAAAATTTGCAAAAAAAATTTTCAAAAAAAATTCCCGGATAGTAACCCCTGAAGGATACCTGACGGGGAATACGGTACTATCCGGGAAGAGGGTAAAGGGGAGAAGCGTCCAGTTCCCGTTACGGAGTATACATGATACCGGGATACCCGTCACATACCGGATGGGCGCACGAAAAAATAAAAAATAAAAGGCGACAGTGCAGGATCAACACTCCTGTTATACTGGGGGAAAAGGGAAGCACCGATGAGTGGACAGGTTGTTCAGCTGCACAATCACAGTGAGTACTCGATCCTTGATGGGAGGTCACGGATCGGGGAGTTGGTGGGGCGGGTTGTGGAGTTGGGGCAGCCAGCGGTGGCGTTGACGGATCATGGGGGGATGTACGGAACGATAGAGTTCTACCGGAGTGCGCGTGAGGCGGGGGTAAAGCCGATCCTTGGGGTGGAGGCGTATGTGGCGGCTGGGCCGTTGGATCGGAAGGATCCGGTGCTGGACAGGCACCAGACGCATCTGACCTTGTTGGCGATGAATGTCGAAGGGTATCAGAATCTTCTCAAGTTGACTTCGCTTGCGCACATGAAGGGAATGTATTACAAGCCACGGATTGATCTTGAGGCGCTTGGGCGTCACAGTGATGGGCTGGTGATATTGTCGGGATGCATGGGTGGTGGGGTGGCGCAATCGTTCCTGCATGGGGATGGGAGTGAGGGCCGTCGATTGGTGGATCGATATCTGTCGATGGTGGGTGCTGATCGGTTCTTCATTGAGGTGCATGATCATGGGTTGGATGAGCAGAAGAGACTGAACCCCTTGTTGTTTGCCTTGGCGAAGGAGAAGGGGCTGGGGGTAGTGGCGGCTTGTGACAGTCATTATGTGTTGCGTGAGGATGCAAAGTCGCATGATGTGTTGTTGGCGATTCAGACTGGATCGACATTGGATGATCCGTCGAGATTCCGTATCCGTCCCTATGGGGAATATTATGTCAAGTCCTATGAGGAGATGCGGAAGGCATTCCCTGAGCATGCGTTACGCAACACGGTGCGGATAGCGGAGATGTGCAACGTGGAGCTGGATTTCTCGAAGGTGATGTTGCCGGAGTTCGAGATTGCGGCTGGACATACGGTGATGAGCAAGCTTCGTGAGGAGGTGCTTGCGGGATTGTCCAAGCGTGGGATCATGACGGATGCATGGATGGAGAGAATAGAGTATGAATTGGGAATCATTGGCAAGGCAGGATACGGACGGTATTTCCTGATCGTACAGGATTACGTGCAATATGCAAGAAGTCAGGGAATCATGGCAGTTCCTAGGGGTTCGGTTGCAGGATCGCTTTGCATGTATGCATTGGGTATCTGTGACATAGATCCAGTGAAATACGATATCATGTTCGAGAGGTTCCTGCATGAGGAACGGAAGGGCATGCCTGATGTTGACATGGATTTTGCTGATGATCGGCGCGATGCTGTTATTTCGTATGTTACGCAGCGGTACGGAGCAGACCGGGTTGCCCACATCGGCACCTTTCAGACGTTGGGGGCCAGAGCCGCAATCAAGGACGTGGCGAGAGTACTGGGAATTGATTACGGGGAAACGAACCGTCTGACGCGAGGGTTTCCGTCCAAGGGTGACGTGACGTTGGCGTCGTTGCGGGAGCTTGATGCGGTACGGGATGCGATAGTGGCGAACCCGGTGATGGGTGAGGCGTGGGAGATTGCGACGGAGCTTGAGGGGTTGGTGCGGGGGTTCGGGACGCATGCGGCGGGGATCCTGATTGCGGCGACGGCGCTTGATGAGGTGGTGCCGATCCAGATGCCGCCGGGAAAGCACACCTCGTTGTTGACTGCGGTGACGCAGTATGACAACAACAACCGGACTGCGGTGATCGAGTCGATTGGCTTGTCGAAGTTCGACTTCCTTGGCTTGGCGAATCTGACGAGCATACGCAGTGCGTGTGCGTTGATCAAGCACCGGCATGGAATAGATCTGTACGGGCAGAGCGGAGAGAAGCTCTACAGCGAGTTGCCGGTGGAGTATGCAAATCCGTTGGCAGCAAGGACGTACGACATGCTGGCGGCAGGGGAGACGACTGCGGTGTTCCAGATGGAATCACCGGGCATGCGCAAGGCATTGCGGTTGGTGAAGCCGACACGGCTTGAGGATTTGCCTGCGGTGGTGGCATTGTACCGTCCGGGTCCGATGGAGAACATTCCCGTGTTTGCGGCGGCCAAGGCTGATCCGGGTCTGGTGAGGAAGTATCATCCGGATATTGACCGTTTCCTTGCCGAGACCTATGGGGTGGTGACGTATCAGGATCAGGTGTTGCTTCTGGCGAGGACGATTGCGGGATTCACATGGGGGGAAGTCGATGTCTTGCGAAAAGGAATGGGGAAGAAGCTGGCGTCGGTCATCAATGAGCAGAAGAAGAAATTCCTTGAGGGAAGTGTGGCCCGTGGGTACGAGGAGGATCTTGCTGAAACGCTTTGGGAAACGGTGGCTCCTTTTGCCGGATACGGATTCAACAAGGCGCATGCGTATTGCTATGGCTATGTGGCCTACATCACGGCGTTCCTGAAGGCCAATTTTGCGGTGGAGTACATGACGGCAGTGCTGACGCTTGAAGCCGGGAACAGGGAGAAGACGGCAGAGGCGGTGATGGAATGCAAGCGTTTGGGCATCATGGTCCTGCCTCCGCGGATCAACGAATCGCTCAAGTCCTATGCGATCCTTGGGGATGACCAGATTCTCTACGGATTGTCTGCCTTGCAGAACATGGGTGATGCGCATCTGGATAAATTGCTTGGGAAGAGGGACGAGAATGGCGGGTTTGCCTCGGCGGAGGAGTCCCTTGCAGGGATGAATATCCGTGCGGCGACGGCCTTGGTGAAATCCGGGGCACTGGACTTGTGGGGTGATCGCAATGCCTTGCTTGATGCGATGACGACGCAATCGGTGAAGCGGAAGCCGGGTCAGATGTCCATGTTCGGGGCGGAGGATTTCCGGAATTACGTGCCGATGTCCGATCAGGATTTGATGGCCTATGAGAAGGAGGCGTTCGGATTCTATCTGACCAAGAATCCGTTGGCGAATGAGGTGTTCGATCAGCGGTGTACTGCTACCAGCCTTTCGATTGGCGACATGGCGGATGAGCAGGTGGTAATTGGCGGCATGGTGACCAAGGTGAAGACGCACGTACAGAAGAACGGGAAGCCCATGGCCTTCGTGGACATGGAGGACATGTTCGGCAAACTTTCCTGTGTGTTCTTCGGATCGATCTATGCGCGATATGCATCGTTCCTGAAACCGGACTCGATGGTGCTGATTGAAGGAACCGTGCGCATGCGCGAGGAAGAGCCAAGCATCATTGCAACAACGCTCATGATGGTTGGATAAGTGAAATGGTATACTTGAAAGGTAGTGCATGATGATTCCGATTGACAGGATTGACAGCCCACGTGATGATGCTTGGTTACGCAGGTTGCGTGAACCAAACGAATGGTGGGATGCGCAGTATGGAAGGCGACAGCGAAGGAAGCAGCGTCGCATCAAGGAAGAGCGAGTAGTTTCGCGGATCGTTGATGTGGACACTTCAAACCTCGAAGGACCTTGCATTCCTCCGATACTCATCATTGCTGCCATTGGAGTGCTCGCATGGATACTTATCTGAAATTGGCAACATCGGTGTTGGAGTTCGGTGAACTCCGTGGTGACCGGACAGGTACAGGCACGTACTCGCTGTTTTCTCCGGGTGAGCTTCGGTATTCGCTTCGCAATGGGTTTCCGATTGTCACGACCAAGCGGATTGCATGGAGGTTCGTGGTTACGGAGCTTCTGTGGTTCCTGCGTGGGGATACCAATGTCACGTGGCTTCAGAACCAAGGAGTGGATATCTGGGATGAATGGGCGGATGATGAGGGAAATCTCGGGCCGGTCTATGGCAAGCAGTGGCGTTCATGGGAGAATTACGAGGGCGGCACGGTTGATCAGATCAGCCGGGTGATCCGCAGCATCCGGGAGAACCCGGAGAGCCGAAGGCACATCGTCAGCGCATGGAATGTGGGGCAGTTGCATGAGATGGCCCTTCCTCCCTGCCATCTGCTTTTCCAGTTTCATGTGTCGGAGAAAAGCGTGCTGCATGTGAAGGTGACCCAGCGGAGTGCGGATGTCTTCCTTGGTCTTCCGTTCAATATCTCTTCCTATGCCTTGCTGCTTTCCATTGTGGCACGGTTATGCGATCTGATGCCCGGTGACGTGATCATGTCCCTTGGTGATGCGCATGTCTATCTCACTCATGTCCCGCAAATGCGGGAGCAGATCGGGCGGGCAAGCAGGGTATTGCCCGAGTTGGTGTTGCCAACGTTCCACTCGCTTGATGAGCTTGTGGACATTGATCCCAAGGAATTCCAGTTGAAAGGATATGAGCCATGGCCGAGTCTCAAGGCAAAAATCGCCGTGTAGCATGGTTCGAGAACTCCGTGCATCCTTTGTTACGGAAAAGTGAAGATGAACCTTCGGATCCAGAGATCGGACGTTTCGTGGATCCTCCAAAACGCTTTGTCCCAGATCCGATTACGTATACTGGGTCAGATGAGGATTATCATGGGCCCGGAAGTAATTGGTTTTCTCAAACGTACGGAAATCCCAGACTTCTCGGTCACGAGGGAGCCAATGTACAGATGTATGATGAGCCAAACACACTCGGAGGTGCATCGGTGGTCAAATGGGGAGGCCCACACTGGCCTTTTCGTCATACTACACCAACGGATGGGGTGAAAACGTATGAGAATGGCAGGCAAGTCGGAGTGGTGAGCGTCAGTGACCGCAGCAGTGGTCCTTTCAGACAGGCGCAAGTTATTGATCCTCCGGGCGACTTGAAGCGCGAAGCATCGATTACGGCAGGCCTTGGTGCTCTCGGCCTTGCGCCACAGGTGCTTGGATATTATCCAGATGCTGCTAAGGCCCCATCGAGGTTTGCATTCGAACGCACAGACGACTACGGCGAGCGAATGTATGGCGATTACCTTGGTAATCAAGCACTCCACACCACACACGCGGGAAATGATGGATTCCGATCCGTTGCAAAATGGCACAATTGGGATCATTCGGATCCCGAGCAGCATGTGAATGATCTGATTTCCTTGTGGCAATCGGGACTCACGTCGATGCAAAGAATGCATCAGGCAGGATATGGACATGGAAATCTTTTGGAATTCAAGGATGACCATATCTGGCATAATCCCGAATCGAATGAAGTGCGATTTACCGACTTCGGAGGTAACGATAGTTTTGGTCCAAATGATCCCTTTCATCAGAACAGCAGTTGGGGTAAACCCGAAATTGTGGAAAATGGCAAGAAAATGGTACGCCTTCGTGACATGAGTGGACTGACGAATACCATATTTGGACTGATGACGTTTGGTCGTCAACCCGAAAGAATGAAGCAGTTTGAAGATCAGGCTCGTCGCGAACAGGGAATCAGTGCCAGCAATATTGTCACGCAATCGGCAAAGAAACAGGCAAGGCAGGAGTTTCTTGAAAACCCTGAAGAGTTTTACGAAACCATGTTGAAGCCGCAAGGATATGGGACAAAAGATCCTGAAAAATTCAAAAAATTCATGGAGGCTCTTCGGTCCTCCATGCTTGATCCAACGGTACTGCAAAGTCCCTTTTCATTAGGAAATATTGATTATGACACGTATGTTAAACATGTGCGGAATAGTGTGTCTGAGTTATCACAAGCAAGAAAAAGCATGAAAAAGAGCTGGTTCAGTCTTTCTGTACTTGGAAAGAGATAATGAAAAAACTACTGATGTTCTTTGCCATGATTACGCTGACATTGGTGGTGGTCACCGCAACGGTCAGGATTTTGTCTCACATTGATGTGCAGGCACGCGCAACAGAGGATGTGCAATCCGAGTTGGTCCGAATCAAGGAACAGCAACAGTTCCTGTTCGCCTCGTTTTGCAATGAAACCAACATGCGGGCAAGGAAACCACAGGAACTCAGTTATGCCGAGTGCATGGATTATGCACGCAATACCTACGTGGAAATGAAAAAGGTTCCGACACCGACGGTATTGGAATACGCGACAACCCGCAGGGGACTTGGCAAACCGGAACCTACTCCTTGCAGTGGTGAATTGCCATGCGGAACCAAGAAACTTGCTTCATGATGAAGCCTGTTCATTTCCTTGTCATTGGCTGCATGTATCTTTTGGCATCATTGCTCATGCATGCATTGTTTTCATCAATAGCCTTTTCCATTTGATAATCATATTGTATACTTGTTCTTGAGGATACATTTCCAAAAGGACAACAACTATGCCATGGTTTGATAAAAGCATACATCCTGATTTTCGCAAAAGCGAAGACCGTGCCAATCAGAAGGAAGATCGTGGCCCCGCAACTCCGGGTGACAGGATCAAGCAGGCACTGACCACTCCGCAATCCGCTGAGGATGCCGCTGCCATGAGGGAACGCATTCAGTCTGGAATGGCTGGTGCAGGATCGGTGCTTGGCGGAGGGTTGCAGGTAGCAAGAACCGCGGCAACCATTGGCGGACATGTCACCGCAGGCGTTGGAGCTGCGGCAAAACAGGCAGTGAGGGAAGTCACCTCCCTTCCCGTTGTGCAGCAAACCGCTGCAACTCTTGGCCAAGAAGCGGGTAGACGCATCGTTGACGCGGCAGGACGTGTTGGAGCCAAGCGTGTGACCAGAGGTGGATTGCTCGGCATCACTGCCGGACGACAATTTGCTGAATCATTCCCAAAGGGCTCCTCGATTGATGGAGCAGAACCGTCTGCGGCTTCAGCACCAGAAGTTGCGTCATCAGCACCAGAAGTTGCGTCATCAGCACCAGAAGTTGCGTCATCCCGTGAACCGGGTGTTCTTGACGTGTTGCTTGCCCGGGTGCAAAACGCAACAGCCAAGCCCTTTGCCAGACGACAAAGTGGCTCCCTTGCGCGGCAAGCCGTGACGGGTGATGCTGCTCCGGATGCTGCTCCGGATGCTGCTTCGGAAGGTGATTCGTATGGTACGCGAGTAGCAAGTGTGTACAACAATGCCGTTGGGGCATTGACGGACTATCTGCTGAATCAGTTCAGGCGCTCGAAAAGACAAGCCGCAACAGATGTGGGAACAGTGAGAGCACTTGGCCCCATGAATGTCGGCAGGGCAGTCAAGGATGCGGTAACGGGTCATGTCAAGGAAGCCGTTGGAGAGCTGGGAGAAAACGTTGCGCTTTCTGCCCTTGAAACCGTCGTGGGTCCTGAAGAACAGGTACTTGAGGAGGATCTTGCAGGATTCCATGCACAATATCCTCAGTTCCTCAATCAGCATGAACATCTTGAAGTGCTTCGTCATTCTCCGGAAGAAGCTTGGGAAAAGGGTGTCAGCCAGTATGTCCGCAATCCCCATACCGGAAGAATGGGAAAGATATACAGGATTTCTGATCATCCCGATCAGGAAGATGTCGGAGGAATTCTTGAAGGAACCTTTGTTCCGCATGCTAATTTCGAGAATGACACAGATTCATCGCACTATCATGCTTTTTTGGGTGAATCCGTTCGCACCGGGCTTGCCGATGACGATGAACCTCCATCGTACGATCCCGGACCTGCGGAAAAAAAGAGTATTCAGGCAAGATATGCACTTGAATGGCTTGATGGACATCCTTCCAATGACTGGGTACATCCAGACATCATCAAAGGCGCACGAACAGGAATATCTCCTTTTGGCGCAATTCCCCGTGCGCAATGGGATACGTCAACACGTGGTCCGCTTGGAGGATCGGGAACAAGCGGATTTGAACATAATGTTGGTGAAGCCCTTGACGCTAGTTATTCAGGAGCTTATGGCAGCGATCCTTATAATGAAGGACCGTCAATGGAGTTTTCCGGGTTTGATGCTCCCGAACATCATGGTCTGAGTGAAAAAACTATTGCGAGGGCTGCAGGTCCTCATGGATGGACACTTCCGGGTGTTGGTCATGGACCACACGATATTGAAGGATACTTGCATACTGCCGCGCATTCTCCGGAAGAACGTGAACGATATCTTGCCGAAGTGATTGAAGCACGCAAACGCGGATTTCTTACTCCTGTCCCCACTGCCAAAGGAACCGGAGGTTGGACCGGATATAATCATCAGGATAGACAACCCTTGTATACCCGATCCCATGTCAAATTGACACGTGGACAAAGACAATTGCTTGCAGAGCAAAAATTGGTTAATCTTGCAGAATCCTTAAAACCTGCAAGGTTTGATCGCGTTGATGAACCGGGGCGTATGGACGACCTACGGGCATTGCGCAAGTGGCAGAGGCTTCAACGGAATATCGATCCAGTATCTGGTCTTCCCTTGGGTGATTCAGAAGGCGCGTATCCAAATTGGGAACCTGATTATCTTGAAGATGGCAATAATGAAGATGATTTCAAGCCGGGAGCGCGTGGTGAAAATTCAATCCTTAGTCACGGAATCTGGCGAGGATATCCTGATTATGATGGATCTGAAGGTGGACCATATGGGGCACATGATTTATTGACGCGGAACATGCCTAGAGTCATTGCTACGCTTGCCGATGACTATGCTGCTCCAGATGGCATGGATCCCGGACAATGGAACACATTGCTTCAAACAGAATATCGATCAAGAGGCGGCGGCCGGGCACATGCAACAGAATATCTTGATTTGGGATTTCTCGTAAAGAAAGAGGATAGAGCCAGAGCCAAAACAGCTATTCAATCAATGGAGACAAGAGTACGAGACCTTATCCCTGATCCTCCCAATGGAGCAAAAAAGGAAAGATCAGGATACGAAACAAACATGGATGCGCGTTCGGTTGTCGATGCAATCAAACGTGCTCATGAAAGTCCAGTTCCATTGCCTTCCGGAACACCATTTGATTCCTCTGCGACTCCAAGTGATTCCGAAATAGCGAGACATCGAAAAACTTCTTTTGGCTTAAGAAGGCAAAGCGAAGGAATTACCGATGCATCTTCACAATTGGCCGATCCGGATCACTATTGGAAAAGAGGACGGTTTCGTCAAACGGATCCGAACGCCTCTTTTGGTTTTTCTGATCCTTATAGTGATCATGATGATTCCATTCCTTATGACCGGCAAGTTCCTTATCCTGATTCCGAAGATTCGTATGGTGCATGGAACGAATCAGGCGAATATGGGCCAAAAAATGATGGTACATACAATCATCTTGGCGATGAATCATTTAAGCAACGCGAGCAAGAAGGAGTACGAATTCAACATGGGCTTTTGCATATACGGGGTTTCAATCACGAGCCAACGGATGGCCCTTATTCCGATACGGCAGTATTGATGCGGGCAATGGAAACAGCGCATTTTTCTCGAACCGCTGGTGAATCGACAATAGGAGAAGAATCGAGAAATCGTGCGTTTCTTGATGGATTGCGACAGGGCGCAAGCAATCATGAGAGGGATCGTCGTTATCGTGACGATCCGCTATCTCAACGTCAATACGCTAATTATCCCAATCCCGGATTCAGCTCAATAGAGCAAATGCAAGAAAGCAATAAAAAATTTGGAGTTTCATTGGCCAGACATGCTCCGGAAATATTGAGGAATCGGGCACTAGTACTTCGTGCCCGGTTGGCGGAAATGAAAAAACTTGACGAAATGGGAATCGAAACAAGAAACATGTCAGGCAGGTATGAGAACATTACTCATGCGTTCAATCCTGAAGAATATGTAAGGACACAAAAAGATCTTGCGTCTGTGCAAAACTTGCTTCAACGGTTTCTCTCCCCTTCAGTGCGAATATTTGGACAACAAACAGCAGAAGGAACAGTGAAATCATTTTTTCATTTGACAAGAACATCCGCGTTGCGCAAATCCATGGAAAGCAAGATTCGTGATGAGGAAAACCAGCAAAGACGCAAGATTCACCGGGAAGAAATTGCCGAGGAAGAGCATGGCGTCGAGCATGAATATGATCATGGACAAGGACGCCATGAACGCAAGATCATGCGTCTGGTAGAAGACAGCAATGTCTGCCCCAAATGCGGATGCAACCCTTGTCGATGCGAGGAGCGCGGAGAGGCGAAAGTTCTCCGCCGGATGGATCAGTACGAGAAAAAGACCCGAAAGGTCATCGACAAGGAAGAGGACGCACAGAAAAAGCGCATTCACCGAGACCACACTGGTCCCGGAGTTCCCAAGTTTGTCGCAAAATATGATCATGGAATCAATCAGCACAAAAGAAAACTGAAGAAGGAAATCACTGAATTGCGTAAAGAGGAAAAGGACGAAGTGCAAAAGGACATGGACAAGTCATTGCGGAAATTGCAGAAAGCCGTCAACGCAGTGGACATGAGTCCCGATTTGCTTCCTGCCACTCCGGTGAAACCTCCTGTCGTGCCAAAGCTTCCCAAGGCTCCTGCAGTTACTCCGGTGATGAAAAGCGTTGAAGCCATGGAAAAATCAAAAAAACACAAGAAAAAGAGTAAATGGCCCAGTTTTGACGTGCAATCCAGTCAGATAGCCAGAAGGGAAGGAGTCAGCGAAAAGGCAGCCGACGCAATGCTTGCTTCCCGCGCCCGTAATCACGGAACAAAGAAATCATTGACCGGCAATGTTGATGAAAGCGGATTTGTCATTCCCGGAACAGTTCAGCGCAGAAGTGGCGTAGGATTTGCAGATATGGACAAACGAGCCAGTGAAATCAAGGCTCGCGCGAATGAGGCGCGTGTCCGCGCTGCGGCTGATGCGGCGGCAGCAACTCCTGTCGTTCCAAGTGGCCCACGAATCAGATACGGCGATCCGATTACTGAAACGATTGCCAAAGTACGAGGAAGACAGGCAGCGAGGCAAGCTGGCGGAACATTTGCAGACAGGGACATCAGGGTGTACCGTCCAGCAAAAAAGAAGGGCACGTAACAAGGGTATACTGGGGGCAGGAGAACTGTCCCCATGAAATTTGACACCGCCGTTGTCGTAATGAAGAAGACACCATTGCCGTTGATTTCAATCGAGCCTGTTGCAGTCCCGGTTGTGGAAGAAGTTCCCTACGTTCGCAAGTATTACGATTGCGTGATTCGTTCCCGGCGCGATGAGCATACACGGGAATGGTGGAAACTCATGGATGATCGGTACATGAAAGAGAAGGATTCGATTCCTTTTCAGATATGGCCAATGATCCGGGGTATCTCGAATGACTGGAGTGGCCCTTGGCCTTCAGCAGCCGTAGGGGTCACGTATGAGGAGTCTGACATGATCAAGGAATGGGCCAAGGAAACTCCATTGTGGACGGTATCCACGCCGAGTCTTTCCTTCATTTACAAGCCACTTTTTGAAGGTGGACCAGTGAGATCTTCCTATAAATGATATACTTTCATGTAATGAAAAGGAACGGGAAAAGTCATGTATGAATACAAGGTAAACAAATTGCTTGGAGTCATTGATGGAGATACCATTGATGTGCAGATTGATCTTGGATTCGACGTGTCGTTTACCAGTCGTGTTCGACTGAGTGGCATTGATACGCCCGAAAGTCGCACCACGGACCTCAAGGAAAAGAAATATGGTCTTGAGGCAAAGGAATGGCTCAAGCATCGTCTTGAGTCTGCCAAGAAGATTGTCATTCGCACCGAAAAACCTGACTCCAGCGAAAAATACGGAAGGATTCTCGGCACGTTGTCGATTGATGATGAGCCGCTTTCCTTGAATGAGCAGCTCGTAAAGGCCGGATATGCGTGGGCATATGATGGTGGCACCAAGCACAAGAGCTTTGAAGATCTTGATGAGAAAAGAAAGGCGGCAGGGAAATGAGTTATTCGAATATCAGGAAGTCACTGGAAAGAAATCAGCAGTCCCTTGATACCATGGTTACAGGATTGTTGACGGAGCTGGTAAAGGGCAAGCGTCGAAAGACAGGAATGGGTCGTCCCAAGGGTGATGGTCATGAGGCAATGAAGGTCAATGGTCCGGTAACGCACGATATTGAGCCCCAGACTGATGAACTTCTTGACGGTCCTCAAGCCATGGGACTCAATGAATCTGTCACCAAGTCGTTTGGTCGCACGAAGCGTGCACCCAAGTGGTTTGAGGACACTGTCCTGTATTAGAAAGGAAATCCGTTGATCGAGATGATCGTTGCTTGCGCTGCAGATAGTCAGCAGCGACTGGTTATTGGAAGGGACAACACGTTACCGTGGAACATTCCTGAAGAACTCCGTCGTTTTCGCACTGTCACGTCAGGCCGTGCTGTTGTCATGGGAAGGAAAACCTATGAGAGTTTGCCGCGCAAGCCACTTCCTAACAGAACGAATATTATTCTCAGTTCCCGGCCAGAGTATCCTGCTCCTGACTGCCTTGTGTACAGCAGTATCGCTGACGTTGTGGCGAAATACGCACGTTCAGAGGAAACCTGTGTGGTCATGGGAGGTCAGGAAATCTACCGGATCTTCTGGCCATTCTGCAATACACTTCATATCTCAAGGATTGACATGCTCGTTGATGACGGTGATGCGTTCTTTCCGTTCTCTTGGAATGATGTCGAATTGGAATTCTCTCCCGTTTCTTTCGTGGACCGGAGTTCTCAAGGAATACAGTGGAAGGAATACACCTATGAGCGAAACCAGCACTGAAAAATTTCTCATCAGTCCAAAATACATCCTGCGAAAAATGTTGCAGGAAATCCTTGAGGACCATTCCCATTTGATGAAATATCCAAAGGATTGCTCTTGTCTCAATCATGATGGTCCGCATGCCATCTGGCAATCCCAGGATCAGCTCATACGGAATTACCGTTCCATACTCAAGATCATCGACACAGTGGATATTCCACAGGAATTTTATGGAACAATTGCTGATATCATTGCATTTGGCGAGGCAGAAAGACAGCGTCAATCAATCCTGATCAAGGATTTGAAATTGTATGCCAATGATTTCATGCCAAAAAAAAGGCAGGAAACCATGCGCCGACAAAAAGTTAGCGAATGATGATTATTCAAATCGCCGGATTGACACACTAAACCAACTTCTTCGGAAATTTTCGTTCCATCTATCTAGCTCCCTCTCCAGATTCACCTCTGGTTCATCAAACAGTCCTTCCCAAGCTTCATATTGACGGTCCCCAGCTGGTTGCGTTGTGTCTATATACGGAGCGGGAGGTTGGGAAGCAACAAACTTTTTCCATTTTTCTACCCAAGGTCGGAACAATCGATCCCTACGAAGCGGAGTCGTCAGATGCACCTCATCGTCATCTGGGATTGCGATATATGTCAAATTTGGCCCAGTAAATCCCGCATTGTACAATGAGTGAAAAACTTGTTGCGTATGATGTGGCGTAACGACTGTTCCGGGTTTTATGTGGATCCATTCAATGTGGGGGTCAACTGGAGGAGGAACCGGAGACCGTTGAGGATCAAACGCCATATCAGCTGGCTCAGCATACCACTCGCTCGAAGTTTTTTTCTTACGACTTGAAGCCTCAACAAGCAACTGTCTATTTTCCCCAAATACACCTCTATATCTGCCACCTAAACCTGCTCTTGAACTTGGACCGCTGACATGAATCATTTTTCCCGTAGGATAATTTTTTTCATCGTATTGATCAGCGTTGTTATTAAAACGATTACGTGCGTCCTCTCCTCGGCCTTTTTCAAGTCTTTCCATTCCAGCTTTGCTCATTTTCAATCTTGCACTGATTGCCTTGGCTTTTCTTCTGGCGTCTGCCTTGCTTGAAGCACCCCACGCCTGAAGCGAAAGCAGCAATCGCGTTGGCTTGCCATGCTCGTCATACTCCGGCCCCGGAGAATTGCCCATACGCGCGAGGAATGACGCTCGACGTGGGTTATCCCCTGACTTGACCGGAGGCTTCAGGTTGTGGCCCTCAGCCTTCGCAGAGGCCCTTCCCTTGGCGTTGAGACCACCCTTGGGATTCTGACCTTCCTTCCGTTGCCACGCAGGCGTCTTGTTTGCCTTGGAAAGACGATTGTATATTTCGTGAAGGGGAATATCGTCATAGAAAGAATTCCTGAGTGGCGCTTCCGGCGGAGGAGCCGCTTGTCCCATGTCCTTCGTTGGGCCTTCTTCAGGCGACATGCCTCGCCTTTTAGTAATCGTGCTGATATTCGGAGTACGCAGAAAAGCGTCATGAGCAGATTGAATACCGGGATGACCTTCTCCCAATATTGCAGAACTCAATGCCATCACGACCGGATTATTCGGCACTTTAGACTTGTACCATTCAAAAAAAGGATGTGTGACCGGCATGGATGGGTTGCGCTTATATGAAGGTTGTCTAAGATTTTCTATAATATCACGCTGCTCATCTGCAAATGAATCCATTTTTCCAGTTGCATCAAATTCTCTTCCCTGCTCACGCACCCATTGCCGAAAATGACGACCAACGCTTAATGCATCTGTTTTTCCCATTGATGCCATCTGTGCAACATGATCGTTTGCACCACGCACAAACTGATCATCAGAAGCTAAGCGTTGATACGTTTCGGGCAAATGCTCATTCAAAATGTGAAGCGCCGTAGCTGATGCGATAGCCTGATTATACACTGGACCCAAACTGTGCATGGCATCAGACATAAAGTTTCTTGTCATCGAACGGTAGCTATCCATTTTTTTGCTTCTGTTGTATTGTCCAACCATTTCCGGGATAAATGCATTGGCTGATTCAGCAGTCTCACCGGAATCTCCGGTCATTTCTTGCCTTTGCAATTTTTCCCTCATCTCCAAATCTTTCTCGGGAACAACTCTTTCATTCCAATCATCTATTTCTTTTGGACTTGGTAACAAGCTCATTATCGAAATTCCAAGATTTGCAGGTTTTTCGGCCATAACAAATCTCGGTAATCCGAAACGCGGGTTCCAGAAGTCACGACCATTCGAGTCGCTCGAACTGTTTACGTCGTTGACAGATGCCTTGGAAAGACGATTATACAAATCATGCAATGATATGCCGTTAAACGCGTCTTGATTTGCAAATGAATTTTGAAGGGGTTCAGGATTTGTTACCTCATGTGGAACAGTAAATTGCTCCATTGATTTTGGCAAATCTTCTTCATTACCTTTATCCATTCTTGCATTTGCCTGATCCTGACTTCCTCCGTCTCTTTCTTGAACCGGCCAATCTTTTTTGCGATTCTTTTCACTAATTAAGGTAGTCGGATCGACACCGCGTTTGTCAGCCGTTTTGTCTTCGGGATCAAGTTTTTGTTTGGGAACTGGTAGCGTCCATCCTTCTATCCCTCTGGGTTGTCGATCTTTCAAATAGAGAGCATTGTGTTGATCGAGCTGTTGCTGCATCAGCATCTGCGCTGTTTCGGCATCCCCTCCTGCAGCATCTAGAAAAATTCTTCTCGCTTCTTCGGTAAAATACCATTCTCCACCGGGAGCAATAAAATTTTCAGGTGTTGAGCCATTTGAAAAACCATTGTCTGCTGGGCCATACAGAGGTGCTTTTGCGAGTTTATTTTTCTTAAGAAGACTCAATTGCGATGGAAATGGATTTGATTTCATGATCATGCTCTTTTTTGATTTGGAAAGTTTTGCATATATCTTGCTTAATGACATATCAGCGTACAGGTATTCTTCCATCATTTTCTCCTATCCTTGCGGTGGTTGAGCAGGCGGAGCACCACCCGGAGGCGGAGCACCACCGGGAGGCGGAGCACCACCGGGAGGCGGAGCACCACCGGGAGGCGGAGCACCACCGGGAGGCGGAGCACCACCGGGAGGCGGAGCACCACCCGCTGCGGGTGCACCGGGTTGGCCGCCTTGACCGAAGTCTCCTTGTTCATATCCCTGCTGCTGTTGCGCCATCATTTGCTGTTGCATCTTCATGTTGAGAATTTGCAACCAAATGGGATCTGCAATGGAGAATCCTCCCTCTTCTTCAGTAATAGGAGGAAGATTGCGACGTGAACGAATCTCGTTCTTGGTGCTCCATTGAGATTCGACCTGAAGGTTTCTCAACATGGTTTGTTCATCTTGAGGGGTAATTCCATCAAAAATGAATACCAAATCATCATAATACGGCTCAATTAACGTTCGAGTAAGCCAATCCGCGTTGCTTTCAAGAATTGAATACAAACCTTCTTCGTTTATTGTTTCGGAAATTTCTCCAGTAGCATTGCCAGATCCGACAATAAACCCAGAAGGACCACGATCAGAAAGATTCAATCGGCTTGGATGCATTCCAAAAAATGCACATTTAATAGAAGACATCAAACGGAAAAATTGTTCAAACTGCATGTCATTAGGTGTTGCAGACAAATCAAGAACTTGAGCTTTCATGTTTTCTGGACCGGGAAGAACTGGCATTTTACTCTTTGGAGTAGCAGGTCCACCTTGACCAAGAATCTGCCGTTCAAATGAAGCCAAGCCTTCTGATGAATAATCACCAGATACAACAAGCATTCGACTTGGAAATCCCGGCCTGAACATGTCTTTGTTAAAATTGAACATGTTGAGAAGAGCGGAAGTAGCATGCAGTGACTGTTCGAGAACTGATGTGCCAAATCCCCATCTGTTCAGCTCTCCGGAAGGGTTTGTCCACTCAACATCTATTTCGTCTTTTGTCCACGCTCCAACAATTTGACCGTCAACTTCCTGCACATACGCGGCATTGGTAATGTCAATGGTAAGTCCAGTCTTGGAAGACCACTCTTCACTTAACATCATTCGAGCGACACGTTCGTTGGTGATTCCTCGCTTGGTCATCCATGGCATCAACACATAGAGGACAGGCAATACGGTGTCTCCGGGAATCAGATACCAATCTTTTACGCGTCCTTTGTCATCTTTTTTCAATACCATTGCGCGACGATCAATGATCAATTCTTCTTGTACGGCAATTGTCAGAAAATCCCTGAATGTCTTGTGATACACCTTATGAGGATTTGCAACCAATTGCTCCATTTCATTGCAGCGTCTCGAAATTTCTGGCGTATTAGAATCAAAATTTGGATCATCAAAACGTCTGTGCACTACTCTCCAGCCACGTTGCTTGCCGGGAACAATAACTTTTCTTGATAAACCTTTTGTGTCTTCAATTCTTCTGGCAATTATTGCCGCATCAATAAGACTTTCCCGTGCTACTTGACGAAGCAGTCCATATGGAGGTGTATCCATCGGTTTGCGAAGTGCGCCAGAAATGGTTGCCATTTGAGAAACCGAAGGTCCATAATTTGAAAACCATTGACCTCTGCGCCGTTCTTCTTCTTTTTTCATGTCCTCAACATTGGATTTGCTAAAGACTTCTTTAGGGTCCAATTGCGTTGGCGTTGGGGCAATGGCCCTTCCGTACATGTCAACAAGCATTGTCATTGTATTTCTCCCGTTAGATAAGGACTACTTCGTCAAAAGCCCGCCTGCCGTTTCTTGAAACTTCCAAAGCCATTTCCATCGCATCAAGCATATCATCGTTTTCTGATCGAGGATATGTCATAAGTTGTTCATAAAAATTCCAAAACTCAGGATGAATAACCACGGATCTAATTTCATCATAATGAAAACCATATTCTGCATTTGGATCATTCGTAAGTTCATCTCTGGTGATCTCGGATTCCGTGCATTTCCTTAAATATATTTTACCCTGTTCAAACAATGTTGACATGCCTTCGATACGAATCTGTTTTCTTTTTCGAGAAAGATGACGAATTTCCCGTATTGGAACCAATGATCGACGCAACACTTGTTGAATCAATACATGTTGAAATCCATTGCCTTCCACACCATTCATCTGTATTTGATATGATTGATTTTGCATGATAATCCTGTTTACTTGATTGGCAACATCAATTTTTTCATTGACAATATCAAAAACAATAATGTCGTTGTCTATTGTTTTTCCTATCATGACAATTGAAAAATAATCGGATTGATCATCTTTTCCTACTGTCCAATCTACTCCAGTAAAAAAAGTCATTGCTTTTCCCCTGAAATACCATTTCTTGTTTGTTGGTCTATATCCAATGTCATGAGCATCATACCACTGCATCCAAGAACTCCTGAATGTTCTTGTCGTGTCATCCCGAGGATCATTCATGTATTCTTTTTGAAAAGCAAGCACATTTTTTGCTTTTAACGAAGATAATCGCTCCAATGAAAATCGTTCTGGCCACAAAGGCACTTGTATTTTTTGCCCAAATTCATTTTCTTCAGAAGTGATCGCCTGATATCTTCGAGTGACATACAGATCTGTTCTCTGAAGCATTTTGTTGAGTAATGATCCATAATGCAACACCGTTCCGACAAGAATGATCTGTCCGACTGGAGGCGGTTCGATCATCGGCTCAACAGCCGAGTCCCACCAGTTTGCCAGTTTCTCCCTTTGTATCGAGGTGTCTACCAACTCGTCGTTTTCCAAATCGTCGGCAATGACCAGATCAGGACGCCTGTGCCCGAACCGCAATCCTCTCAATGGATTGTTTGCCATTCGGGCAAGAACTTTTGCCCTGTCCTCCAGCTCTCCGCTCCACATTCCCCTTGATTTGTCCCACTTCTTGAATCCAATGACAAACTCCTCGTCTGTCCATTTTTCTTTTTCGCCTCGAACGGAACCATCAATTTCGTCCCAATCCTTGCCAAGAACAATTCCCCAGTCATTTCTGAGTCGATCATTGCTTTCCAGCTCTTCCTTGATATTCCGAGAATGAGAAGTGGAAATTCGAGCGATGTCGGAAATGATAACCACAAAGAATTTTCTTTGTGTTACAAGGGACCAGATAACATAAAGAAAACTTATAAGGGTTGACTTGCTGTGATTTCTTGGCGCAGCCAAGACCAACGTGTTAAGGTTCATTTTTCCTTCCCACTCTTTCTCATTCTGATGAGTGGCAAGGTTTATGATGTCTTGATGAAAAGAAGGAGATTTTTGAAACCAGTATTTTGGAAAATAAATTCGTCCGAATTCAAATGGATCATCAATTGTTTTTTCTATGCGCCACTTGCGCAATCCGTCTTCAAGGGCAACAGGTGCCGGTATTGCACTGACAAGCGATGGAGATTCGACAATCATGCGATTATCAAACCTGTTGAGTCAACTACTTCTTGAGATGGCTCAAGACCCAAACGATTGCGAAGTTTCATTTGACGCTGATTATCTACAGACAGTTGAAGATCAGAGTACAACCCTGATCGCTCACATTCCAGATAAAGTTCTCGTATCACCAAGGAAAGCCTTCTGGTGTGCTCCTGATCAGTCTCTCCTGCTTTCTTTCCCCACTCAGCAGCAATACGCGCTTGTGGAGAATTTGGAGGATATGCGCTATTTACAGAAACATTATTGTTTTCTACTTTTACATTGACGCCGCCTGTGGGTTGCTCCACTGGTGCCAATCCAGTGACGCTACTCAACATTCTGTCAAGCAAGCCACCGAGTTTTGCAATTGACTCTGGACTTGCATCATCACGCAAATTTGCAATTGCTTTCGTGAACCAAGTAAGTCCATCTATTCCTGCCTGACGACGTTTCATCATTTGCCAATCTTGCAAACGATCTTCTTCCATGGCAATCTTTTCGGCAATTTTTTGTGCTTGCTCTTGACGATATAATTCACGAGCTTCTGGCCATCGTCCTTTTCTTCCATACAGGCGGACCAGATTAAACGCAATGTTGCATTCCAACGAGATGCGTTCGTATCCCCATCCTCCATAAACGTAAAGAAGACGCACCAAATGCCAATCAATATCCGGGCGACCCTTTTCGTGTCCCTTGCGAATGGCAAGTGCCAATTGCAAGGCAGACTCTTCTGGTGTCAGAGGGGTCTCTCCGGGAGTTCCATCCTCAAAATCCTCGTAGATTGAGCCTTCTGAGCGCACAGGACTGAATCCATCAGATTCAATTTCTTCAACGACAAAATCTTTTGGATCATCTGGAGGTCCAGACGGTTTTTCTTTTTTGGGAAGTCCTCTGATGGACCTCCGACTTTCAAAACCTGTCTTTATCGGAACAGACAGGAATTCCATGTCTTCTGGCAATTGAGCCGTACGATTCTTGATTTTCTTTCCTGCAAGGATGTTGGTTTCTTCAATAAGTTCCTTTTCAGCTTTTGCCTGAAATTCTTTTTGAACAATTCTTGCAATGGAATCAAGAGGTGTCTTTGGTAAAAGTGTATTCTTGCTTGACATATAAACTCCCAAAAGATTATACACTATAAACAAGAAAGCTCCCTTTCGAGAGCTTTTATCATATGATTGAGAGTTCCTGTCTCTCTATTTCTTGTTTTGCGGCAATGAATAGATCAAATCCTACTGATCCACTGACTCGCATCAAATAGACTGCCGCACCAGTAAGGTGGACATTGAACGAATTTCTTAGCCCTTGATTTGTTGTCTGATGTCCAGACCAAGGAAATTGTTCTTCAATGTCAGTTTTTTCCCGTATCCACAAATGTTCTGACGCGGATGCAATTTCCTTGCAAGCAAGCAACAAATCGCGTTGAATGCAGGCAACTCCAGTAGCACCATTTCTCTGAGGATACAGTCTCCTTCGTTGCGCTTCCTCAAAAGCACGCAGGCTAAGGGACATCTTGATGAAGTCCTTCCGCATCGATGATCAATTCATCAGGAGGCGCAGGTAGAAGTTCGTCTTCATGTTCATGAGGCATGATCTCCGTCACCGATGCAATCATGGGAAACTGAGTAATCCACTTGTGCTCGGTATATACCTGATCAAATGCTTCACTCACACTGGAAACAGCTTTTTCAAGGCGGTCTTCTCCAACTACATACGATGGAGGCAAACACAACGCTGAATTTATCTTTACGGTATTTCCCTGACGATCTTTTGTCTCAACTTGCATCCACATCGTGAAATCAAATCCATCATCAAAATTTTCCTCATGATGACGGATCGCACAGACTACATACCGAACTTCCGGCATGGTCTTGACGTAATCAGGAACAGACTTGGGAATCAATACAGTGGTTATCCGGCGAAACCACCAAGTGTCTCCCTGAGTAAGCCACATCACTGGCCTGCCTTCAAATGCGGGATGGTCAGGCATTCCCTCATTGATGTTCTCAACGGTGAGCGGTCCATCGTACATTACTGAACAGCCAATTCTGTTTCATTGGCAATTTTCCTCACCAAGGCAAGAAAATCCTGCTGATCCTGATGCAAGGTTACTCTGGAAACTGAAGTGACCTGATCAAACAAATCAAGAAGACTTCCGAGAAGCAAGATTGGATCTTCTGTCAATCCGGCTTGAACGGCTCTGTTTGCTCTCTGCTGCTGAATCCATTGCTGAAGTTTTGTTTGCTGAATCAACTTCACATTTCGTGCATGAATCGCCTTGTTGCGCCAATCGCGATACATTTCATTTGTCCAGCCCAGTTTTTCCTGACGCTGAGCATCATTAATCTGTGATCGTATCTTTTGCAATTCCTCACGCAATTGTGATTGCATGATTTGCGCCTCGGATATGGTTTTTGGCTCCACTGAATGACGTGATGAAAAAACAGCATTGTAAGGTTCAGTAACATGCATTGCGGTTGACATTTAAGTAATCCTTTCCTATGAGGTGCGGTAACGTCGTGCTGCTTGTGATCTGCCTTTTCCTACCACTGGTTCGTATTTCTTCAGAAGGATCTCCTGTCTCTGCATTCGAGATACAACTTCGCCAAGCGCAATCGCATCGCATACATTTCCATTGATTTTACCAGAAGGATTGCGATATTCAGGTAACGGAATCTCTGAAGCAACAATCATTTGTTGTACCGCTTCTTTTGATGCGGTAGTAGATCCACACATGATGAGTTTCACATGATTTGTTGAAAACTCAGTGTAAGGAGTCTTGTGTTGTCCGCAAACATACATGGTGATCCATCGTATGCCGGTAAGTGCTTCCAAGGTGGCCGTACTGGTTGTGCGACCTCCTCTGGCAAATGGATGACTTTCTCCTACAATGATGTCAGGTTCATGATCTTCGATTAAGGAGGAAAGCCAATTTCCAAATTCCACGCATCTCCGTTGCCTGTCCCAACGTGGAGACACTGTCAAAGCCAAACCAAAATCAATTCCTGATTCATCCCTGTTTGGAATGTATTTTCCGTCAATGTACAAGGCAGCACCGCTATCATTCAGGCTTTCGTCAAGAAAGATAACTTTTCTTATTTCATGCCACTCTTTTTCAGTTTTCAAGAGTGGCGGAAGTGAGATATCTGGAGTAGACGATCTCTTTGGCTTGGGATAAATGTGATATTGATTTCTGTACATCAACCACAGTGTACCATCAAGATGCAACAGTCCTTAAGCCCCAGACTTCTTTCATTTCTCCATTTACAGCACGGACAGTACGGATGAGCGATTTTGATTCCATCGCGCGAAGTGTAGAAATCAATACTTGTTCAGGAACGTTATGCAATGTATCAGCAAGATCCTCAATGGTCATTGGACGGGTTTTCAGCGCCATGCGAATCTGATCACGTGCAGATACAGATGCTGGACCAGTGGTTTCCATGGGAACTTCACCGGGATTTGCCAACTGCATCATGACCCGTCCAGTGTCATCATCTTCTGCAGGAAAATCTACCTTGAAGCAAACAGGAGTATGAAGCATTCCACCATTGACTTTTTGATGGGAAAGAACAATATGAGCAACATTGCTTCCCTCCTCCTGAATTTTCTTGATATTCCATGTAGAGCGGGCTTGATTCTCCCACTGAACACCACCGAAAGCCGTTGCTGCCACATCTTCGCTTTGACGGTCATATTTGGTGACATGAGCAAGCACCAAGGCACCCACGCGCAACTCGGAAATGGCTTGGAAGAACGCAACGATTTCATCATTGTCACTTGCTCGACCGCATGCAGGTGACGCACTATCAATGATGATGTACGTTATTCCCTCTTCGGCAATCATGCGCTTCAACTCGGAGATTTGTGCACGAAGTGGCCTGCCCCCGCAATGTCGATACAGGATGTTTACGCCACACCGTTCCTGCTCTTCAGGACTGATGATCGCATCAAGACGCTTGGCATGTTGGCCGACATCCCATTCCCAATCAAGATACGCTACATGGTTTCGAACGAGTGATGGACCAATGCCAAAATCAAGTCCTGTCTCCATCATTGTTCCGAGCATGAGGGCAAGATAGCTTTTCATGCCTCCTCCTGCAGAAAACCACAAGGTAGGTTCCTTGGCAAGAAGCAGCGGTTTGTATGCATATCCTTGCGCAACCGCACGGGGTGCTTCACGCAAGAGTTGCCACTCGTTTCCTTTGGTGAACTGTGCGATCACAATTCGTGAAAAATCAGTGAGTATCTGCGACCACGGTGGTCCATGCATGCGCTTGTCAAGTTCCGTAATCAGTGCAGACTGGGAACGTGCGTCCTTGAATGAATAATCAATCGGTCCGTAAAGATATTTTGGAAGAGACGGAATGTTGTTCGTTCGAACTTCGACTTCACCCACGATTCCGTACCGGGTTGATTCCACAAGACGGGAAACTTCAATGGATATCTGGAACTCATCCCATGTGAATCTCCACCCTACACCAGTGCTCGTCATGACTGGAGGATCAATTACCCCTCGTGATTTTGCCATTTGCTGATAAGAGCAAACACTTCGAATGACACTGCGAAGCTCACGGATTTCCAATGGAGGCTGACAGCGCTCGGCCCATGGACTGATGACTTGCTCAATGATGTCCTTGCCAACATTCCTGTTCCAGAAATAGCCGACGAGCCGAGCTGCATCAGCGTTCCTGCGCCCTGACGGCGACCCACCAGCAAGAAGATTGCTTACCCACGCTGGTCGAGCCTCTCCAGATATGGGATTGTCATTCTGCATGATCTCGCCAGTCCGCTCGCCTCTGGCGACCCAACCCGGACATGAGGCAATCTTTGATTTCGTCGCAAACTTGTATTCACCGTTGATGGTCTTGGATGGAGGGAGAACAACATATCCTCCGTCTCCTTTTACGTCAACCTTGGTGAGAATGGGAAAGCTCTTGACTGGATTTCCGGGATGAGAGAAAAACATGTGAATGCCATTGGGAGTCTTCTGGCAAAGCGTAGGAATTTTCTCAAGTTCAGGATGATGCTCCCGAATGCTCTTGACCCCTTCAACACCATCAATATCCACAACGCAGAGATTACTGATCTTTCCGCAAACTACCGCCCAGTTGCAATCAGGATATTGCTCAGCCCATTTGGTTACCATTTCCTTGGTAACCCTGTTGTATTGAAACTCTGCCCATTTCAGACGGACATCAAAATGTTCTCCGTCTCCGCCAATTCCACTTGAAACAACAACAGGACGCTTGCCCATTGATTCGACAGGGAAGATATTCCACCCCCTATCCAGATATCCGTGCAATATTTCAGTCAATTCCTGGATTTCCATAAGCGTCTCCATAATGAATGAGGGGCGGAGAAAATATCCCGCCCCAAAATAATTGTTACTCGTGCGAATTGATAACTTGACGAGCTATTGTTTGCTCTGCTATTTCAGCTTCCTTCTGAATGTATTCCCATGCAGCATCAAGAAACTCTTCGTCGTCTTTCTGCGAATCAACGATCTTGCGTACTGACTTGCGATCATCATCGGTTGACCAGATAGATTGCAGTATTTCCATGGGGTTTTCATCCGAATATGTCGTGCGACGAGCTTCGTGGCCAATCATGCCTTCGGCTTCCACGCGAATCATTGCCACTGCCTGAGCGATTGCTTCAGGAAGCTGCGAATCAGTTGCTCGAAGCCTTGCCTTGCCACCCTTGATCTTGGTCGAGGACATCATTGTCTTATGAACTTCAATGAGGCTTGCGATAGATTCTGCTTGATCCCGAATGTTGTCAAAGGAAGAGACACCAGATCCCAGAACACGGATCATGTCCACGACCTTCAGGACAGCATTCAGCTGCTGCGGTGACGGACTGCGGTCCTTTTCGTCAAGGAAGCTCAGGAAATTCAGGAACACATGTTCTGTGCGCTCAAGAATCGTCTTCACATACGAAACGGTAAGTTCGTGAACCTGTGTGTTCTGTGTCTGGGAAACTACCGTTGCAATCTCACTACGAACGCGACGTTCGGTGCGCTGGTTGTCAATTTCCCATTCGATTTCCTGCTTGCGGCGGATATCTTCTGTAATCCGACTTGGAAGTGGAACCCAATAGAATTGTGCTTCAACAGTGAAATTACGGATGATGTCCTCTTTTGTTGGCCAAGAACGAACAACCGCCCGCTTCCAACGTCGTGTGAACTCCAGTGCCGTGACACCATTGAGTGTCGCAGGCGATGTCTGAAGAAGTCGATTGTAGACATCGAGTGCAATATGTTCGTAATGTCGGACAGATGAAGCCATGAGTCTGGCGTAGTTATCGACAATGATATCGGCAGTTTTCATGTGAGTCTCGCGAGCATTGTCATAATCCTTCTTCCATCTGGTGAAGGATGACTCCGGAATGAATGTCATGCCATTCATGGGAACTGCCCAAATGCTCGGAGCAGAAATGGAAACAGGATTGCGTGTCTTCGCGTCACTGTTTTCCTGATCCTGATCGGCAACAGGGGCATCGTACCGCGTTGGGAAGAGCATGCGAATCTGACGCTCGCTGTTTTCTGGACGAGGAATCGCTACACGGGCATTGTTCTCATTGAGGTACCACATCTCATCACGAGGGAGGAGCGAGGCACGCTGTGCGCCTCGCAGGACTGCATTGATGGATGCTTGTGTCTTGTCCTTGGACTTTGAGCGAGTAGGGACGATGCCTAGCTCATTCAGCCGGACAGAGAAACCAAAGCGTTCTGCTCCAATCCTGACGGTTGCAAGAACGCCATTCTCGAAGATCTCAGACATGCCAGCCAGCGGGGTAACCTTGTCGGTTACCCCTACGCGATTGCGGAATTCTTCGGCTGCCGTGAAAACTGCGCCATCGGTGAGTGTAAGGGTCATTGGCTGTTCCTTCCTGTGGTGATGGATATTACCGGACAGAGCGCTTGCTGGGGCTGAAATCTTCGTCGTCAACCTCTTTCAGCAGTTCCTTGACCTCTGCTTGCTTGCGGACTTCAAATCCCGGAGGAAGAAGATCCAGATCGCTGGCTTGAGTAGCCGCCAGATAGGATAGCGCTTCGGTTTTTGCAGTGTCAACACGGTAGGCATTGACAGCACGAAGCAGATACTCAGCCACATTTTCGTTGAAATCTGCTTCATTTCGCGATGCAATGGAAGCTGCTTTTTCGGCAAGAACAGAAAGTTGCGCTTGGGTATACCAGCGTGTTGACGCATCGGAAACAACATCATCGGGGATGACAATCATGTTTTTCGGAACACCTTGTTCCCTGACAAGCACATTGATCAGGACTGCCTTGCGATCTTCTGCAAGCATTGGAGGAAGCATTGGAACAACGGTCTGTAAACGTCTGCGCATTGCAGAATCAATATTATCAGCGCGATTGGTTGCACCTACAAGAAGAAGCTTTCCCTTGATCTCGTCTCGCTCAAGCCAAGGCATCAGGATGCTCAGCATCTTGCTTCCCACACCAGAAGTGTCTACTGATCCGCCATCACGGGAAGTAAGCGCCACATCAATTTCGTCGATGAAAACCATGCAAGGCAGGTTGGCCTCAACCCAATCAAGCACTCCTTGAAGCTGCTTCTCGGAATCACCAACCCACTTGCTTTGCGTAAGCGCAGGAGACCAGTACACGCACTTGTATCCAAGCTCATAGGCAAGTGCGTAGGCAAGCAAGGACTTGCCCGTGCCGGGAGGTCCAGCCTCAAGGATGTTGGCATTCCGCAGTTTTCCTGCACGGAATTGACGCAGGAACCACTCGAAATACTCGATCAGGTATTCAGGGAACCCGTAGTCTCGAAGCCCCAGCGTGGGATTGATTACGTTCAGGTAATCTGCACCACCTTGTCCTCCAAATTGCTCAGCAATGGCATCGTTGATAATTTTCGACACCATGTCGCGAGTGAGGATGGAATTGCGTTCTCCGGTCAATCGAACAACTTCGATCTGACGAATTGACAATCCACCTGTCGCTCCTGCAAGCCAAGACACATACTCTTCCTGCGCAACATTTGACCCGAAGTCAATTTCAATCTGGGAAATGTATTCGTCTGTCAGAACCTGATTGCGAATAAAATGCTCTCTCTCCGAAGCACTTGGAAAACCAACATTGATGGGTGTCCAGCCACTTTGTGTAACTCCACGTGAGAGAACGGAATTGATGTCACTTTTGTCATCACAGATGCCAATGATCAAGTGCCCACCCTTAGTATTGCGGAACTTTTTTCCATGACCGCCAATGTTTTCGAGGTCAAGTCCCCAGCTTCGAAGACCCAAGATGCACGTCGTGAACATGTTTCCAATGGTGTCCCATTGTCCACGAGGAGCGACAGTCTGGAATTCATCAAAAATGACACAAAGGCGAATGTCTGATTGGTTGAGCGCATTGTTGATCAGGGAAAAAGCCTGCTCTGGCGTCTTGGAACGCTCTAGGATGTCACCTTCCGTTGATCCACCAGCCATGGAAGAGATCGGTCCTCCGCGCATGATCGCAGAACCACCTGAAGGCATTTGCGGAGAAGAAGATTCCTGCTTGCGAACGATGCCCTTGAACTTCTCACGATCTTCTGCCCGTTTCTTTTCCGGGCCCATGAAAGAAAATCCCTTGAATCGGTCATATCGGACAATGATGTCAAAATCGATCCCCGATGGCTTTTCAGGAACAAACTTGTTTCCAAATACGTGATAGATATTTGCATGCACGTCAAGACCCATGGCATCCATGTCCTTGATGCCTGTTCCGGAAAGAAGGAACGCATGTGATTCGCCAGTGCGGTATTTCCTGAGCAGAGTCTTCAACCATTCAGGACGAGGTCCAGCAGTTTGCGTAAGTATTGCGCTCATTGTCAATGCCTTTCAATCAAGCGTAAAGGTTGGAAGCGATTGCACGCTGGGATTCTTCATCGATGTCTTGCTTGATGATGTCAACTGACAAACCAAGGCGACGAAGATACTCAAGTACCCGCCCGAATTCTCCTCCTGATAGCCACACGCTATCATCATGCAATGCGTCAAGAAAATCAATCTCGAATTGCAAGTCACGAAACAATGTCACACCAATGGTGGCATTACGGGTTTCATCCCGAGCTTCGATGATCCACGCACCCTCGAAGTCTGTCGAGAATGTTGCAGTCATCGTGTAGCCATCTGCTTGCAATGCCGCAAAGATCTGCGATGCAACATAGGACTGCTGATATCTCTCGACAACAATTGCTTGATCGACTGCAGAGAGCGAAGAGATTCCTGAGATCATCAATGATGAAGAGACATCATCGTAGCTGGCGCGATTATTCTGGGTGGTGACATAAAAGCCTGCAGGAATGGTCAGGCCAAGATTTGCAATCTCAGATTCCCAGAACGGGGTTGCTTTCTGAATCCATTCGTAGCTTGCGTCGGTGATGGCGGTTTTCACCAGAATGTCATGGCACGGCATCAGGGGTGGTCCTTTCAGGTAAGTGTTGTTGCGCCGACCAGAGCATACCCCCGACAGTCCGCGGTTGTCAAGGGATGTTTTTAAATTCCATGAATGGTGTGCTGGAGCTCACGGTTCCCGATGTGTTTGATACCATTGACGGATTCCTGCATGTCTCGCTGGATACCCTTGATCTTTTCTGCGGTGGCACTTACGGTATTGTACTTCCGTTTTGGTTCTTCTCCGGAAACAAGATTGAGCTTTCTTGCAATACTGGGAAATAGTTCAGAAAACGCTCCAACATTTGATGTTGCAAGTTCCCCTGCGGCTTTTACAGATTCCTGAGTCATTTTCGTATCCGTATTGGGATTCTTTCCGGATAGTGTCAATATTACTCTTGCGTATGTTTCATCACACTGAGTCTGATATTCGTTTTTTAATTCTATTGCATCAGCATACAATAATCCGAGTTTATAATTCAACGTTATGAGTTTTGTCAACATTTCTTTTGAAGCATCAATATCCCGTAAATCCAATCGGGAAAATTCATAAAGAAACGTACTGGATTCTTCAATAGCCGGAGTAATTTCTGTATCCAGCCAAACCCTTACCGGATCTTCAGTCTCTGTAATGATGTCCACGGAACATCCTTCTCTCTCCAAAGGGAGAGTGTTTTTTTATTATCCTCACTGAGGACGCTAAAGGATTCTACCACGCCACGGGTTATGGCGTAGGAAATCGCCGCGGGAATGTTGGATCGCAAAAGAATGCGAGCCATGCTATCCTTCGCTGCAAATGCCAAAAGCGCAACGAATTGTTCTTCGGTCGCCATGATCTCTTCGCATGGGATGGCTTCGGAAAAATTTTTCCCTGAGATGCCAAGTTCTTCCCAGTGTTTCTTGCCGGGAGTTGCCAAACCATGAAGCGCTTTGTGATGATTATTCGGAAAAAAGTCTCCGCACAGATAAAGATGATTAGTAAAATCATCAATTCGCGATTTGGATTGAGAACGCGGTATAACATGATGAAGATCCAATGGGTGATCAACGGTGCCACATGAGAAACATCGAGGAACGGCGCATTTGCCAAATCGTTCGGCTTGGCTTTCCTGCAAGGAGGAAGGCATTCGCATGCTCAGGAGTTTTCGAAGGCTTTCGGGGTTCCGATGAACCCCGAAGACCTTGAAAAGCTGAGTTGCCTTTGAAAAACTATCTGCCACCAATGACCTGTTGCTTCTCGTATTCTGTTTCCGGATGATCACCAGAATGATCCAATTCAACTTCTTGCGCAGGAGCCAACTGGCTCTTCAATGCTCCGATTTCATTGATCCAGCTTTCAACACTGGTTTCATTTGCATTCAATCCTGCCATCAAACGAATTACTGCTTCGGCATTTCCAATGAAATTGAGCTCACGCACCGTGTTGATAAGTGACTTTTCTGCATCGCTTAGCATGTCATATTCTCCCTTGTTGTCTTCGCTAGGAACATAATTGTCATAATCTCTGCAAAAATTCAGAGGATTCGTATATGTGGCAAGCATCTGCTCTTTGCTTAATCCTCCACCCCAGTAACCCCAATTCTGAGGTCTTTCCTTTTTTACTTCATAATGAAGATGTGCAAATTGCTGACCGCCTGATTTTCCACATTCTCCAATTTTTTCTTCTCGATTTACGCTTTTTCCAATATCATCAGTGCCATAAACAAAACTGTTTGCATGACAATAATGAACCCAAGATCCAACATGCGGACCTTCCGTGATTTCCCACCATTGATGTTTTCCGTATCCTCTTGCTGTCTCTTCATGTGCGCGAAGCTCCATCTTGCAGACAGCAACAAGCGTCATACCTATGTCTCCATCACCTCCGTTTCCGGCATTGAAATCCAGTCCCGGATGGAACTGGTTTGAATATGTGCTCCATTCACCAAAATCATAGCCACCCATGGTAGGGTTGTTTTCACGAGCCTCTAACAATGGAAACATGTGTTACTCCTTGTTTTTTCGTAGTTCTTTGGGAACGTCCTGATCAAAATCTCCTTTCTCAATTCGATATTTTATAAAATCCCACCTGTTGCGGAGTTTTTGATCTGCCATGTAAGGATTCAGATGTTCTTGAAGAATTTTTTCACTTGTCCATGATTCGCGCAACGCGAGAAGAGACTTTTTTTGTTCTTCCGTAAGTTCCGTGTTCCATCTCTTTTCGCATGTTTCAAGTGTTGATTTGCGTTCATGAAGAAGCATTTCGAGATTATCTCTGGCTTCTTCGCTGTCTCTGCCACGACCGATTCCTTGTCCTCGCATTTCCCTGCATGTGCGTGTTCTCTCATGAAACGGGTTTGTCGTATAATTTTGCATACCTGTTTCCTTTCCTTGAGTTTTATTGCAACATCATATTAAGGTTCATTATGAAATCCCAAACAAAATGAATGATTCCGTCTACAAAATCTTCATAAGGCTTTACATATTCCTCAAGTCCAATTAAATTTAATGCTGTATCTACGGTTCCTGCAGATGCAATTGCTTTTGCAATCCATATTACTATTCGAAGTCCAGCAAGAACCGTTGCGGTAGTAGCAACGATTCTTCTCCAATGTTGGATGCAGGATTTCACAAGAAAAGGGAACCGAGACCGAGTGTCCTCTTCCATGTCTTATCTCCATAAGACATTATCGCTTATCTATGTAGAAAAAATTGTCTTGTTGTTTGCCTCATGAAAATCATATAAAAATTGATAACCATTCATGTACTGCACAGCGTCTTCTGCAGTAGGGAAACAAAGATGCTTGCGCTTGCCTTTTTCCATCGGAAAATAGACAACCGTTGGAGTTCCAATGGAAGGCTGTCCAAAATACCGTTGACTGTACGTATCCTTGATCTTGTATGTTCCGGTCTTGATCAGATAGGAGCGACCACCAAATTCATAGCCAAGAGCCTCTGCAATTTCGTAATGAGTATATTGTTCAAAATCAGGACTGTGCGTATGTCCGGTTGCAACAACATGAGCCGGAAAACGTGTTTGATACAGTCGTTTGTTGCCAGCAAGCTTGTGCGCACTGTTATGAGAACGAGACTGATGCATGATCAAATGTGTGTAGAATGTGTCACCAATGTATAATTCAACAAAACCTTCTCCATCGAGAGCAATGGTCTTGCCTTTTCGGACTCCTTCGCGCCAAATAAAATTGGCTGCTTCATACCCAATGACTCGCTCATCAAACTCAACGGAATGGTTATCCCATGTGATGATCCACAACTTGTTGGCTTCCACAAGTCGAGAAGCAATGTCTTCAAGAACAAGGTTCTGCAAGTCTCCGGCAAATGCCTGTCCATGTACCGCAGAAACATTCTTGAACGATCCAAAATTGTCCTTGAGATCACCCACCGTTGCCAGTCCCAATCGTGGAGTATTCAGGATGTAATCCAGATCATGTTGCATCTGGTCGTAATCACATCCAAGGCTTCCAAGATGCCAGTCAGACGAATACACGATGGCAACAGGACCGTCTGCATGTCGAAGGTCCAGATATGCCCGTTCCGTTCGATACGATGTTTGCTCCTTGAGTTTCTGGAATTCCTTTGCAACACGAAAAACATCTTCGTATCTGACTTTGCCTTCCGGAGAAAAAGGAATCTGTGGAATGATCTGTCCTGTGTGGTCATATCCATTGGAAGACAATGGGATTTCTTGCAAGCGAAGTTTTGGGTTTGCTCCTGCGCTTTTCATGTTAACTCCTGTTTTTTGCGGCAAATAAACAAGAATCCCCGCAATAAAGCGGGGATTCAATCACACACTTCAAGAAAGTTTACCAGATTACTTCGGAGTATTGTTCTCGGCTTGCTTGGCAGTTACTGCCTCGTTGGAGATAAAGAACTTGCCCCAAACTTTTGCACTTGGGAATTCCTGCTCAAGAGCATTCTGCTCACTTACCGCACGGTTCAATCGTTCCGTGGCAGTGCTCAATCGCTGTTCGTTATTTCGCGTAGACGCAAACCTGACATCAACCTGCGCACGGATCTTCTCGCGCTCAAGTTCTGCCCAGAGTTCTCCTGAGTACTTTCCTGAAGCAAGAATATCCACGAATTCCTCATACGGCATGTCTCCAGTGCCCTCAGGGGTTTCATCTTCGGGATGTTCCTTGGCAATTCCGTCAATAATCATTTCTTCCTCCGAGATCTTGCCATTCCTGTTGTTCTTGGTGAGCGCTGCCATTGTTCTCTCCTTCTGCCAACACATGTGGCATTTGTATTATAGCAGATTTTTTTTGATTTCTTGAAGAACGGCGCATTTAAGCGACGGATTGAACCTGTTGTATCTCCATTGCAAGGTTTGATAATTCTTGAAATGACTTGTTAACGATTCACACGCGATAGCAGATGAATGAAGAAAATTATTTGGACGAAACTCTTTAAGAATTATTTTTTTGTCTGTATAAAACTTTACATACATGGATGGATCTCCATCTTTACATTTAAAGGTTTTAATATTATTCCACAGAAGATACTCAACATTGAGGGCTCGAAACCATTGACCAATATCAAATTTTCCAGTCACTTGTGCTCCGTATTGAGAAGCAACAGTGTTGTGCAAATATGGAGGTAAAATTTCCATTTCAAGCGAGTCTTCACAAAAAAAGATAGTTTGAAATTCAAAAGATACAGACATTCTCTGCGACTGTTGATTGTTTGTTAAAGATGGAACGTTTTCAGCGTTATAGTCTGGATTTCCAATACGCAAAAAATGTGCATTTTTTGGGCTTCCAATAAGTTTTTTTTCTTCGTCAAATTCAAAATCAGCATCAATTGGAAATTTAAAAAATAACATATTTGATTTTGAATCTTGATGAGCAGGACAAGACAGCAATACTTGAGACCTCGTATCCTTTTGATTCATATCTATATCGTCTTTGTTTAGGAAAACGGGATTCTCTTGAACTAGTCTTCGTATTGCCCAATCGGTTTCTCTTGCGTGTATTGCCCAATATACAGTAATAGAATTTTCATTGAGGCTCATAGCCAAATCCTTTTTGTGCAAACAAAAACAAATCGGGATGCTTATGCCGAATAATACCTTCCGGAAGCATTGTCTTGGTTTGGAATGCCGATAATATGTCTGCATCTGAAATATTTCCATATCCAGATCCCGGATTGATAAGCTGTGAATCGGTTATTTTGCCATTAGAATCTGTATCTGTAACAAATATCTCTGCATGTTGTCCGGTGCTTCCTTGTGCGTCAATCACGTCTCGAACTTTATGATTTTTGCCTCCATCAACAATTGTGTAATTAACTACAGATCCATCAGAACATTTTAATGTTAGCAAACAACCCGATCCTGCGTCAACATCCTCGGAAAATCTTGGGAGTCCTGCTGGCCCCCCCAAAGATACAAACTGAACAGGAGGATCAAACGGATCCCAACCCTCAATGTGTAAAGCTACATTTTTAAGCATCCAGAAATCCTCAGAAGGAATCTCGTGAGATCCAGTAGAATTTTTTCTTCTTTTGCTTAACAGCGGAATATGTTTAAAATGACTCAACTCCCAGATGTCTTCATATTCACTGTCATTATCAATTTCTTTAATTTTTGTTGCCCATATACCGGGACTAAAGTTATTTAAAGATTTACACTCAAAAGTAATATATTTTTCAATATTATTCCACCATAATTCAGAGGATTTTGGATAATTAATAATAAAATGAAGTTTATTATTATAATTTTTTGGTAAATGTCTTTTGTAATAAACTCCATCTTTTTCTTGCTCGGAATTTTTCATAAAAAAATCAATAAAAATACTTCTTGAAATGGGATTTGTTACAAATAATACATTTTGTTCAAGATATGTTATGAATTCTTTAATTGATCCTTCAAATATTTTATAGGGAGTATGTTGGGTATATGGAGTAGTTTCCCAAAATCTAGTAGAAGCTTTTTCATGACTCAAAAACAACTTCTCTGTTGACTGTTTTTTTAAATCAAAATCAAACTCTTTTTTCATATGAATATTCCAAATCTTCTTCTACTTCTTTGAACCAAAAAATAGCTCCACCAATGGATACCGCAACCTTTGTCACTGTAACAGTTTGACTACTTGCTGCCCCGCTAACTGGCGGAACAGAAGATGTGTAAATTCTAGCAGAAGAAACTGCACCAGAGGGACCAGCCGCTCCACCTCCGTTGTTGCCTGTAGCATTATCGCATACTGTTTCCGTTTTGGGATTATTGTACCAGTCTTTCTGAGATCCACAAGTGCTGGTAGTGTCAGCACAATTCCAATAGCCACCAGTATATACTGAGCGACAATTCGTCTGATATGTCCAACTGAATGAGGGCCACCCAGTGTTGCCAGTTCCACCCGCCATGGAAAGAGTGCCGCTTGTTCCCGAATAATTTTCTGCAAGAATCAATACATATCCTGCACCGCTTCCTCCTTGATTATTGTTGTACGTAACTCCGTTATTTCCTCCCCATGTTCCTGTTCCATTGTATCCGCTTGAAATTATCTGCCCATTGTTCACGAATTTTTTTGCCATTATTTTCATGGCATTTGCTCCGTAATTTGTTCCCCAAGAAGAGGCATAGTTAGCACCATTGGCGCTTGCGGGAAGAACGTCTTGCGGTGAAGCTAACGTGTACGCTGCTCCAGTTCCCGCAGTGTCGCTAGAAATTAATTGCGCAGATTTAATAACTCCATTATTTGTTAACGTACCAGATACCCTCAAATCAGTTGTCCTACTCAAGGTAATAGTTACCCCTGAATTTATTGTCAAATCTCCATAGTAGTATGAAGTATTTGCTGAAAAATCAGTATTTGTGCTGATTGTAACACTATTTGTTGCAGTACCAAAATTTACAACTTGATTTGCATAAATCATTTTTGTGCACCTTTTTATGAAAAGACAAGCGATAAACCTAGAAAATTTGCCGCATTTGTAGCAGTGACTCTAAAATAATACCCTGTATTAGGAGTTAGGGTAGACAGTGCTGTGTACGTCCCCGTTGATGTTGTGCTAGTAGCAATTGAGGCAGTTATGCCACCAGTTAATGTTGCAGTAACAGTTCCTCCTGAATAATTTCCGGGAACAACCAAGTATACATACGCGATGTTTCCAATAGCCATGGAGTAATAATACTGTCCGCTTGTCGCGTCAGTTGACAAACTCACTGTAGAAGTAAAAGCCGAAGCAGGAATAAAACAACGAGGTGCGAATCCTCCAGTAACCGCTGAACTTGTGCTCACATTGCCTGTAGTATTGTTAATTGTAAGTGGCCGGAGAGCCGACCAATTATCTCCCGAAGTTCCAGACGTTCCGAAAAGAAAATACACATTAGTGCCATCATTTCTCAACACAAGTGTGCCAATTCGAAGTCCATTTGCACCAGTTGTGGTAAATTCTCCGGCAGCTGATATGGCTGATCCACCAGACGTAGAAGAAATAGTTCCACTTGCCGATATCGTGGAAAACGCTCCAGTACTTGCGGTTGTGGCCCCTATGGTTCCGGTGATTCCTCCGCTAGCGGTGATAAGACCACTTGCCGATATCGTGGAAAACGCTCCAGTACTTGCGGTTGTGGCCCCTATGGTTCCGGTGATTCCTCCGCTAGCGGTGATAAGACCACTTGCCGATATGGTGGTAAATGCTCCAGTACTTGCAGTACTCGCGCCTACCGTGCCGTTCCATGCTCCAGTGGTAATTGTTCCAACACCGGTAATTCCAGTGTTTGCCAAAGATGCCCAAGCGGGAACACCTGCTGATGTCATTGTAAGCAAAGAAGTAGCACTAGCTGGTTTGGTCAATTTGGCAAGAGTCGTTGTTGAATCAGCGTACAGAATATCTCCAACTGCGTAGCCAGTTGTTCCTGTGCCTCCACTTGAAGCAGAAACACCTGTTCCTCCTCCGCTAACAACAAAACTTGCTGCGGTAACTTTTCCTTGAACAACAATGCTATCTACATCAGATGGTTTTGATTGTGCCGTTCGTCCAATGTAAATGGATCCATTATCATAACCGCGAAAAAATTCAGTCAATGCGGTTGTGCTGCCTGCATTGACCCACAAGCTTAGATATCCTGCGTATTCATTGATAACAGAAGATGCTTTTCGAGCACTGATTCCACCAAATGCGGTAAATGTAGGCGTTGCATTTACTGCTCCACCAAGGGCAATTCTTGCTCCAGAATCCGCTGCCCAAGCAGCACTGCTGCGAACGTACAACGAAGAAGCCAAGGAAGTATACGTAGATGTTCCAGAAACATCCAAAGCATTGCTTATTGTTTGAGGAGAATCACCAAATCCAAAAGCAAGACCTCCTTGTCGAGCAATATATGCAGGAAGTGAATGAGTATGATCTCCACGAGAAATATTGACAGTTGTTCCAGCAGTGCCTTGTCCATCATTAGGAAGAGTACTGTAGGAAGTGTAATACCCATCCAGTCTTGGATGAGTATGTTCTCTGTGCGCCGCAAATTGTTGTGTTGATGAAGGATAAACAAGTCCTGTTCCATAGCCAGAAAAATCCAAAGTGGTTACTGCTGACGAAGCAGTAAATGATGATCCTTCTATGTACGAAGGAGCTGATGCTCCTGCAATGGTATTCCATTGTGCCGTAGTTGTTGTGCCAAGCCATCCAATAATATAATTATTTCCAGCAACTATGTATTTGACAGGAAACATTCCCCAATTTCCCGTATCTCCCGGACTAGAAGGAATAGGCGTAAATGTAGCTTTACCTGCGTATACCGTTCCTGTTCCTGTTCCTGCTCCAGTAGCAGTAAAAATTGTTCCGATCATGTTTGATGCAGCGCCAACCGAAGTAAAATCAGTTGTTCCACGAGTGTAAATAGTATATGTTGTTCCGTTCACCATTGATGTTGCATTTACAACAGTATATCCAGACGTTGTTGACCATGTGTCTTGAAATCCTGCAACATTTGCCGAAATAGTAAGATTTAAAAAGTCATCACTCCATAAGTCATCAAATGTATAATTTGATCCTGCAACTTGTCCACTTGCCAAGGATAAAGTAATGTTTGCTCCGGCAACAAAATTTAATCTTCTTTTTTGAACAGCACCTGACAAACCGACCGATCCAGTTGCTGTTCCTGAAGAAGAAGTAATTGAAACCCCTACTCTAGCTGTTGCATCCAGAACATGTGAAGAAGTAAAAGGATCAGAACCACCTATTGCATGAGTTGCAATGTGTGCCGTAGGATTATATGAGGAAGGTTGCGCGTGCACATGATCAATTCGTGCAACTTCGAATGACGATCCGGATGAAGCCGTAATAGTTGACGCAGTTCCAAGAAACGAGGCTGGTGTTGTTGTTCCCAAATATCCATATGAATACGTTGTTGTTCCATTAAAGCCAACGCGCAAGGATTTGGATGTGGAATCCCATTGAACGTCTCCTGTTGCGGTAGGAGCAGCACCTGCGCTATTTTTTAATGTCAACGTAACAGCAGAAGAAATTGTTCCTCCAGTTATGGCAACATTTGAGGAACTAAAAAGGGTATTTGAAGTAAGTGTTGGCAATGAATTTGCGGCAGAAGATGTTGAAGAGATAAAAGCTCCAGCAGATGTCACGTTGCCTGTCAACGTTGATGTACCAGCTACGGATAACGATCCGTATCCTGATGCTCCAATTGAAAGTCCATACACTGTTGAAGATGTATAAGAAAAGTTTCCTATTGCATTTCCAGCAACCGAGACGCCTAACGTGCTCGGTGTTCCTGTGGTTCTGTAAAAACCAGTATTTCTTTCATTGGAACCACTTTCAAACGTAATTGAAGGATTTGCAGCAGTGCCCTTTTCAATCACAGACAATCTTTTTGCAACAACATAACTTAATATGGTGGAATAATCAAATGAATTCAAAAGAATATCTTGGGAAGCACCCGGAGTTCCAGTAACGGCAATTCCGGAAGCTAGATTTGCTTGTCCGGGATTGTTTGTTGTCGACGTTGCTCCAGCGTATTGCGCAGTTAACGTAATGCTGGCATTATTTGTTGGCCCCACAACGGTAGTTCCCTGCGTACTTGTTGCAATGGTATTTGCAAGAAGTGCAGATGTATATGTACTACCAGATTTTGTTACAACAGCCAAGGGGAGTCCGTATACTCGTCCATCAACCGTATTGAGCTGTTGCGCATCATCATCTGTTCCTCTTCCGGCAATATACAAAGAAGAATCAAGATTGTCGGCAAATTCAAGAAAAGATTTTCGCATGTCTGCACGATAAACCGTATCAGACAAGATGCTCACTAATGTTTGTGGACTTGACAAAGCAGTCGTATCATAATTATCGGCTCGATAAAAAGTATATGGATTTGTAGAAGCATTTGTTGATATGAAAGAAGAGGATCTTCCTCCTTGAGCTTTTACGCTTGAATTTGCAGGAGTTGATACTGTATAGGAAACACCAGTGATGAATCCAAGGCTAACATCATTGGTAGTTATTGCTGAGGTGCGCAATCTCCAGCGTAACTGAATTCTGCGTGTTGTTTCTGCGCCAAAAACTGGATCCGTCATGATGTTTGTAATAGCATTATCTGCAGTATCAGTTCCTCCATATTTGTAAATAGTTGCACTTTTGTTTTCAGTTACTGAAGCATTGCTGCTTATTGTTTCACCTGATGCGGCTGTTGGCACTACTTCTTGATACCATGCTTCAAGCCAGACAAAAGTATTCACATTTGTACTATCTACTGTAACAGTCATGGTGGAACCAGATGCAGCAGAAGCAATGGTAAAAATATTTCCTTGAATGTTCACGAAAGATTTTTGAATAGTTAAGGTATTTGAACTAATCGTAATATTGGGATTTGTCAAGAATCCCGAAGACTTATAGATACTTTGAACAAATCTCTGTTGATTTTTTGCAATGATATCCTGCATGACATTCAAGTCAAAATCAAGGATACTCTTGCCCTGTTGAAAAACTACCGACTCCAAGGATTGATTTGCCGTGTCAATTGACGACACGCGACTTGTTCTTGTGGGGTAAATTCCAAGAGCAGAGTTTATCTTCTTCATGAGGTTTTCCTTGGATTGATTAAGTCAGGAGAGGCTCTACCGTAAAGGATACTCCTGCGGGTTTGTATTTGTTTACTAGAGTATAAACAAAATTTTGCAGATTTGGCGACAAAATATTGTTTATCGTATCATCAGGAGCAACTTTTACAATAAATGTTCCGGATCCTGTAATTGGCCCGATCCTTGTTGCGTTTGATACAGAATCAGATGGATAAAATGTTGTAGATGTTGAGCTATTGTATAGTGCCGCGGAATAGGAAATTTCCAATGATCCTAACGTTCCTGCAGTCATTGAAGCTGTTGATTGTATGTTTATGGTGGTCGCAGCTCCAGATGTAGAGGGTGTTCCTGTAATTGTTACAACTCCAGTTCCTAATGACCCGGTTAAAGGAGTTCCATATATTGTGCTGCTTCCCCATGAAGTTGCTGGGAAAAAATAAGGCGCAGAACTGCCTATTATTGTAACGTTTCCCAGTATGGTAATAGTTGCGGTGTAATACGTTGCCCCTGATGATACGGTACCAATGGTTATTGAGTATGGTTTTCCAACTGCTCCTATTGTCGTAGAAGACACTGATTGGCTTGGACTAACAAAATATGTACCGATACCACCAGTACCCGTGCCAAGGGAGATTATTTGAGTACCTGATGTCACGTTAGTTCCAGATAATGTTTGTCCAATCGCAAGAGAACCAACAATGGACGCTACGGAAACAGTTAACGTCGTTGTGGAGATGGAACCAGTGACAATTGCTTCTGTAGTATTCCAAGGGGATATGATTTTTGTTTTTGTATACGGCAAAGAACTTGATGTTCGATTAAATGGACTGATCTTCAGATCTTTATCCACAGAAGGAAAAATAATCTTGAAAGGAGCAGATCCATCAACTACAGCGGTGGATTGTCCAGTTGCAGAAGAAACCAGCTCTGCAATAGCCAGATTATTTGATTTTGGAAGTAACGCTTCTCGTTGCATTCTTGATCTGTACATTTCATCCATGTTTATTTCGGAAGTCTGACGGCTAACGCTAAGGATTTTTCCCCAATATTCCAACCATTCTCCTGTAGCAATATGCTGATTGGTTTGCTGGGTTGCGGCTTGAATTTGCATTTTGTAATCTTTTATCATCAATACAATGGGAATCAGAAACCTGAAATTATTATTTGTAAAAATCGGCCAAGAAATTGCATTTGCATCAATATCCAGTCCTCCTTCCAAGAGCAATGAAGAGGGAATATGTGTGCCATATTCTAGATCATCACTGTATTCAGTTTTTATTCCACCGTACCCGTTGAGGATCTTAGTGTCATATTTTTCTTGAAAATATTCAACAAATTCTTTTAGGGAATAGTCAGCAAGATCAATATACTCGGGAGAAAAATAGGAACAGGATGAACTGAGTGAAAAAGATGCATCTGCCACATAAATTGAAGGATCTCCTTTGCTTTCTTCCGAAAAAATGGAATATGTGGGGTTTCCAATTAATTCAGAGAATAAAATAGTATTTGCAAAAATTTGTCTTTTCATTTTTGCAATATTGATATATCCAGAAACGCACGACGATGTGATCTGTGTGCTTGGTACTGTTTGAATGACATCAAGATAATATGTTCCAGATCCACCACTGCCAGTTCCCTTGGCAATGATTTTTGTTCCGGAAACTACTCCAACTCCACTCAATACTTGACCAATTGATATTCTTCCTGATGCAATTGAAGCAACATTGAGAGTACAGACAGTCGTTGACCCTGTCGGTGTCACATACGTATTTTGATAAATATTCGCGGTAAAAACTGCTTGAAGGACAACAGAGGAAAGATCTGGACTGGATAGTGAGAATATACCTTCTGAAGAATATTCATTGATGTCCCAAATTGCATTGATTTCTTTCATGTTGTTTGACAATGCATACGTCAAATCATATGGTATTCCGGATAAAAAAACTGAATCTCCAAGAGCAAAATTCTTGAAATAATTTGTGGTTTTGTGCTTTACAACAATTGTATTATTGTACGGTTTGTCAATGGAAAGAATTGCAATTGGTTCAGGATGAACTCTTGCAAATGTTATTGCATTTTGAGGAATAGGATCTATGGAAAATAATCCCGGAAGTTCTTGAGAAATTCGAGACAATATGGTTGAGTTTGGCAAAACATCAAGAGGAGTACTCATGTTATCGTATCTCGCAGGTTCCAAGCTTGAGTAATGATCCACGAAGAGGGACAATAATATTTTGATCAATTGAGCTGGAATCCAGTGCAGATATTGTTACTGCAGAAATTCCCGGAATTCTCATTATTCTTTTTGTCAATTCAGATTTCTGAAAATACTTGAGGCTGGGATTTACAAATTCATATATTACTGCGGAATTGAGATTTGTATCAAATAAATCGGTATAATACCATTGTGCTGAATCGCTTGAATACACCTTATTTGTAAGATAAACCCAAGATGATCCATTCCACTTGAGAATGTCTACCGAAGCCAATGTAGGCCCATTTGCTGGTTTGGAAAAAGATATCTTAATGCTGGAATACGTTCCAGTAATTGATTTTGATACTGAGGGAAATGATTTGTTCCCCTTGTCATCAATACACACAGCCATGTACTGATGCGTGGTTGATGCTATACCTGATCCAATGCCAGCAAGGGTTATCGTTGGGATTCCAAATCCATCACTAATATCAAGTTCATTAATATAGTCAGAAACGGTAATGAAAATCTCTGTGGAAAGCAAATCTATTTTGTATCCATAATCAACAGTGGCAGAGATTGAAAAATCTTGTGTTTGAAATGCCGCGCTTTGAATGGTTACAGGAATTCCTGCCGCTTTGTACCCCGGATAAATAATTCCACTTGTGTTGTCCGTATACCCCTCAATGATTGTTTTGCACTTCAAAAGTAAATCGGCACTTACTGAGGAAGAAGTTCCATTTCCCACATAAAGCAAAATGTTATTGCTGCTTGTTTCTGTTGACAATGATTTGGTAATTTGTTCTGTAATATATCCAGCATTATCGGTAAGTTGTGCATTTTTTGCACCCTCCTCAATGGATTCTTTTGTTCCACGAGAAAGGGATTTTACAACTTTTTCAAAACGAGTTGTCCACTCTTCCTCTGTTTCATTATTTGTGCCATTGGACAGAGAAGAAGCATTTGTTACGGAAGAAATACCATATACAGTAGTAAGTATTTCGGTAATCGTATTTTTTGCGGTGTTAAAAGATGTTCCTGAGGAAGTTGCAACGACGGTATCTGTTCCTGAAGTGTAGTTTGAAGTACTCAATAATGTTATTGAATCAGCCAAAGAATACGTTTTTGAAGTGCTTGGAACGCGAACAATGGTTCCGGCTGGAATGACAAGATCACCCGTTGCAAGTTGCGCAGTGTTTGATGAAGGAAAAGAATTGAAAATTTGGCCAATCGAAGCTAACGTGGGGAAGAAACCATTATCCTCATAATAATAATATATTCCGTTAAACGCGGATGTCAAACTGGTCGTCAGTTTTTTGTATTCAATAATGCATGAGTACGGCCAAACATCTGTCGTCCATGACAGTAAATTCAGGGAATTGATTTTTATGGAATACGAAACTCCACTAAATGCAGTGCTAGACACCAATGAACTCAGCGTTAATGATGTAGGACTTGAAATAGAACTAATAGTTCTTTCGGGTGCAAGTGTTGGCGCTGAAGTTGATCTGACAACCAATAATGCTCCCAGCATTGAAGTGTTCCATCCAGTCGAAACTCCAGTAACGGTTGTAGCACTTGAAGCTACGCTTATTGTTCCAGCACTATAATTTGTTTGTGTTTTCAACGGCGAAATAGTATATGCTTGCGACGTTATCGATGTCGGAGTAGAAGATGAAGTGATGTTCTTGTATGTAGACAATGGAGTCTTTATTGATGCGGAAGAAACCCATTCTGTAACAATTCCGCCATATCCTTGATCTCCTCCTGATGCATTATCTTCGTCAAAGACAAGCTGGTCACCGATAATGGATTGATCGAAAGGAGAAATACTTCCGGTAACAACAATTCCGGAACTAACAGAAGGACCGGGACCAGATGTATTGGAGAACACTCCTGATATCTGACCGGAATGCATGTACGCATTTTCATATGAAACACAATTTGCCATAGGAGACTGTTGTGTTGGCCAAGAGGAAATTGTTTCCTGAAAATTTCCAGTATCCTTTATCGTTAATCGAGGAGTGGCATCATTGCTCGTGACAAGACCACCAACCGTGACTGCTCCCGGAGCACTGGCATTTGAAATGGTAATGGTAGTGGCAGAGCTTGTGTTGACAACGTATGTTCCATTGTATGCATTTGGAGTAAGTCCCGATAATGTTACTGATGTACCGATAGGAAAGGTATATCCTGCACTATGCGTAACCGTCCAGAGAGTTCCATTTGTTGTTATTCCACCTGTGGCAATATTTGCGGCAAAAGAAAGATTTTCTGCGGAGGAAGAAGAACTTGAAAACACACTACCTGAGTCAGTAAGGGAAACAAGTGACGATGCAACATCTGCCCACTGATACGTGCCACTGTTTGATGCTGTTCTGTAAACTCTATAATGCGTAACGGCAACATCGGATGTTGCCCCCCAAGATACAACAACTTGTTGGCTTGCAGTAAGAGTAACGGTTGATGCGCAAGCAATCTTATCACTTTCAATCTCATAAGGAACAGAAACATATTTGCCATTTGTATATGTTCCAGTATTTTTTATCACACATGAAACATAATATGCATAGGTTCCTGCAGTATTTGATCCTAATGAATATGGAGTCCCGATGGAAATTGTTCCGGGCGTTCCGATCAATGGTGAATTGATTGGAACGGAAAATTCGGTTGCATTGCTCATGTCAGGAGATGTTGATTTTGAAAAAACATATTTGTTTGCATATTTTGTCAACGGAAGACTGAGCCTTGTGACAAGATTTGCAGATCCTACCGATGATGAAGAAGCAGGTGTTGTTGCATAACTTCTTGACTCCATGAAAGTCGAAGGTACAGCAGTGGCCAAAGCAGGAAAAATATTGTATGTTCCAATACCTCCGGATCCTGTAAGATATCCAGTAATTGTTGATCCATTGGTTCCATTGATCACAATGGTTTGCCCTACTGATAAAAATCCGCTTGATACTGCAGTGACAGTCAATGTTGTTGCGGTAATTGATCCGGTAAAACTTGCAAAATTTGATGTTGGAGGGCTATAAATATTTTTTTCTTGTGCGGCAACACTGTAATAGTAGTTTGTGCTTGCAGACAAGGTTCCAATACTATCACCAGTTTGACGAATATCGGTTGAAACATAGAGCGCAGACGGCATTGCTGCTGCAGAACGATAAAACTTGTATCTTGTGGCACTTGGAATATGGGGAATATTCATTGAACACCAGTTATCATTGAAAAGTCTGGCTACGGGATATGTGCCAACGGATTCTTTTCCCAGCGAATCAATGCCAATAATGCTATAGAAATAAATTCCTTTTGCTCCCATATTATCAGAAACAGTAAAATTTCCATCAGTGCTCAATGTGCCATCGATAATTGGAGAAGTTGAGGAAATTTGCCGGACAGTTGTGTTTGTTTCAGCAGTAATGCTTACAATCCCTGAACCAAGACTTCCAGTTCCGTCAATTGTTCCGGAAATAAGACGCATGCTTGTTGCGTTGGCACTGAAAGTGGTTCCTGTAACGGTCAGGGTTGCCGTGTAGGGTCCTGTCCCGGCAGATGAAGAAATGACAAGCGCTGTCGCTTTGCCACTCAACCCAAAATGCGGAGTTACGCCCGTATATCCAGAAAAAGTAATCCCAGTTGTTGAAGGCACTGAGTGTCTCATCAAATCGGCATTGAGAATATTTTGACTTAATGTGGTCGGAATGACTGATGACCTATATATCCTGTATGCGGAATACCCATCTTGTTTTGACCAATACAATTTTGCAGTGGCGGTCCTGTATTGCCCGGAAGGAGCAAGGTATCTTGTAACAGGCTGGCTTTGATTCGCATTATTATCCGGCTGAATTCCTGTGACGGAATAATATAAAGCATTTGTGTTTGCAGCAGGCAAGTTTCCTGCTTGATAGGTAAATGATATTCCGGGAAAAGTTACATCCTCAGTCGAATTTATTACTGTGGGAGATGGCAACATCAATCGTGAAAATACTACCGGACCGTATGCTTTGGAAGCAGGAAGAAGCGGCTTGTTAAATGCTTGTTTTACGGCAGTTCGAATCGATGATGCAACACTATCTGCAAATACAATATTATTATTGTATATTTCTGAAGATATGGCTTCAACAAGAGAACGAATGACAGATCCTTCTGAAAAATCAGTTACTTGATCCGTATGCGTAATTATATGCGCAATGGCCTTTGCTGCAATATCCGGTTGTCTTTTGAGTCGAAATGTTTCAACCATAAAAATTCCTCATATTTATATCCCGATGAGTACAGGATACAGATTTACCACAGTAAAATTTTCAGACAATCGAACATAAATGTTATCTGCTATTATAGCAGCTGAAGTTGCATCATAACGAACATCCATGCTTACAATGCCGGAAACGCGTTCATCTGACATTATTGTGGAATAAATGCTGTCCTTTGTCGCCTTGACAATTGACGGCGAATACTTTGATCCCACATATTGTATTGCAGCATTTCCGTACGCAGGAAAGGCTTTCAATGATCCATATTTTGTTTTTATTTTGTTGTTCAGCGCCTGAATGACATTATCCCGCCCAGAAATTGTCGTGAGATCTGTGGATGAATTTCCGAGAAAAGTTATTTGTCCGCTTGAATCAATTTTTATGTCTCTTCCGTAAGAATCAATTTGCGTTGAAGAATAGGCATTCAATATTTGCGAAGAGCTACTTCCGTAAACAGGGATTTGTATCTTGTCTCCAGTTTTCAAGACATACGTGTCATCATAGATTGCTGGATAAAAAAACATCTTTGTTCCAGAAGGATAATAATCATTTATTCCTTTTTTCGGTTTTCCCAAATATGATAAGCTCTCTTGGAGCTGAGGATTCTTTGATCCAGTAACAGGAAGTGATGTATTCAAAAGAGTAATGGAAAGTGTTCCAGACGGTGCAGATATATTCCCTTGAAAATACAAAGAAGAATTAGAAAAATCTGAAAGAGCATAATCTATTTTTGCCACATAGACATTGACGGAATTTGCTCCGTCTGGCCATACAGAAGGAGCGGAAAAAACAATAGTGGAATTTGCCGCAGGAATAAAATACTCCTTTGCATACGATTGTCCATACAATTTTTCATTGAAAGGAGCAGGTATTGTTTCATTTCCATCACCGGAAACGTATGAGTAAGTGAGGTAATACTTATCAGCAGAAGACGTTGCCTCAGTGTAGGAAAATAAATGTGCATTGATTGCACTTATTGATGGCGGAATAACAACGGCGCTTTCAAATTCTATGTAAAAATATCCATCAGGAATGTTTGGATAGTCTATGGTTTTCTCAAAATAGACATTTCTTATGGTAATAGTATCATGAGAGTAATCACCATTTTGAAGATATTTTTTCAAGAATATCTTGTTATCAGAAACCAAAACGCTTTTGCTGATTTTTCCCGCAGAAGAACTTTGCTGGCTCGAATATAAATACTTTGGAAGCAAAAGGGAAGTTGTGCCTTTTTTCATTTCTTCTGGAATATAAATGGTTCCGCTTGGATTTCCCAATTGATCTTCGGGATTATCTGATATATAGGGATTTCTCAATCTGTTTAATGATGCAATAACTGGCCATTGTTTTTCGTCGCCAAGATATTTTTGTGCAATACTTTGGATTGTATCTCCACTGTAAATAACTTCTGTCTTGTATTTGGCCATCTACATCATATCCTGATAATCATTGTACCATACAGCATTCTTCGCAATATATTTTTTGGATTAAAGGAAGGAAGATCCGTTCCACTTGAAAGAATATTGGCAACAAGATCCCAGCTTTCTATGATTTCAAGGCAAGATAGGGCATCAGCGGTAAAGGTAATTGACGCTGAACCTGATGATCCCTTTTTAGGCAAGTTTTTTTCTGATGCAGTCAATTTCATCTGCAGCATGAGATCATAGACATATTGCAAGGATTTGGCAAAATATATTTCCTGCTCTATTGTTCCACTGATATTGCTTGTTGATGTTGTCTGATCTATGCCGTTTATTTCAAGCTGAACATGGGAAAGACATTTATAGATAGCTCCACAAACACGCGCAGACATGATGCGAAAATCTGCCGTGTGATATTTTTGTGTCGCCCAGCATTTTTTCATGAACAAAACAGTTTGATCAATTTCAGGATGATATTCAATCAAATCCTGTATTTCTCTTGGAAGATCATTATAAGAAAACGACGATGTTGAGGTGGATGAATTGGCAAATGATCCTTTGGAAATTCCCATAGATGGCAGCATGATGTTACTCCAGAAAAAAAATTATTGCTATAGTATGCGTGGTATGCGTAATTCCGTACCCCATTCTAGTTTTTTCGTGAAGCTTTCTGAAATATTGCTTTGCACAGCAATCCATGTTGCAATTTCATTGATTTTTGATTCAGTCATATTCTCTAGATTGGGATATTTATTTTTTATGATTTCAAGAATTGTTTCCTTTAGGGCTTCACAATAGCCTTTATATGTATATTGCTGCTGTAAAAATCCATTAATATAGACCGCAGGTGACAATTCATCCTCATTAAAGGTTAATTGTTCGTCATAATTCCATAATTTATTAAAAATATTTATGGCAAAAAGCAAATCTGTTCCCGATCCGTTAGGCAAATCTGACATGTTAACACTGTTGATCAAATGAACAGCATTTGAAACCTCAAGCACAACTGGGCCATCTGGATCTAATATGGATCTTGATCCAAGGAATCTGGATCGAGTCATTGGTCCAACGATTGTCTTGTTATGCAAATAGTCTATTTTCCCCCTGATTTGACTGTTTTTATATGATACATCATCAAGAGTAGTAAAAGGAGCTGTTGAAGCATTGAAATATATCTCAGAGTTTATTGAAGGTGAATACGCATTACTAGTAGTGGCAACCATTTGATTGGTAAAAACAAATCCTGTTATATTAGTATTGTCTTCCGTTGCCGTCGAATGATACGTGTCAATAATATATGTTCCCACTAATCCGCTTCCGCTATTGATTTTCAGTACTTTTGTTCCAACAATGATGCCTTTGCCAACAAGTGTCTGACCTACCGTCAAAGGACCTGAACCCGAATAAACAACGGATATTGTAGCAACATTGCCTTGAACCGATCCTTGGCCAGCAAATGTGTCCGTATACGCATAATCAGCATTAGGTATATTTGATGCTACCGCAGCAGTACTGTTTCCCAAAGACAGTTTTTTGTATGAATTTGGATTTGTACTAATGGGAAAACCTGATGATATTGAATCGTAATACCTGAATTCCGAAAATTTCTGTGTGCTGTCAGGAGGATACCCAAAACGTTCCTTATATTCACTTATCGTTGGTTTGCTCGGTGTTCTATACGTAATATATTTTTCCGGAGAATATAAATCTAATTGATCCCCTTTAAACGTCGGCGAAGAAAATCCACCAGATGCAGGACGAGTTGCATATCTTCCTGTATTAAATCCAAGCTGTCTTCCGTTTCCATCATCCTTATTCCAGAGTTGTGTAATCAAGTTTCTTCTTTTTTCCCTGTACACATCAAACTTGTGAAGATTTGTGGGACTTTTTGAATCAAGCGCCGCAAAAGAAAGTGAATACGAATGCGTCAATGGGCCCTTTGCAGAACGCTCCATCTTGAAATTCACAATGGTGACATCCCATTGTCCAAAATGGGGGCTGTCATTGAAATCAATGGAAAGCACCAGTCTTGTGCCTTGCGCATTGCCCACTTTGCAACGTTCATAATAGGTGTCAACAAACTCCCTGAGCATGCTGAATTGAACCCATCCTATCGGTCCCTGAAGAGGGCTTGGTCCAATGGTTCCCGACATGGTAATGGTTGGAAGTCCCGCTCCCAGATGATCCACATAGGAATCGCCGGAAAGAGTTTGATACACGCCAACTCTTCCCGGAATCTCAATACTCAATTGCGAAGGAGTCACATAAAATTCATGAAGCATGATACGTTCATTTTTTGAATCAAACATCGTAAGTTCCATGATGTTTGAGGCTTCAACCTTGATCATGTGATACGGAGCAAGACTTGCGCTTGCACTTCTTACGGTGCTATTAGGACGCAATACTTCCTTGTTCAATTTTCGATTGCCGTTGGGATCATCTTGCCAATAACTTGGCAAGTTAAACGGATTTGTTTGTTCGACCATGATTTACAAATTCCTTTTCAATAAGTATAACGAAAGATGAAAGAGTAAAAATGTCTTGATCAAAAATTTTTACACTTTTGGAAATGCCAAAATCACAATTCCCGATCCTCCTGATCCAGAAGTGCCATAATGAACACCGCCACCGCCAGATCCCGTATTGTCTGTTGCGTTCGCTGCAGTGGCCTGACCAGATGCTCCGCCCCCACCCGCTCCACCCGCTACCGGATTATTGGGATTTGATGTTCCTCCGTATGCACCGTTACCGGCACAGGAACCTCCGCCGCCTGCTGCTCGCTGAATGGATGTTCCTGTAATGCTTGAAAATGCTCCAGCTCCACCAACACCCGTTCCTCCACCTCCACCAACATTGGTGTTCCCGCCACCGCCAGCTGTTCCAGCAGCGCCAGCGCCACCGCCACCGCCAGCAGCGCTATCAGTAGCTGATGAGGCCCCCCCATATCCTCCGTTATTTCCTTGACCAGCAGTTGCAGATCCGGGAACTCCTGATCCATTTCCGCCAGATCCTCCACCGCCAGATCCTCCCGTCTTTCCGTTGACTCCAGCATTGTTTCCGCCGCCGCCCCCTCCGCCTACAGAAGTAATTGTTGAAAAAGATGAATCATTTCCATTGGTGCCTCCTATAAAAGTGTTTACCACTTGCGCACCGCCTCCACCAACGACAACCGTGTAGGTTGTCCCCGATGTTATCCCTATAGTTCCCGTGCGATATCCGCCAGCTCCGCCTCCCCCTCCTCGCCAATTTCCGCCCGAGCCTCCTCCAGCTATAACAAGATACTCAACATTTAGATTTCTGTTTACGGAAATATTTGTCGTTGTCGAAACTGTTCCTGTGGCATTAAATGAATATGTATCATAAAGTACTCCATTTCTAGATATTACACCAAGATATGTTCCCGTGGTTGTAAACACGTTTGGATTTGCATCGCTTAATTTTCTGAATTTTTTTACGCCTGTTCCTTTGTACAAATTAGAAATTGCGCGTTGAGAAATAGCAGATCGAGATATAGATGAGCGTGATGAAGAACTTATGCTCATAGTATCACGGCCCCTGTAATCCATATGCGGTAATATGCACCGTTGCAGCGCTGGCACTTCCCACCAAATACCTATTGGTTGGATCAAGACAAATTCCCAATTGAAGTGCAACCGTATCATTTGCTGCCACCGTTGCGGTGTATGCAATGTACGCTCCATGCGTAGCAGTTGAGTTTGTTCCTGTACTTAGTGTATATGTTGCAGATGTTGACGCAGTATTACATATTGTTATGCAATTTATTACCGTATAGGTACCGGCTGTAGAGCCATTATCTACAATGTTTGTTACTGCAGTGGCGGCCATGGTTCCTAATCTTTTAATTACTTCGGCCATTTTCTTTTTCCTTTACGATGTGAACATGAACTGACGGTAATAGGTTGTTCCAGAAGACCAGCCAAGAGTTCCTGAGGTGTCTGTAGCGGCGAGGACTTGCCCAACGGTTGGGGATGTGGGTAATGTCATCCTGACTCCAGCATTATTTATTCGCATACGTTCGTATCTTGCATTAAATGTTTGCATAGAAATTGCAGAGACTGCAGCAGATTGCGTGGAGCTAACAGTATATGTTCCCTTTCCTCCAAGCACAGTTGTTGGTGTTTCAGTGCTTGTTAATTGATCGAGAATAATAAGTCCGGAAGGAAGTCCAGCAGCATTTACAATTTCTTGAAAAGGTGCAATAGTTCCTGATGTTATTGCGGATACCGTGAGAATTGCGCTATTTGATGGAATGGATCCAGTAAAACTTGCTGCCGTACCAGCACCATTTATATAAAAAACATGATTTGCTGCTCCTCCTGCTATATAATCAAGTTGACTGCCAGATATTCCAAAACCGAAGAAATTTGACGCGTATGTTGATCCTCCATCCCAAAGAATTATTTTGTTTGCAAATCCTGCATAAGGAGCATATGACCATGCAGTAACGGAAAGTGGGGGGGTTACTAACGATAGAGACACGGTTCCTGTTTGCAAAGGCCCAATGGTTGTTTTCCCAGCAGCAGTGATGCGCATTCGCTCCAAACCTTGAGACATACTTCCCGGATTTGTGTAAAACGTAAGATCTGAAGGAACACTCCCCGTTGCCACTGTTCCGTTAGAAATTCCGTATATTCCGGCACCTTCTATAAAATTTGTTCCATCATATCCTTCCCATGTAATATGACCCAAATAATCCCCATTAACAACGGTTAACTTTGTTGCAACGGTTCCGCGAGATTTTCTTATACGAAGATTGGGAGCATTTGAATTTGCCCCGTTGGCACGAAGCAAATACAAAGACTCTGTTGATCCCTGAATATCTAACAAAGCTCCCGGAGCAGTGGTCCCAATGCCGACGTTGCCGGATGGATTTAAAATAGTTATCCTTGCACTTAATGATGGCGATAATTTACATAGACCAGTGTTATTAGTAGTAGGATACACAGTTGTTCCGTTATATGTAAAAATATGTCCAACTGCATAGACCGATGCTCCTATATCAGACCACCAAGTATTTCCCACAACGGTAATAGTGTATTTTGTTCCGCTCACTAGCCCTGTTGTTGGATTAAATGCAGTTGCGCTATTATCTCCTTTATCATTTCCGTATAGTGTAATGCTAGATGGCTGATATGCCATGCCACCAAGGTAACTGTCGGGAAGTGTGGTACCACGAGGTGTATAAGGAAAGATAAGCGGCGCCCAAGAAAAATCATCTGTAGATCGCCCAATTGCTCTATATGCTTGACCTCCCGTATCAGAATATGAACCAATTTCTGTAAAAGCAGCTTTCCCGCGAACGTCAAGTGCTGCATCAGGACCAGTGGTTCCAATACCGACGTTGCCAGCAGAAGAAAAATAAACCCTTGAAGTTCCTACTGCGACATTAACTGCAGATCCACTGCGAAACTCCAATCCGCCATTAGCTCCTCGAATAGTATAATTATTGCCGCTTGCAGTAATTCCTGTAAATTGGGTTGGGCTAGATACTGATAAACTGGAAGGATTAGTTACGGAATATGTTCCATTCCCACCTGCTGTACCAGTGAGTTGTCCTGTAATAACTACAGTTGAAGAAAAACCGCTCCAATTAATTGTTTGTCCAACAGCAAGTGTACCTCCTGCTGACACACCTCCAACTGATAGTGTTGTTCCAGATACTGTTCCTATTCCAAACGCTGCCACAGAATCAAAATACAGCGCTGTTGACAGTGTTGATAATTCAAAACTATCTGTTCGCCGCTTCATTTGCAATCCAGCAAAACCAGTTCCGGCTATTTCTAATGTAGTTGCCGGACTCGTGGTCCCAATGCCGACGTTTCCCAATGAAACAGTCAAGCCATTGGGAAAATCGGGCGTAGAATTTACTAAACTTCTTGTTGGTGCATATCTTGTCATCCGATCACCTCGAAGCCACAAATAGCATGAATGGCATTTGTTGTTCCGGCCGAAAGATATAAATAATCTGCTTCTTCCAGATAAATACTTGAATCCTTGGACAAAAGCACAAGGGAGGAATTTCCGGGAACAGTGACATTCACAGCCAGTGCCCGTTCAACAGCGGGGTTTGTCCATGACAGTGTGGTCAGGGCACCTGCGCTCGCACTCGTTGTGCCCGTGACGGCAATACTGTAATTTGTTCCGGAAATGGTAATCGCACCTACGGTAACGCCCGTTCCGGTGCTGATGGGGCTAATTCCTGACCCAGTGATGGTTATGGAGGCAGCAAGGAATGGTCCAGCAGACATGGGAACAGTCAACGTGTATGCTCCGCTCGTCACTGTTCCTACTGTTCCACTGGTAGCCGTATACGTTTCCGCAGCGCTATACATGTAGAGCGTGACGGTAGCCGCTGTTGCCGTGACATTCGAGGCGAGAATGGAATTGATCTTGTAGAGTTGGCCGCTCGAAGCAGGATTGGTCACAATCGTGCACGAGGTCGTAGGCACAAGAATGCTTGTCGTCTTTCCTCGTATTGCGCTTACTCCCATGATGTTTGGATTGGCCATTTTTTTTTATTTCCTTGCGTTTTTATTATAAAAACTATTTTGCCACGCGTATGATGATTATGCCTTTTCCGCCGCTACCACCAATCGCTCCTGAACTGCCATTATTGTCATTTCTTGTTCCGTATCCACCATTTCCGGTATTTGCTGCTCCTGAAGTAGCAGTGGATGCGCCTGTATGCGCACCGCCATTTCCACCAGCACCGTAAACGACACTATTGATCGCCGAAGTTTTTCCTGTCCCTCCAGTACCAGCAACCTGATTGCCAGCCGCTCCTCCGGCAGCACCTGCGCCGCCGCCGCCGCCGCCAGCATAGGATGAGGCACTTGCCGTATATGCAGCGCCACCAGAATTACCCTGTCCTGTTGTGCCTACACCGGCAGCTAACCATGACGGAACACCTTCATTCCCCAAGCTTCCTCCTCCTCCGCTTCCCACTACTCCATTTCCAGTTCCTGCGTCGAAAACGCTACTGTATGTATAATCTCTCCAAAAACTTGCGCCTTTTCCCCCTCCGTACGCAGTGACTGAAGCGAATGATGACGCTGTTCCACTTGAGCCATTTGGGTATGCTCCAGCTCCTCCACCACCCACTACGACGTTATACACAGTATTTGCGGAACAAGATATGACTTGTTCAAGTACACCACCGCCTCCGCCTCCGCCTCCCATTCTTCCTCCGCCAGCACCTCCCCCGCCAACAATCAGTGCCGTTACCGATGTTGTCTTTGGAAATTTTATTGTTCCAGTGTCAAGAAAAGTATAGTAATAATATGTTGCGTCGCTAGTCTTCGTTCCTATTGTAAATGATAGTGCTGGACCATATTCTGCAACATATGCGGCAATAGTGACATCTCTATCTGAGACCTGATTGTATAAATAACTCATGTCATTCTCCCTAAATAATGAACCATGTGTTTGTGCCATCGGAAACAAATGTATATGAATCATATTGCGCCGGAATTGAAAATGCTGCTCCTGCACTGCCTAATTCAATGAACTGTCCAGCTGCTGGAGTAATGTTTACAGTGCCGGGCGTCAGTCTTTTTATGATGTACACCCTGTTTGCCGCAGTGGCTGCATTAGGCAGTGTATAAACAACATTCCCTGTTGCCGCACTAGTAATAATATATTGCGTGGCATCAAGCGTTGTTCCACTAGCAAGCAAAGGAGAAACTTTTACTGATTGTGATCCTGATACATGAAATGTAGATTTTGGATCACTCGTCCCAATGCCGACGTTGCCAGCGGTAGTAATTCGCACTCGTTCCGCCCCGTTGGTGTATATTTCCACACCTCCAACGTTGTATGTTCCTCCTGAACCTCTTGCAACAAACATGCCTGAAGTGGCGGTTGTCGGACCACCTCGCAGAATAAGTGATCCATCGGCAGTATTTACTGGCCGGTCAATGTATACATCGGCTGTGGCACCGTTAACGGAAAGAGATGCGGTAGGACTCGTGGTCCCAATGCCGACGTTGCCAGCATTGGTAATTGCCAAGCGGACTAAGCCATTTGGGCCTCCGCCATACGTAGTGTCGGTTTTCCAATCTTCGCGGAAAATTCTGAACAAACCGGAGGCGTTATCTATATTCCATATGACTGGAGTACCAGTCATTGTTGCTGCAGTGGAAACGGTGGCGAGACTTGTGTCAAGATTGACCGTATATGGGCCAGATCCTGACACACTTGTCACAACGGCTCCCGTAGTAACTCCCGCGACAGACAGCACTTGTCCCGCAGCCCAAGCCCCGGTTACTGTTCCGGAAGTGGTCATGACTGTTCCAAGTATCGTACCTTGAGACGAAGCAGTGTTCGTAGTCTCGGATTCAAGGGTCAGCCGTCCGTTTGTTGGTGCACCAGCGAATCCTTGAGGAGATGTGGCTTGCGGTGCGCGAAGGCGAAGATGCCCGTTGATGCTGACAGGAACAGAAAATCGCGCAAGCATGGAATATGTTGAATACTGATAAGCTCCGGTAGTGTACACCTCATTGTATGTAGGAAAACTGAGATCAAAAAATCTTTCGGTAATATTTGTTCCGCCAGAAACTGTTGCATTTCCCCCGGTATCTGTTCGTTCAGGATATCCCCAAATGCTGTATTGTCTTGCACCCGTAATTTTTGTGTCGCTTAATGTGTCTACATACGTAGCCCAGTGTATGCCGCCCAAATCCGAAAAAGAATATGTGGAAGTTCCCGCCGTGCTTGTTGTAGTGGAAAAAATGACTACATCCGTGGCGTTTGTTATTGATTGAATAATGCAAGAAGTGCCAACGGCTCCTGCAGTTGTCCCTGTGGCAACGCTTGTCACTTTCATTCCAATGTGTAGTGCGGAAGTTGATGCAACCGCCAGTGTTGCAGTCCTAGCCGAACCAGTGCCACCCACAGCAGAAATTGTTCCACCAATACTGGGCACATCGGTATTTTTTGCAAAAAGCTGAACTGCAACCCAAGGAGCTGTCGTTCTTGTGGCTTGAATATTTATTTGCGACGTATTCATGAAGGCATAAATTCGATTATTTACCAATAAGTATTCTTTTGATTGATCAATTGCTCCTGCTGCATTTCCATATCCAATAGTCAAATTTGGATTTGGCGTATTCGTATACGTAAATAATTGAAAATTGTCAGAAGCAGTTGATGTTAATTGCAGTCCATTAATTGTTCCGGTTCCATTAGAAAATGTACCCGTCACAGAAGTATTATTATTTAAAGTGATTCCACCGGGCGCACCAACCCACAAACTTTTTCCGGCAGTGCTTGTATAAAGTCGTATTTGATTATTCGTCGGATAGTCATCAATGGTGTATCCAATGGTGCCAATTGAAAGGGATGAAAGGGACTGCGTGGACGAAACACTCAACGTCGTGACGCCATTCGTTGTCGATGAGGTCAGCCCGGTTCCTCCCAGAACTTGGGCCGCAACATTCAATCCAGAAACCGTTAGCGTCTTGATAGTCATTAGCTTATTTCCACGCCAGAAACACTGAATGCCACCGTAACAGCACTCGCAGATACAAGCAAGTATTTATTGGTCAAATCAAGAGTGGTTCCGACAGTAAGAAAGACCGTGTCATTCGCATTGACGGTTCCTCCGTACGCAATGTATCCCGTATATCCCGAGGCTGGAAACGTATTTGCGGTAGAAATACACACCCTATACGTCGCACTGGCCCCGGCAGTATTGCAAATGACTATCGTGCTGGCAATGGCCGCAGTGACAGTGCAGGTATAGAGAACGTCTGCGGTTCCAATGGTTCCACTTGATGTTATTGCGCCCAATCTTTTATATGTTTGCGCCATTATGATGCTCCAATCAATTATACATTTTTATGAGCTTTTTAATTCGGCATTTTTTCATCGAACATATATTTCAAAACGGGCGGATCGGTTGATTCCGGTCGTGTCCTGACAGCAAGCGATGTAATCGCCTGCGCTTCGAGTACCGTTAGCCATCCCGATGCCTCCAAACACGTCATTCGTTCCGACGTAGATTTGATTAGTGCTTGGCCAAAGACCCTCGCCGTTTTCGTTCCATCCAAAGCCCCATCGAACAGATCCGGTAACCGAAGGATATAGCGTGTAATTGACTTGAGAATAATTAAATCCATAAAACCTGATATCCGTCTGACTGGAGAATGAACCATTCGACCACCCAGTAAAGGTCTTGGCGTCTCGCTTGAACAAGCCGCTGCCCCCGTACTGGACCGGATACGACAGGTTGAAGAAGTTGGTCAGCGATTGACGACTAGTGCCGTTAAAGTCGTTTTCCAACCATGTCCACTGAGTATTGTTGGAGATGCTGCCTCCTGTCCACGTGATCTGGCTGGTGGTGGTCTTGTAGCAGTAGAAGTCGGCAACGAAGTTGTAGTTCTGACCAGATGCGGCCCATCCGGCGTTGTCAATTCGAAACCTCCCGTGAGTCGTGCTGGCCGTCGTCGTGAGGGCAATCGTGTTGGCTACACCATCGACCAGAGTTGTCGTCGTCACGATGGTGCCGGACTGAAGTTGCTCGAAGTACATGGCGTGAGCACTGCCCTTGTTGGTTGTTCCCTTGTTGACGCCAACCGATATGGCCGTATTGGCGGGAACGGAAAATGTCGAGGAGTATGAGCGGTGCGTACTGTTGTTGGAGATCCACGGCTTGACACCGTTGTCCGTGTTGGCTGTCGGGGAACTGTTGATCGTATACTGGACATTGATGGTGACCGCAGGCGTGACCCGCGCCGAAATCTCCAAGGGAATCATGGTGACCTGCGTCCCATTGGTGAATGTCGCCGCGGTCGCGCCGCTGAGGTCATCAATGACCACTTCACGGATGTTGGTATCGGCCTTGACGATCCTGAACGCGTAGTACCGTTCGGCCATGACATTGGCGGGAGTCATGTCGGGCCACAATCCAAGGATATCTTTTGCACCGAAGTAGTTAAAAGTCTGGTATTTTGCATTTCCAGCATTTGTGGTGGTATCACTGGGATTAAGGGTATTGAAGGTGGTCCAATAGGAAGAAGAATAGGAAAAAGTGGTATCACTCAAGGATTTCCCGCCCTTCATTGCTAGCATCCATCCGCCACCGTCGTACGCGGAGTCCATCAGGCAGTAAACCTGCGTTGGACCGACAGTCGGGAGATTGATCCAATACACACCGTTAGTATTGGTTCCCGTTAACGTTTTGATGGACATTGCACTGTCTCCGGCAAGGGCAGACGTAGATCCATTACCTGAAGCATTTACAGGAGTAATTGTCGATACATTTGCCAATAATATTCCGGAAGAATTTGCAAGTCGTATTTCAATATAAAATGAATCAGTTTCTATTCCATCAGAGCTTACCAACGTTTTTGTAAATTCTCCCGAAGATGTTGTTCCCCATTCAGAATATGTGGTAAATGTTCCAGTCATTAATCCATCAGTAAAATCTTCTGCTAATACTGATCCTGTTAATGGAACAATTGTATAATGTAATGTTAATCCAGCCGTCGCTTTGGATAAATTGATCTTTACGGTAAAAGTCGTTCCTTCGGTGGGAGTAACTGACGGAGTGACAGATGTCCAATTCGTGCGAATTTGCTGAGGCCACGTCGCCTGCCTGACATGATTGTATGCCTGAAAAGAATCATATATTCCCGAGATTGACACAGGAGCAAACCCTGTCGCAGATGTTTGCGAGGGAAGATTCTGTGGTCCAATGATTCCGCCGTTTTTTATCATTTATTTTCTCTTATACCGGGTAATCTGTTGTGTACAGCGACGGGTATCTATTTTTAAAAACATAATAATTCTGCATTATTTCGGCGTAAGACAACACTCTGTTATATGCTAATACAAATGATATATAACAACTTGAGAATTCGGATGTAGCATTAAAAGTTCCAAGATAAAATGCATTTGGCCCTTGCGACCCGTAAGAGTTAGGGCCAAAACTCAAAGCAAGTCCATCGTATAAAGCCCAACTGTCAGAAGTATAATTTCCAGTGCAAGTAAATATTCTCCAGTTTGTATCGTTGTTTTGATAGGTAATATTTGTGCCTAATCCTGCACTTAGATCGTTAATCCATCCTTCAGAATAATACCTTTCATATCCTCCGCCATGATATCCCAATAAAAAATTATTATATCTTCCACTCACCACGCGCCCCTGAATGGCCGTGTTAAAAATTTTTGTTCCTGCCATAATTGTATGATTTGTCGTGGAAAGATTTGGCCCCGCAGTTCGAATATATTGTCCAACTGTACTTGATGTAGCAGTACATATCATTACCCCTCCATCTGTGGTTCCGCTCCAAGTAACCCCATTGACAAGAGTGCCATTATTTCCAGATCCGCTAAGATCAGTCCATGTTGTGCCAGTGCCTGAATAACTTGCAGTATTTCCCGCATCAAGATGCAACACAAGACCCGAAGAAACAACGCCGAAATTTGCTTTGCCGACAACGTCAATAGTGTTTGATCTTTTTTGCTGACTTGATCCTATGTATCCTGCGTTATTTGAAAAAAACGACATTTTTATACACCAATCTCTTCGTATGAGCAAATTGCTTCCAATTTGCTTACGGTGCTTGCGGTAAGTCTCAAGCTATCATTTTCTTCTAGATATATTGCGCTTTCTTTTGACAACAAAACTAGCGTTGCGTTGGCAGGAACAGAAATCAAATACGCAATACGATACGCCGTGGTTGCGGCTTTGTAAACATCAGCAGTAATATTATACGCTGTTGTACCGTCAACATTTGCAATAATTAATGAATTTATTTTCAATACTTTTCCTGAAGATGACCCGTTGGCTACAATCGCGGTTGCAGTAACTGGAACAGCAAGTCCTGCGGTTTTTCCGTACATGGTTGCTATTGATACGATATTTGGTGCGGCCATTTTTTAATCCTTTATCTGAATAATATTGAAAATGCAATTGCGCGATTAGCACCTGCCGCAGTCGTCCAAGCAACCGTCCCCGATGTGTCGGTAGCGGCGAGTACTTGTCCGACTACAGGGGCGGAAGGAAGATTGACCTGCAACGTTCCCGCAGTGCCAATACGCAAATTTCCATTATCTGTACGCAATGTTGTGGTTCCAATCCCACCATCTCCAGTTCTTGCTGAACTATTGGTAAAGATAACAAATTTTGTTTCAAGAACGTCATTTCCCATCCTGAATATTGTATAAGAAGTATTTTCTGCGCTTGTATTTCGCAAATAGAAAGCAGCTTCAGTCGTATTGGATTTAACGACAGAAAGATCACCGGAAGGACTGGTGGTTCCAATACCGACGTTTCCAGCAGAAGTAATTCGCATACGTTCGAGAAATGTGCTTCCGCTCCAAAGCGTATGCACCAAATCCGCTGCCCCATTCGTGTTCGTCATTATTGCTTTGATTTGAGCGTTACCCAAATCGCCCGAATACGTAGAACTTTCTAAGGCAAAATTTAATGACGCATCATTTCCAATTGTCGCCGTCGCGCCATTGACAATGCTTATTTCTCCGCCTCTTCCTCCCGCAGTATCTTTCCTTACTGAAAGCAAAGATTCTGGACTAGTGGTCCCAAGACCCACAAAACCTTCGCGAGAAAAATATATTTTTGATGACCCTCCGCCTGCATTTACCGCAGAATTGTTAAGAAAATCCAAACCTCCATAAGATGCTCGAATGCTATAATTATTTACGTAGCTAATTGCGGTAGCATTAACTGCGGTGCTTATTGTTTGATTTGTGCTATTTGTTACGGTATATGTTCCAACACCGCCCGTTCCTCCCGTAGTTGGAATAAGTGCCGTGATAGTCACTACCGAGGTTATGTCGGGTCCGCTAACTACTTGGCCGACTGCCCATGTGCTGGCAGGCCCAGTTGTCGAAACAACAGTTAGTGTCGTTCCCGAAAGGGTGATTGTTCCATAAGCGGCTACCGAATCAAAATACAGCGCTGTTGACAATTGAGGATTGTCTGTTCTGCGCTTCATTTGCAATCCGGCGAAACCAGTTCCGGCTATTTCCAAAGTGGTTGCGGGAGTCGTGGTCCCAATGCCGACGTTGCCACCAGATTTGAATGTCACCAAGTCGGCAGTGTTAATGCGTATTCGTATATCGTCGGTACTTGCCGTTTCAACACGCAGAACGTTATCTGTTCCTAATCCAATGTATGCTTTTGCCACGTCCGCAGCCGAAAATTGCATTAATCGGTTTGTTCCGGCCGCTGCGTTTATTGTCAACAGTTGCCCCGGACTTGTGGTCCCAATGCCGACGTTGCCTCCTGTAAAAAGCGCGGAATACGTGGAATTAGAAAACGTCTGTGTCGCTGTCCATGTATTTGCGGTGGAAAGCGAAGCCCCTCCTCCTCCGCCACTGCCTACTAAAGTCTCTGCTCCAGTCCCTGATTTGTAATACAAGGATCCAGACTTGCTATATAGCGTGAATTTTCCAGTTCCCGGAGCATTTGGCGCGACAGAAAGATCTGTCAATGTCAACTGGTTGATATTGGAAATCTGTCCGGTAGTACTATCCGGTGCAGGAACTCCAAGGCTAAGACCATCGCTGGTGATGGAAAAAGAACTTCCGGCCGCAGAAAGACTTCCTCCTGTGATGATCGGCAAATCCGTCCCAAAGATCGTGGCAAACGCCAATGAGGAAGAGCTTCCTCCCCCGCCTCCACTTCCGCTGCTGAATACCGACTCCGCCCCAGTATCCGTACGCTTGTAGAGGAATCCGTCGTCCTTGAAATACATCTTGATGTACCCAGTAGAAGGATTGGTAAGAGCCAGTGCTTCCGCTGTCGTATTCAGTTTGTAGGAAATGGACGTGAAAATCTGGTTTGCTGTCCATGTATTTTGTGTTGCCAACATCAGGGTGCTTCCTGCACCCCAGCTCAAGTTTCCTGAACCATCAGTGGTTAAAGTCTGCCCATTGCTTCCCGCAGTAGGGGGAAATATATATGTCGTTGCAGAGGCAGTTGCAGAACCTTGGAAAATTGTGGCTACGGAGTTGCTCAGGAGACCAATGCTCGTCAATCCCGCTATGGTTGCGGAAGTGGCACCCAGAGCCACCGATGTCGATCCGTATTGCACTGTAGAGCTGACAAGCTTGGCATTCGCTATGGAACCAGCAAGCATGGTGTTTGTTACTGTTGCGCTATCGCCAGTTCCAATCAATGTTCCCGCAAGAAGAGGCAGTGAAAATGCTCGTGCTGCTGTTTGACTTGCATTTGCCACCAAGGTTGAGGTGTAGGCATTTCCGATCAATGACAAAGTAGAACTGCTCAGAACATTTGCCGCGCCAATTTTATATGTTTTTCCGGCCGCAAGATCAAAATTCTCACTCGATGTCCACGAAGCACCTGTACTAACCCAATTAAGTGTCTTGTCTGATGCTCCTTTTACGGTTATTCCTGCGCCATCAGCGGTGGTGTCAGTAGGAGACGCAATGCTTGCCAATTCAATATTTTTGTCATCTACAGACAAGGTTGTGGAATTTATGGTTGTGGTTGTGCCATTTACCGTCAAGTCTCCGGTTACCGTAAGCGAACTGTTTACGGTAACTAATCCACCAGCTGCACTTCCAATATTGACATTTGTCGTTGATGAGGCCGCTCCCCCAGTGCCAATGTTTACGGTCTTTATCGTTGAAGCAGCAACGGCTCCCGTTGATATGTTTGTCGTACTTGCGGCAGTTCCAGTGTATCCAACGGTCAATGTTGTTGCGCTTGCAAATGCGCCAAAGGTTGCGCCTGAATCCATCGTAGTCGCGAACGTCGGTGAGGTGGAAAACACCAACGTTCCGCTTCCCGTTTCGTCCGTGACAGCAGAAAGCAAATTTGCACTACTTGGTGTACCAAGGAATGTGGCAATTCCTGTTCCGAGGGAGGTGATGCCCGTTCCCCCGTTCGCCACAGGCAATGTGCCAGTAACTCCGGTTGACAGGGGCAACCCTGTTGCGTTCGTCAACAATCCGCTTGCGGGAGTACCAAGCGCGGGAGTGACGAGTGTCGGGCTTGTCGCAAACACCAATGCGCCGCTTCCCGTTTCGTCACTGATAACTCCAGCCAGTTCGGCAGACGTGGTTGCTGCAAAAGTACTCAACTTGTTTGCGACATAGGCAGCGGTTCCTCCCGTTCCAAAGGCCACGGAAGCAGCATTTGTGGCCGAGAAGGTGAGCGTCTCGCTTATCGTGAGGGTCTTGCCATCAGCAACGGTGAGTGTTGAGCCTGATGCCGGTGTAGTAATCGTTACTTTGTTGATGGTGGTGGCTGTGGCAACGCCGAGCGTTGGAGTCGTCAACGTGGGAGACGTGAGCGTCTTGTTCGTCAATGTTTGGGTAAATGTTCTTAGTACTATTTCATCACTTGCCGCACCCGGTAATGTAAATGTCAATGCATCTGTCGTTGCAGAAAGCGTTATGGAGTTATTAACCGAGAGCGTTTTGGCATTGGTAATGGTTAACGTTCCGGTGGTGCTCGTAACTGTCAACCCGTTAACGGTCTTGCCCGTGAGGGATTCCGTACCAGCTAGCGTCGCAAGCGTCCCTGTTGTCGGAAGAGTGACCGTTGTGGCGGCTCCAAGCGTCAAGGTAAGTGCATACGCTCCACTCGTTGTAAGATTTCCGCCAAGGGTAATGGTTTTTCCTGTATTGGCAACTCCCGTGCCACCGTATGTCGGAGAAACGATAGTTCCCTGCCATTGTCCGGCGGAAATGATTCCCGTCGAGGCAAGGGAAAAATTTGGCGCAACACTACTATTGCCAACTTTTATCGACCCGCCCGTATACCAATTGCCGCTTGTGCTATTTAGGTCAGATACTGTTTGCGCAGCGGTCCAGTTGTTGGATACTGTGAGAAGACCAACGGGATCGAGAGGATATTCAGATGTTGATGTTCCGACGCGGTAATAGAGAACGCCAGTCTTGTTATAGATGACAATCCTGTTTGCTCCGGGAGCGTAGGAGCCAGCAGGAGAGATGGTTGAAAAAAGCAATGACCCCGCATTGACAGCGAGGTCTCCGGAGTTTAATGTAACTCCTCCTTCTGCGGTTATTCCTCCGGATGCTACTGTCAGGCCTCCTGCAACCGTTGCCATGCCAGAGGATGCAATTCGTAACCTTGGAATGTTTGCCATGAATTACAATCCTTTTGTGTTTAGAGTATACAATATTGATGACAACGGGGCGAATAAAAAAAATATATTAGCAATTCTTTGATTGAGAGAATGCAGAAAGCTCCTTGAGTTTTTCATACAGATGCGCAAATAACATCGAATTCTCTATGTTCCCTATGGGGAACGTAAAATTACGTGTTTGCAAAGGTGAACACCCGTTGCGTCTCTGTTCTTCCGACGCATAGGTGTTCACTTGCACTTCAATGGTTGTCCCCGGAGCCGCACACGATGCCCAAGAAATCTTGTGATATCCATTGACAAGGGTTATTCCATGAACGGTGAGAAATTTCTGCTCAAGAGCCATTGGGCGTACCTGAAGGCAACACAGCCGGAATCTTGCTCATTTCCTCAATATATGCATCATACGCAGCGGTTGAAGCAAAATCGCCGGGAAGAAATACATCTTCATCCGGCACATACCTATATCCAATACCAGCATACATCTTTCTGAAGTTGTTGTTATAGCTGGTCTGTACCCAGTTGCCACCGAGAAGGCTTTCACAGAAAGCCTTCCCTAGTGCTTCATTTTCTTGTCCGGTCGCATCCTTGAGGACATCGTTTGCCACGACGATGACTCGCTGGACAATATTATTGTTATCTAATTCTGCAAAATGTGCCATTGTACTATTTCTTCTCCGCCGGAATTTCAACAATTTCTTCAACGACAGGTTCTGGCACCGGAGGAAGCGGACGGATGATCTCTACGTGCTTCCATTTCTCGATTTGCACGGGAACACCGACATACCATCCGTCTCCAAGTTCGACCATGCGGTGGTTGACCATGATGTCTTGCACATCTGCACTGGACAATGGGCCATAGATGTACGGATCATCAAATCGTTCGAATAATGTTGGCATCATGCGCTCCTTTTTTAGCTCCAGAATACATAGGACACAACAATTCCGCTTGTCCGTATATTCTTTGTGAATGTATTTGAGTTTATCACAATCAAGACCTGTTTGTCCGCTGCCATTGGATCATAATATAGCTGGAGGTACTTCCATCGGGGAAGAAGTGATGAGGGGCTTGTCAATAATTTTGGATTGGCCGAAATTGCATTGACATTTCCGGCGCGAGAAAAGAAATTCCTGAATCCCGGCGACGAAACAAGTGACCAAGGCTTCTGTGTCACGGGCGAAGCAGAAATTGCTACTGGATATTTTGCACTGCCAAAATTCGGCACTGCATAGATTTTATTGTAAATGATTGAATTTGCAGTCAAGACAACGATTTGCGCACGATTGACGGTGTTCAAATTCTGTTGAATAACCTGTGCGTATTTGTATCGGGGAATCAATCCCGAGGGAAGCACGATTGGTTCAGCAGACACAATGAACGCATTGCTCTTGTATCGTCCAAAGGGATACCCGAATTTCGTGAAATTGTAGGCAGTCGATCTGGCGAGGGGCACGGGCAATCGTGCATACGAAGGAGGATTGCTGATTGCCTTGTACAAGGAAAGACTCGGGGCAATATTCTTGTAGACAACCGAATTGGTGGTCAAGGCAATGATTTGTTGCTTGTCAATGGAAGCGGAGTCATTTGTGATAACCTGTGCGTATTTGTATCGGGGCAGTGCAGAAAAACTCAATGGTTGCTGCCAAGGTCGATAATAATAAAATTTTATTTTTAATGACACAAAAGCTTTAGAAATTGAAGGAAATTTTTGCAGACGCGAAAAACTATATGACGAAGTGATGTTGTTTCCACCAAATGTTGCGTCATTTGATTGCACGACAAGTCCAGCAAGAAGATAGCGATACAAGTTCATGTCGGTTCCTCCCGTGGAAACCGTCCATGACATTGTTGTCGCTACCGAGCTTGTTACCTTTGCGCTTCCCGCTGCCTCCCATGCTCCGTCTGCCGAGGTAGCCCATGGAGTCACAAGTGCATTCTGACCTGATCCATATCCAGTGTTTGAAAATGTATTCCATCCCGCAATCGTGTTCACCGCAATGGAACCTGTGGAACTTGCGAGAGAGACTGAAGCCGTCTGACTTCCTGCCGGATAGATCAATCCTGAAGTAGACGCAAATGAGGCAAGCGGAGTGGTGGCATTGACACCCGAGAACGACCATGCCGCAGCTTGAATGTAGTTTGCGGAAGCAAACGTCACGACAACGTTGTAGGAAGCTCCTGTGGGTGGATTCAAGTAATACCAGTACTCAATCCGTGGATAATCACCAGAAGCTTGAGAGACGCCACCGCCTGATGAACCAGACAGGGAAATGCGCGTCATTCCTACACCGTTGTAGGTAATGTTCGTGGGTGTTACCGAGTTGTCAATGAATGTGACAACAACAAGGAGCAGCTTGGTTCCCGCTGCATATTGCGTCGAGCTTACTGTGTGGGCAAATGTCACCGAAGAGACATTTTGCCCACTTGTACTTGTCAATGCCCCAAATTGTACGGGCATTGATTATGCCCTCAATAACAGTCTGCCTGCATTACCTGCCTGAACATTCTGGAGCGTGTAGGCATTGTTTGAATAATAGATATTCGCGCCATAAGAGAAAATAACACGAGGCCCATTCGTCACCAAATTGTTGAATGAATCACCCATGACGTTGGCATTGATGGCTTGTCCAGTAGATTGCTGCAAATACGTCGGATTCCCTGCTGTGGCATGTGTAGGATCATTCAAGAGCACTCGTGAATTATAGGTTGTTGTTGTTGACCGTCCCTTTGGATAGATGTAAAACAATCCACGGAAAGGAACAACACCGAGATCTCCCAAGTAATCCGCATTATTTGCAACACGGTAGGACTGACAGCTGGTTGTCGATGCAGAAGTGTAGGAACTGCTTGCTGCGGACACCAATGCAGTAGTAACGCGATAGATGGTTCCGGTAGAAGCCGCAGAAATAATGCAGTAAATTGTTCCCGCAGTAGGGTCAATGTAGAAAGAAGTGGGATTGTATGATGTTGATGATGTGGTTGTGACAACAAGGTTTGCAACGTTGTACACGGAAGTTGCATTATCTGCAGTATACGAAACAAGACGCATGGTTTGTGCTGATGACGCAGTGCCGTTTTGCGTAGCTGCATACGTTGTTCCATTATAGTCAGGAATTGGAGTTCCAAATGCGGATGCAAACGCCAGTGCAGTGGGACTCGTATACAATGCTGGCAACGCAACCGTTGCAACAGCGGTCAGGGAACCTGAATAGCCATATCCGCCCGAAATGATGACTGGCGTTCCCGTCACCACGCCGCTGGTAACCGCTGCGGAGGCAATGGCAAGTCCCGTTCCTCCTGCAATCTGGAAAAACAGCGTCCCTGTCGTTGCGCCCAGATATCCCACACCACCGACGTTGATAGCAGCGGCAGTAACCACACCGGATGCAACCGTGGTGTTGACGGTAAACGACGCGCCGTAATTGAACGAACTACCCATCGTTGCTGCCATCACGACACCAGATGCAACCGTTGAGGACTGACTCAAGGTATATGTTCCTGTGCCACCAGTGCCGGTACCAAACGCAGTAATCACCGAACTTGCTGTCACCCCAGAGCCGGTGATCGTCTGCCCAATTGCAAGGTTGCCAATGGCTACCGCAGAGACAGTCATGGTGGTTGTTGAAATGGTGGCAGTAAAGGAACAATTCATGATGGCAAGTGAACAGACGGTTGGCTGCAGTGCAGCCTGTCTCTGTGTCACGTACAGGTATTTGTTATCAAGATTCAGATAGCCCCCGCCCATCATGACGGACGTTGCCAGCGCCGTCCCCGCGGTGTAGCCAGTTCCGCCATACACCACCGTTGCTGCACCAGTGGTGGCACCTGCTGTGGTCAGCGCGATGGAACACAGTGCGGGAAATCCCGTCTGTCCCGGTATGGTGAAAAACATCGTTCCAGTGATCTGATTGAGATATCCAGTTCCCGCAGCAGTTACCGTTGCTACAGTAACCGCGCCACCCACCACGGTTGTGGTAACGGTCAATCCTGATCCTGCACCATTTGGAAACGTGTAGCTTGTTGCTGCCAATGTTTCCGTATCGATCTTTACCACGCCGAAATATGTCGATGCATAAATGCTTCTCGCGCCGTCAAAGACAATATCAATGACCCCGAGGCTTACGCTGTTCGCGTACACCAGAGTGGGAGAAACCGTTCCCGCACTCATTGGCCACGTATAGACGCCTTCCTGAGCACAAGCCCAGACGTTATCACCGATCACGATCATCTTGGAGACGTTGGTGGTCATCGCATTCGTTGCTACGGGAGCGGACATCTTGTTCGCTCCATAGGTAATCGATCCGATTTCTGTTCCGCCATTCATCGGCAGGATCACGCAATCAGCCGAAGTGCCCGTCGATGCAACCCAACCTCCCGTGGTATCGAGTGTCAGTGTGGTGGTATCGAGGAATGATCCGATCTGCTTGGTGGTGCTCAAGTTGTACGTCCGCCCAAACGGAATGGACTTGGAAATCGCGTCAATGGAGATCGGAGAAGCAAATGCCTTGGCCGTCGAAGTATCCCATCCATACGTCAGATTGTAATAACTGGCAAGATGCAAGAGATTGGTATCCACCGAGATGGCAAGGGTTCCTTGTGGATACGAAGGCGGGAACATACCACGGTTTGTCACTGGCGCGTAAATCTGCGCTGCCGCAGCACCCGTGAACCCGTCCTGTGTCCTTGGGAATGCATACATGATCCTGCTGATGGTACCCGTCGTCTTTCCGTAGGGAGTGCCGATCATGACACTGTTTGTCCACGCAAAACACGGTGCACCGTTTCCAACGGTATCTTCAGGGACAACCCGTTCAAACTCGAACACTCCAGTCCACATTCCCGGCTCTGACTTGATGAACGGCCACAGGACAAGATGCCTTGCCGTTGCGCCCACCCAGATGAAACAATCCTTGAGATCGTATTGCTGGGGAAATGATCCCGCTCCGTTCCACGTCTCATTGGTTGCCACATGTGTCACACTGTTCCAATACTCGCAAACGGATGTGAAGAACTGCACCTTCGCAACATCCCAGCGCAAAATGAAATACTTCCATGTATACGGATAGGTAGCAACAGCGGTATTCGCAGTATAATTTGTGCCGCCAGAAACAATCGTGATCGTTCCCGCTGGCACACCACTCGTCACGCCAATCGTGGCAATTGCCGGAACACCGCCACCAGCAATGGTGAATGTCAGCGTACCTGTTCCAGAGCTCAGGTATGCTGATCCGGCAGCGTTCAAGGTAGCCGCAGTGACCACACCGCTCGACACCGTCGTGTTGACCGTCAAGCCTGTACCCGTGCCATCATTATTCGGAGCACGATACACATACGTGTAGATGGGAGAAAACGCACTGCTTGTCCCAGCACCCGGCACCGCATTCGTGACCGTATCGTAACTTGTCCACCCCAAGGCAGTAATTGCCGTGTTGACGCCGGAAAGAATATTTGCCGACGACAGTTCATTCGTGATGTTCACACGGTAACTATTCGTGCTATATGAAGTGTTTGTTACGGTCATGTTTTTCTCCCTTGTTCAGTATACAATTTTTACGCCTTAACGAGTAGTCTTGCGGTAACTTCACCTTCAGTGCTGTGCATGCTGTAGATATTTTTTATGAGATGAATGGCAGTATACGATGATCCGGTTACACACATTCTTGGGCCATTAGTAAACATTCCAAAAAGGCTATACTGCTCCAACCAAAACTGGGACATTCCGGCACTAAAACTTGTGTGTAAATGTAAACCTGAAGTTGAAGCGCCAGCCGTAGCATTATTTGGATCCGAAAAAATTACTCGTGTAAACTGCGTAATTCCTTCATATACTCCCTTGAAATAAAAACGTCCTTTTATAAATCCTTGAAACCAACTTTGACCACCGTAGTTACCAGTAGAATCCAAAATCGTACCTTGATTTATACTCAAGTCAAATGTCACGTAAGATATCGTTAAAACAGCGGTGGGATTTGCTGAGGAACTTACACGAGAAATTATTCCAGATGGATAATAACTAGCAGTAGTTGAAGATTTAAAATAATATATTGAACTTGTGCATGAATCCATATACAAACCATGAACACCAGATTGATAGGCATTTCCTGGATAATACGCTCCATTAATTGCAGTTATATTACTATATGAAGTATTGCTGTTGGTTGTATGAGGAATTGGTGTTCCCGTGGCAGAAGAAATTGTGTGCACATAACTTGCTGAATACGATGGTGGAGTAACATTATAACCCAATTGCAACGCATATACATGACCAGAATAATTAGTCATCATACTTAATCCAGAATTACCTGCATCTCCTCTCTGAACTGATGAGGTAAATGAGCTTATTTGAGTAAAAGAAGCAAGATCAATTATTGCAATCATTGGGTACACTAATGTATTGGATGACGTTACATAAAGATATTTATTGTCAATTACCGGCATCTGAGACACGCTTGTAATTGTCGATGTAATAGTAGAAGCAGCCAAAGTTTCTGTATCAATTTTTATAACAGTTTGACCGGTAATTGTTGTTGCATAAATACTTCTTTCGCCATCAAAAAGCATTTCTCCCACACCAGTAGTGTTTGCATAAATTTGTGTCCACGTTGGTGCTATTGGACTAATAAACGCGGCTGGAGTAAAAAAGGTGTTTAAAACGGTCGGAGTAATCTGGGAAGAAACATTCAATCTCCAAATTCCTCCGTTTGCCCCGGAAGCAAAACACGATGCGTATATATAGTCTCCAAGTAAAAAAGATCGATAAAATTTAGCAGGAATGTTGATTCTTATGTTATGTAGCCTGTTATTTTGCGCTTGATGCGTGGAAGTAAATCCACTAAAAAATGGCGGAAATACAGATCCGCCATTCATTGGAAGAATTACTGTATCGCCAGCACTTCCCGTGCTGCTGGCCCATCCTCCGGAGTTGTCAAGGGTTGTCTGTGTAACTTCCAATGCTGATCCAATAGGTTTTGTTACTGAAACGTTATACATTCGACCGAACGGCATGTTCTTGCCAATGGCATCGACAGAGATTGGAGACACAAATGATCGCTCAACCGGGCGGAAACTTGTATCACTGGCTGCTCCCGCCCATGCGTACTGTGAATTATATGCGGATGCAAGATGCAACAGATGTGGATCCGCTCCCGAGGTCATTGGCACGTATAGATTACTGTTGTTGGCACTAACAATAAAATTTCCACATTGTTGAGAAATATTTAGATTGTACGTTCCCGTTTGTCCTGTTCCCGATCCAAAGGAAACAATTCTCGTTCCCGGTACTACTCCGGGACCGCGAATCAAACTTCCAACCGTTATTGTTCCTGCGTTCATGGTTTGCACGGTAAGAACAGTTGATGGAACACTTTCATTGTTGATCGTACCAATATAGCCCAAAAACGATGCACTACCGTGTGTCAACGTACCACTTGGATACGAGGGAGGAAACGACCCCCTGTTGGTAACGGGAGCATATGCTCCCGCTGCAGCTGCGCCTGTCAATCCATCTTGTGTTCGAGGAAATGCAAACATGGTCTTGCTTGGCGAAACATGCTGGGCAATAGCCCCGTCGGAAAACTGCGTTCCAATTATTACCGAGTTTGTCCATGCCCAACACGGTGCAGCGTTCGCGACGGTATCTTCCGGCGCAGAACGCTCAAATTCAAAGACCCCAGTCCACAATCCGGGTTCTCCGAGGATGAATGGCCAAATCACGATATGTCTTGCAGTGGCACTGACCCAGATATAGGAATCCTTGATATCGTAGTTCTGAACGAATGATCCGTTATTGTTCCACGCAAGATTGGTCGCCACGTGATTGGTTGCATCCCACGACTCGCATGTTCCTGTCCAGAATGCCTGCTTGCGAATGTCATACCAGATAATGCAATACTTGTAGGTAGACGCATCCGCGTTGATTGCACGGTAGACACGCAGGAACATTGGGGATGCGTTACTGGATACCACGGACATGGCCGTCGCAGAACCCACGGTGGAGGACTGGCTCAGGGTATATGCGCCAGTCAACTGGCTTGTGGGAGCCACGGTAATGACCGAGTTGCTGGTCACTCCCGATCCGACAACGGTCTGTCCTACCGCAAGTGCTCCTGCGGATACTGCCGAGACAGTCATGGCAGTTCCGGAAATCGTGGCCGTAAATGAAATTGGGCTACCCGGAATCCAGTTATCCACCGAATCCCACAGCGTCCATCCAAGCCCCGTAATGGCCGTATTCATTTTTGTCAGGATATTCGTATACGTAACCTCATTGCTGATGACTACCCGGACACTATTGGTGGTATACGGAATGTTTGTTACTGACATGCATTACGTCCTTGTATACAAAAGAATGACTGCAGCATCGGCTGCGCCATTTGAAGCAGTTACGTCTATTGTAACATAGTCACTTGAAGTAAAGGCAACGTTGACTGCGGTGACACTTGAGGTATAGGAGCCTGCGGAAAGACTTGCAGTTGCTATTGTCGCGCCATTTTTTTCTACCGCAATTGAAAACGGTCCCGAAGTTGGCGCAGTAGAAGCATTGATATAGACACTCGTCACCGTGATTGATTGATCGGGATACCAACGCAATGTTCCGTTCTGTACACTAATCGGGCCGACAAAGTTGCATGTCTTTGTATACGTGGAACTTCCACCTCCACCACCGCTTGATCCGTTTGCCGCTCCGGTGATTCTTCCCTGCGCATCAATCGTGATATTTGCGCTTGTGTAATATCCGGCAGTGACGGCAGTGTTTGCCAAGGCGATGGTTACTGCTGAAGAGCCATTGAAGCTTGTTCCCGACAGTCCTGTACCTATGGTGAGCGCGTTGGTGGTGGTGCCTCCACCGCCACTGCCGCTTGAGGCTGCAGTAATCCTTCCTTGTTGGTCTACGGTAATGCTTGCATTGGTGTATGATGCAGGAGTAACCGCAGTATTCGCCAATGCAATCGTGACTGCTGAAGAGCCATTGAAACTGCTGCCCGAAAGACCTGTTCCTATTGTAAGCGAATTTGTTGTCGTCCCTCCACCACCACCAAAGGCAGTTTCCGCTCCAGATGCTCCATTCCTGTAATAGAATGATCCTGCGCGAGAATAAAAAATGGAAAGACCAGCTCCCGGTGCAGAAGGAGTTGATCCAAGATCACTTAACTTGAGAGAACCACTGGAAACGGTAACGTCTCCAGTGGCAACCATCAGTCCGCTTGTTACTTCCGTGGTTTGACCAATGGCCAACCCACCAGTAATGACTTGGCTTCCAACAACATCCATGCTGTTGGAAGCTGTGAAACTAGGCATTTAGTTTGATCCTGACTCCGTTGTCTCAACTGAGGCTGTCCAGTTGATTGTGGTAGATGTCAACCCGGTAACCTTCAGTTCAATAGCGTCATTTGCAGTGTCTGCGGCAATCGAAACGGAACATGTTGCCAATCCGGATTCTGCCGAAGCAAGAACCATTGGATCACCAACGAGGACAGTTCCTCCTGCACTCTTGTTCTTCCTGAATATTCCGACAATTTGCCAAGCTGCTCCAATATTATTCGTGCAATCATAGGCAGATATCTTTACCGTGACCCACCATGTCGCTCCCTTGGTTGATTGAGGAAGCTTCACAATATTCGATGCTGTCGCTGATCCACCATCTGTGGTCAACGTTGTCTGTGCGTTTCCTGTAGTCTGGACATAAAGCATGTAATATCCAAGACGATGATAATTGGCAGTTGCCGCTGGATACGCGAGCGCACTTGTTTGCGATCCGGCCACAAAGGAAAGTCCTGATGCGTCAGTCAGCAATGTTCCACTCGTCGGCAATGTAACTGATGTTGTTCCACTGGAAACAAACGTGATGGAATTCGCTCCACTGGTGATAAGGGATCCTCCGTTCGCAATGTTGAGCGTTGCAGTTCCGCCTGTTGTAACGGTCAATCCATTGATGGTTTTGTTGGTAAGGGATTCCGTACCAGCCACAGTAGCCAGTGTTCCAGACGTAGGCAATGTGACACTCGTCGCTGCGGTAGATGTCAATGTCGTGCTGTACGCACCAGCCGTTACCAGCGAACCTCCGCTGACAATGGTTAACGTTCCCGTGGTGCTCGTAACTGTCAATCCATTGACGGTTTTGTTGGTAAGGGATTCCGTACCAGCCAGAGTAGCCAGTGTTCCTGATGTCGGAAGCGTGACACTCGTCGCTGCGGTAGATGTCAATGTCGTGCTGTACGCACCAGCCGTTACCAGCGAACCTCCGTTGACAACGGTCAACGTTCCCGTGGTGCTTGTAACTGTCAATCCATTTATGCTTTTATTGGTAAGGGCTTGTGATCCTGTCAGTGTGGCAACAGTGGAGTCAATCGCAAGGGTGTTTCCGGTCTTGGTTAGACCTGTTCCAGCAAGAATTGATCCTGCACCGGAAAACTGTGTGAACGACAAGCCTGTTGTTCCTACAGTAATCGTTCCATTGGTTGTCAGCACCCATCCTGTATCCGCAGAAACGGTTCCTTCTTCAACGAAAGCAAACGCACCCGGCGTCACTTCCTGACTGCTGTCAAAATCCGTTGCGCGAGTCCATGCGCCTCCTGAAACAACAACGTAAATACCGTTGTCTGCAGTGACAGTTTGATCCTTGACAAGAACACGATCTCCAGCAATAACGGCAACACCGTCAATGGTCATTGTTGAATTAAGAGAGGCAATGTTTGCTGTTGTCGTGACGCGGACGGAATCCTTGACATCCAATCCTACTTTTACGGCATCAACATAGGCTTGAGTGGCAAGTGTTCCACTTGTCGGCAAGGTAACACTTGTTGTTCCGGTGGATACAAAAGTGATTGAATTTCCGCCCGAAGTAACAATTGAGCTTCCACTTGCCAGAGTCAATGTTCCATTTGTAGAAGTGATAGTCAATCCATTGACGGTCTTGTTCGTGAGAGCTTCCGTCCCAGCCAAGGTAGCCAGTGTTCCCGATGTAGGAAGCGTGACACTTGTCGCTGCGGTAGAAGTCAATGTAATGCTGTTTGCACCAGCCGTTACCAAGGAACTGCTATTTGCCAGTGTCAGTGTTCCCGTGGTACTCGTAACTGTCAATCCATTGATGGTCTTGTTCGTGAGGGATTCCGTGCCAGCCAGAGTAGCAAGCGTTCCCGATGTTGGAAGCGTGACACTCGTCGCTGCTGTGGATGTCAATGTCGTGCTGTACGCACCAGCCGTTATCAGCGAACCTCCGTTGACAACGGTCAACGTTCCCGTGGTGCTCGTAACTGTCAATCCATTGATGGTCTTGTTCGTGAGGGATTCCGTGCCAGCAAGCGTCGCAAGCGTTCCTGATGTAGGCAGCGTGACACTTGTCGTGTTGGTAGAGGTAAGAGTCAGTGCAAAATTTCCGGAAGTCGTGAATGCATTGGCAGTGCTAACATTTCCACCAACGGTGATTGTGTTCGAACCGTTGTTGATTCCTGTACCACCATAGGTAGCACCAATGACCGTGCCATTCCATGTACCGGCACTGATTGTGCCTAGTGATACGGCCCCAGTGGTATACAGGGCATAATTGTTTGTTGCGCCGGTTGGTGCAGCAAGCACCAATCCATATGCAGCAGCAGGACTGCCTGTTACTGCATATGTCTTTACGGTTGCAACGGCATGACCAGTTCCAGAGAGTGAAGTGCCCCCCTGTCCGTCACGCTTCAGGATCAGTCCATCTTTGTAAGACCCATCAACTGTTGCGTCCATGCCTTCAAGTGGCACGCTGAAAAGAGATTTATTTGTGCCAACAAATGTAACCATTTCTTTCTCCCATTATAGTGTTTGTTTTATTTTACCTTAGCTAGCTTATTTCTGTTGCCTCAATAATTGAAAGCCATTTTATTGCAGTGTTTGTCACACCAAGAACGGTGATGGATACTGCACCCAAGCTAGTGTTTGTGTCAACACTGACGTTTGCATTATCCAATGCAGTATCAGTCAGTTGTTCATACGTCAATGGACCAACAAAGGTGATTGTGCTTGGACCCAACGCGCGACGATAGATGCCTGAAATGATAAATGCTCCAGCAGAAATACCTGCCGCATTTGCAATAATGGTCATTTTTACAAACCATGCAGTATTATTTGTCAAGATTGGCATGTTTGCAGAAGATGCGGTCAATCCATCCATGGTCATTGTGGCAATTTCATTTGAAGTGGTTGAAGTTTGAAGCATGTATGTGGTGAAATCGTACGAAGTTGATGCGGATACTGGAGGTACTGATTGGATGGGATAGGAGGAATATGCTGTAGAACTTGCATTATTGTATGCACCCTTTATGGTTACCACAGCTCCCCATGTTATTGATGTGGACGCAAGACCAATGACTGAAACGACCAATGATCCAAAAGCGGAATTTTCTATGTTGACATAGACTGCTGCACCTGCAAATGCGGAATCAACCGAAACAGTTGTGGCCATTGGAGTGCCAATGAATTGCGTCGAGGCAATGGTATTTCCTTTCTTGAGCAATCCATTGATTGTCCATCTGCCTCCGCTTGTTCCGGATTGCGCATTTGCCACGACATCAACGACGAATGCCCAGACTTGATTGGAAGAAACCACTACATGATTTGTTCCAGACAAGACGCTTGTTGCATATGTTCCTCCGCTTGTCGTAAGATATGTCGTGTTTGTGTTGTCATTTGTTGTGGCAAAAAGAAGATAACTCTGGTCAGTTTGATTTGCGCGAATGATATTCTGAAGAGAAGTTCCATTGATGTTCAATGTACCGGTAAGATTGATTGAAGAACCTGTAAGGTCCATTGTTCCGTCGGAATTCAAATTTATTGATGTTGAGGTATTTGATAATCCGGCATGAGTATGTGTTGCGGGTGTCCATGTACTTGGAGTGCCGTGTATATGATCCGCTCGCGCAAATGCCGTGGTTGATGATCCAGTGCCTGCTGTTGCACCTATGGTGATATTTCCGGGTGTTGCAGACAAAGAAACAATATTCAATCCATGCGCATGATCTCCTCTGGCGACATTATTTGCTGTTCCTGCCACATTTGATGTTGAGGAAACCGAAAGGATAGTTGATCCATACGTTACTGAACCAGCTGTGCTCAAGGCATCATGTGTATGGTCTCCATACGCCGCTGTTGTATGACTTGTACCAAGTTGCAAGTGTATGGTGGTATCAGCAATATGCGTGGAAAGATTTGTAGATACCGTATTGATGTTTGTTTGCAAGGAATTTGTTGCGGTAGTAAGATTTGCTGCAGTGTTTGTCTGCAATGTGTTAATGCTGGTATATATTGTGGCACTAGTGGAAAGAAGCTGGGCATATGTCGCCACTGTTGTGTCAAGTTTTGTAAGGGGAAGTGATCCATCTGCAATACTTGTTCCCGGAACAGTCAAGTTGACTGGCGGCGAAGTGGATCCAGACAATGATGGTAATGCTCCATTGTTGAAAACCGAAGAAATGGAATTGTTTATTTGTGATTGTGTGACATCAGAAAGGGAAACGCCATTAAAATATAGCGTTCCTGATGTGCGTATTCCATATGAATCAAACACGGTCGTCTGGAATGCACTATCCTGATCATTTGATTTTGTCGTAACAGAAAACCCCTTGTTTCCCAGCGACAACGTATTCCCTTGTGAGGTGCCAAAAACTATTTTTCTTTCTCTGTCAAAGGGAATATTCCAAGGATTCGTGACATTGTAGGCATTCTTTGCTTCAAGATCATCGGGGATGTCGAGGCCATCAGCATCAGTGACGAGAAAATACGTCTTGTCTGGAAACACCATTTCGTATTTCCCAGTTGCGGTAAGTCGTTCGTAGACATTGCTGTAATGTCTATCTATCCGTGAGCCAGCTTCATTAAATGTTAATTCATTTAAACCCGGGGAAATGAATCCTACGCAAATTGGTATTGAAGAATTTCCTTCAACAAAACAAAGCATTGCGTATGCATCACGCGTTCCCGTGGGTTTTGCAAGCAAATTATCAGTTACCTGTTTGCTTGGATCAACAAGGGGAAGCCAATTTCTTCCTTCTTTTTGTGAATAGACGGTGTTGAGGACAGGAACATTTTGCCATTGAATACCTTGCTGTGTGCCTTCTCCCACACAGTTTATTGTTGCCGTTTGCGTGTTTATGGAAACAATTCTTGCAATGATGAAATTTGAGATAGGAGGTCTTGCAGTGATGTCAATATTTTGTATTGCAGATTGCCCATAATATGTTTCTAAAACAGACATGTCAGTTATACAATTTCTTCATTATTATTTGCCTTGAATTCATACTCATCAACGACACTATTGTCATATTGAATTTCTGCAACAACGGTGGTTTCTTCTTCTGGGCTTGAGGCTGTTTCGTCTGAAACAGTAGCGGGAGATGTCATGTACAAGTCAGCAAGCAAGGATTCTGCAGATGGAAGTGTAGTGACAAGACTTGTTCCGGCGATGGGAAGCCCTTCCCATGCCATACCCGGATCTGTTGTGATATCCTGAGACAATCCAGTCAAGGCATATGGAATTTTTGATCCTCTTGAAACCTTTACTGAAGTTTGAAAAGCTACTGATGGATGAAAAGTCCATGAATGGGAAACTGTCTCAACGTAATACATTTCATAGTCATCTTTTGTTGAACGCGCTTCGGCATTTTTTCCTGCATCAGGCACAATGAATAATTCTTGACCAATGCGTATGTATGGATTTCCAATCATGGAAATCTCTCCTGCAAAGATGTTATGCTGCTGCGTAAACACATCATACATCCATTGATTTATATTATCAAGTATTCTTGTTATGGTATTTTTTTCGTCAATTTTTTCTGAATCTTTATAGAATCCTTGATTCCAAAATGGAACTGCAACAATCATTGGCTTGAATCCAAATCTTGACATCCCAAGAACATCATAGAGAGGATTAAACGCATCATTTCCATTGTTTAATGAACAATTCAACAAACCGTAATTATCAGGGCCACTGGCATTTGTGAATTGAGGAGAACTACGGCAATCGAATTTTTTGCTTTCAGTTGGAAATTGACTTCCCGAAGATGGATTTTCTTCAACAGCGTAATCCCTCCATTTTGTAAAGAAAAAAGTTCTTGTGTCATTGTCATGACGAACCAGTATTTTTGAGAGTATTTCATTCCTTCCAATGAATGCTCTGTTTCCTGCTTCAACAAATTTTGTCTCATTAAAAAATTTTGCATTGCTAGAATCTAAAGGGATGCTATTTGATGCTTCCACGTTGACATTGTTTTCTGAAAGAGAGTCCGCAATGAATCTTCCTTTTGGTGGATAAATACCCCATTTGTTTCTGAATGGTGCCCATCGTAAATGAAAAAATGTTTTTCCCCTGTATTTTTCCGCAACGGTTGGATCATTCTTGTCGTAGTCAACGACAAGAAACTCAAACATGGGAGCGGGTATGAATGCGGATAACCATGTCCAGAGTGATCCTTGTGCTTGCAGAATGGTATATTGAGAATTTATTATGTATTCTTCTTGTCCGTCACTCATGGGAATGTTTATTTCGTATTGAATATCTCCAGCGGAAATTAATTGATTGATTGCATCAAATCCAAGAAATTTATCTGTCAAAACTTCTTTGAACATTTTACTCATAAACTCTGTATACCCAACAAGCGCTTTGACTGTCCCCTTTGTGTTAGACATTGACACGGGTGTCACAGTGGCATTTTCTGTTGATCGTATGATTGATTGAACACCAACATTTATGAACATTCTTTGTCTTGCCCTTGAAATCTCATTGATAAATTCAACGGGAGGAACAATGTTCTTTTCAGTAAATATTTTTCCAAAATCTCTTCCAGAGATTGTCACGGATCGCACTGGAGATCCTCTTTGAATTGTTTCCGTAACTCTTACGGCATCAACAAGACCTCGCATGATTACGGGAGGATCTTTGATATCATCCCTGATTACGCCTACTCGGATTTCACAAAGGTCATTGATATTGATGTCTCCAAGATTCACTACCGTGCCATTGAGAATCGAAGGACGCAGTTCAATCTCCCATTGCCCTGCAGGATCAGCAACGGATTTTGTCGTTTTGCCTCGAAGAACAAATTCGGAAACATCATATTTGCCAATCGTGATGCGTTGAGATATTGTTCGAACCTTTTTGGAAGAATCAAATGAAGAGACTTCTTCTGTGGGACTCTTTCGAAAAGAAATCATGTGGCTCTCACAATCTGCTTTGATGGATTCAATATTGCATAGTGACTGATTGCGGCCATGAGATCAACCTCAGTGCTTCCAAGAGAATCACCAGAGGAATTGACAAACTCTATGGTCATCTTGTGAGAGATGGATTGCTGTGACTGTCCTCTGTCATTGTTGAGACTATTCAAGAAATCATTGGGAAGTATGCGTCCGTTTCCACCCGGCACATAGACTTCCGGACCTTTCTCTCCAACAATGACAGGAGAGCGGCCAAGGACTTCTCCTCCAGCCGCTTTTTGAGCTAAATCTGAAATGACGTACAGATCATCTTTTGTCACAGAAGTGCCAGTGAAGTCTCTTGGCTTGCCACCTTCAAGCGTATATGCTTCTCGTACTCTGTCAAGCCAATCAAGTGTTGATTCTGGATTCTCATCGCTGAATCCCGGTGTACCCGACTTTGCGTATGATCCATGCCAAAGAAGCAGCGTCTTGTCAATGGCATCGAACGACCGTTGTTTTCCGGAAATCATGCCTTGATTGTAGACAGTTGATCTGATAAGTTGTTCGTTTCCGTTTTCATCATAGGTGACTTTGTCAAACATGTTGATTTTTTCTGCAATCATTTTGCCTGCAATATCGGCACTGAAAACTGGATTATGGAATGGATTCCGATCTTCCTTGGATTTGGAAGGCGCAAGAATTTGAAATAATCCAGTAGCTGATGAGACTGGATTTTCTGCATTGACATCAAAATGACTTTCTTCTTTCATGAGAGCAAACAGCAAGCGAGGGTCAACAGTGCCGGGGCCATATTTCCCTGAAGCGGCTGATGCTTGCATTGCGCGTTCCTTGAAGAACTCTATGCCTTCCGGATGACGATTGACAAAATCCACCTCATTGCTCTGCAATGGAACTTTGCTCATGCTATCCTTGAGATCTTTTGCGCTCACTACATAGGAATCGTATTGAGGAATAAACGGATGTTCCTGATCAAGCGTGGAAGTCATGCCCCAAGAATTATCCTTTGAGACAAGTGCCTCGCCTGTTTGCATGGATGCCCGCATGCCTCGATACACAGGTCCACCAAAAGCACGTGCTTCTATGGGCTGAGCAATCATTGCTGTCCTTGCCTGAGGGATCGCGCCTGTATCGAATGCTCTTGCTCCTCCTGTTATCGCTGCATTTGCAATATCAGTAATCGCTTTTGTAGGTGCGACAATATTTCCTATGACTGCAGATCCAGCATCTGTTATTCCTTTTCCTAAAATAATTGGACCTGTAATTGCAGTATTGACTGCAGCTCCTGCAAGCGAAGCAATAGGTTTGTCAATTGGCTGACCGAGCGAGATTGCTGTATATAATTTTGCAATTGCAGAAGAAAGACTATCTGCTCCAGTTTGAAAAGTGCTTGTAATGCTTGTTATGGCGGATCCAAGCATTTCATTTGCTCTTGTCAATTCTCCGCCTTCAACCATTGGAGACGTAAGCTGGTTTTTCCCTACCCTATCGGAAAAAATCTCTTGATCAGCCCCCGTTCGTTGATTGCCAGATGGATCAATTACTCTGCTTCGAATAAATTCATGAATTTTTCCGGCTTGCGCTTGTCGAATCGTATCTTCGTCTTGTCCCGCTTTCACTCCTGCGGAGCGAACATCTCCGAGTTGTGTGATTAATTCATCCTGAACTTTTTGATTCTTGAATATTCCTTGATTGTTTACCCATCCTGCCAATTCTTCGTCAAACGCTTTGCCTTCATTTGAAGAACTCAATATGGGAATAAGGGATTTCTGAAGCTGCATTCCCTTTTCTCTTTGTTCTTGCGTATTGGTATCGTTACTTTCAAAAACGCGGGTAAATTGATTCGGATTATTATTGAGCGTTCTTTGCCTCGCTCTCTGCGCTTCAGGACTGTTGGTAGCCGCCCTTGCCTTGAGTATCTGCTCTACTCCTGCCGCTCCTGTCTCCACTCCCATCTGTTGGGCAACAATACCGTAAACCATGTCATTTTCAAGACTGTCATCAATGATTCCCTTATCATCCTTGCCTGTAAATGATTTCACCATGGTTGCAATCATTTCATTTCGAAGGTTTGGATCTCCTCCTCGTAATGCACGATTGATTGACATGGGAGAAGTTGGTGCAGAATACGTTTTTTGTTGATCAATAAGTTTGGATTGTCGAGCTTCCAATTCTTCTTTTGCCGCTTGATCTTCTGCGCTGTTACTAAATTTAGTACCTTGCAATTGTTTTTCAACAGATTCCAATTCGCTATTTGTACGCTGAAGTAATCCTTGACGTGCTGAATCATATCCAGCAACCATCATCCCCGGAAGTTGTGTTGACCCTATGGCTCCACGAGACACAAGCGAAGCGTCAAATTTCTGGATTGCTTGTGTGCCAAAACCAATCATTGAGGCATCTCGTTGATTATTAAGCTGACCCATTCCCTGTGAAGCTTGGAATATTGACGTTTGTGTATCGATTGCATTTCCAATGGAAATATTGCGTCCACCTGATGCCACTTGACCAAGCGCACTGCTTGCTGCATTTTGCAGTGCTTGATCGCGAAGGGCACCAAATTGACCTTGGCCAATCGCTGCACCAAAATTCCTGTTGAAGCCTATCTCAGTGGCTCCATATCCCTGCCCTCTGCCAAATGTTCCAACCAAACCTGAACCACGAAGAGCGTCAACAACTTGACCGTATTGGTTCAAGTTCATTCCAGTCATTCGCGCAGAAGCAATGGTGTCTCCTGCGGAAACTTGAGAACGAACAACTCTTGTTGATGCACTTATCGAATCAGTAAATCCTTGCAATTCGCGCATGGAAGAAGTCATGAATCGCGTATGTTCAGCAACACTGGTTCCCAAACCAGTGGATACTTGCTGCACCTTGGTCCTGAAATCAGTCAAGGACATGCCTATATCACGAATTTGCCTGCTGAATTGTCCAAGTTCGTAGTCATTACCCTTTGAGTTAATGACTCCTTCACGAACTTGTCTTTCAAGCCCTTCTGGGGTAAGACCTGCAGTTGTTGCTTGCCATGATCCAAAAACAGAAGCACTGGAGAGCCCAGCTCCCAGCACTCCCTTCATGACCCCTGTACCCAAGCTTCCTAGATACGGTAAAAGACTCGGTCCGCCCATGTTTTTCTAGCCTTCGTCGGTTTTTTCTTCTTCTTCCTTGACCCACTTCCAGAAGTCTTCATCATCAAGACCGAATTCGCTTTCCTCGTTCTTTACCATGCCTCCTTGTGATTTTCGTATTGGTGTCTTGAGATGTGGAGGGATGTTTGGATTTATACTTTCTTCTGGAACAGAAAGTTCCTCTGAATCTTCTTCTTCAAATTCTTCTTGATTTCTTCTCTTTCCACTCTTCAGATCCGAATTGCTTACGGTGTTTGAATCAGTATACTGAAATCCATTCGGAGCAGGAAGAGCGCCTCCAAATTGTTTCAATAATATGAACGATGGCATATTGAATTTTATATCTTTGTTTTTAAAATCACGTAATCCATATTGAATTTCATGATAATATTGTCTTCGGTAAAAATCCCTCATTGCCTCCTCTTCAGAAACTTGGGTAAACCGAGGATCATTTATTGAAAAATTGTATTGAATTCTATACCACTCAAGGATGTCCGAAGATAGAACATCAAGAAGTGCTTGTTTCTTGATGAATTCCTCACTTGCTGGGTCTGGAAACTCGAAAAGATCCCCTCCATGATTCCCACTCACGATAATAATGAGAAAGATCATCAAATTCGTAAATGTTTTCCAAGAACTTGTCAATATTTCCATTACAATACGCAGGAAGATATCCCGGAGCTTGTGTAACCATCTGAAGCATGATAGACATCCATGTCATTTCATAAGTGCGTTGATCAACGGTGGATCCTTGCAACGCCAAAGCAACCGCTTTTCCTGCGGTTCTTTGAAGATTGAGATGTCCCCTGACCACACCAATTGTTCCACATGGGCCGTCAATCTCGTGACACTTTGAAGGATCGTATGACACAGAGTCTTTTGTATACGCAGGCTTCGGAGGTTCTGATGCCTTTGCAATGACAGCCGTAATGCTTTCCTTTTCAACGATGGATGTTGTTTCTTCGCTCAATGTATTTCTCCTTGTGAAATGCATGCTCAGTATAACATAAAAACCACCCGTAAATCCGAGTGGTTTTTATTTGCGTTTGCCACAAGAAAACTTCTATCCTCTGGAATACAAAGAGCTTTCCGCAGAATCCTTGTCTCTTGCATAAAATGTCACATTGTGCATGAGCACACGATTCGCATCAATGTTGAGATCTCCACCAGCAAAGAAACAATCCTTGTACTTGACAATGGTTCTTGGCCATCTGTTGACAGCCGGTGTGGAACCCGCTGCATCGACGTGAGAGACTGTTCCTCCTGCAGCGTTCTTAGTGGCTTCGTTACCAGTGTACAGCTGGGCATCCTTGACCTCTATATCAAAAACCTTGGAATGGATCACTCTCCAGACTTGAGAAAAGTCTTTGGTTGCGTCCGGACCATTGATTACGTTTCTTGCGCTATTATCTGATGTGGGGAGCAAATCAAGATTGTCCGCCGCTGTGTCGGTACTAGATCCATATGGCTGAGCCTGCTTATTGTACATTGCGGCACCCGGATCCATTTCCATGTATCCATCACCCAATGCATCCCTGCCTCCCCCTGACTTCAGCAGGCCAAAGGATCCAGCTCCCGTAGGCTCAAGTCCCAGCTTTGAAAGACTGATGTTGCGCAACACAAGAACAGAAATGGTAATTTCGTGTCGTGCATGCATGGGAACATATTCAATGGTCTGGAGTTGACCAATCACGTTGACGGGTTCAAGTCCATAATCGTCACGGAAACGTGCGGATTGTGCAAAGGCAATGGGAAAACCATCCATGTAGATGACGACCTTTCCTCCTGTCCGTACGCCTGTATTCCAAAGCTTCGCTGTTGTTGTCATGTCATTTTCTTCCTTTTCTTTACAAGATATGTGCGGTGATAAGCAGGTAATTTGCGGGAATTGCCGGACTTATGGAGAAGTCCACATAGATTGCATCACCAACGGTGCGCACATCAAGATCTTTGTACGCCGGATTGAATGCATTTCCCACAATCAGTCCTGCGCTATCTGCATAGATAAGAGTCGTATTGACCCTTCTTGTAATCTCCTGAATGAGCGCTCCATCCAATCTCGACCCAACAAGATCTCGTACGGAATTCCTGACTCGTTTCATGACAATATCTGCACAACGCATCGTGCTGATTTCGCGTCTGACATAACGTGTATCACCGGTCCATGTCGTCAATGACTGGGCAACGACAAATCCGCGAGAAGCCTCATATTTTATTGCAAGAACTCCATTGGCCGCAAGATCGTCAATATCGGACGGTTTGGCAATTGTTTCCAAAGCCAACAGGTTGACAGTCTTGTTTGTAAGCGGAATTGATGGATCCCTCTGCGCATAGAGAAGTCCGGCAATATATGGGGCAAGATAAACAGGAGACCATGTAATAAGGTTTCCATCTTCGTCATAATCCTTGATTCCCGGCCAGACAACAACGGCTCGTTTGTCATTGAATGAAGAGGCAAGCGTCTTGACATCTGTAACGCTCTGCCCTGAAGGACCACCAAAGACCGCAAAGCGTTCCTTCTTTCCAGTTGGAAGCGCCATGTTCTTGCAATGCTCAAGCACTGCAGACTGAATGACCGAGTTAGCGGTCATTGGACAGATAACTTCGACTGTTTCTGCGCTTTCCAGTTGCGTCAATGCATAGTCCCAGTGATAGGCAGTAACGGCACTCTGTACCGCACCAGAAAATCCATATGATCCGTTGGCGATGGATGATGCAGTGCCTGTTTTCACAACAGAGAAATGCGGAGAGTACACATCACCGAGGAGTGTCTGATAAATGCGATAGATGTTTCCCCGTAGAATAGTATTCGCAGTAGAGGAAGCCACAGCAATGGCAGAAGAACTTGGAACTGTTGTTTCAGCAAGAATGTCAAGATTTGTCGAAGAAAATCCAGCGTCTGTATTGCCAGATGCAAGAGACAATTTCCAGCCAGTTCCGTTTGCAATATAGCCTTGATTTACTTTTTGAATGATTGAAGAAAGCTGAGGATATTTTGCCCACGTCAACTGGTCTGTTGTATTATCAAGTCTGAAGTTTGACCCGGAAATGTCTGTGGGAACACTTGTGTAAGTAACCGTTCCTGTTCCCTTTCCTCCGGCAGCTGATGCGGTAAAACTAGTGCCTACTGCGTTAGGTGTTGTTCCGGAAGAACCCAACAGTCTGAAATCTGTTGCAAATGCGGTAGTGAATGTTACCTTGTCTGTAACCGCAGCAATGGGAGCAACAGGCGCAGTCGGAACTCCATATCCTGTTTGTCCAGCAACAGTGACAGTGATCGTGTACGCTGTACCGTTATCTGACACCGATGCAATGACAGGATTTAGACCGAGGGAAGAAACAGGAGTTGCCGTTCCTGCCGTAGCAACTGCTGCGACAGTACTGGTATTTGCAATAGTAAACGATGTTCCTGAAATGCTTGTATTGACTACATGCGTACCGTTATACTCAGTAGGACTAAGACCAGCTAACTTTACCAACGTTCCCGGAGGAAACTGATATCCTGCACCATGAGTAACAGTCCAAATCGTTCCGTTTGTCGTAATTGCCCCTGTAGCAACAGTTGCAGGAGTGGTTGCTGCTACAGTTATGACAGAAGTCGGATTGATTATTCCATTGGAAACCAATGCGCCAGTAAGAGCATACGTCCATCCATAGGCTATGGAATACTGGCAGGATGCAATGGTGCCCGTTGAGTCTGTAAGAAGAGTCTGTGCATCTGTGACGCTGACAATTTTCGCAACAGTTGAAAAAGCTACCATTGTTGTTGAGACAACGGTCTGGCTTGTTGCAGCACCGTTTACTTGCACGGTGTAGGTGCCAACACCAGTTGTGCCTGTTCCCAATGCGCTGATTTTTGTTCCGGGAAGGACTCCAGTTCCGCCAATCGCCACATTGACGCCAAGAGTAGCTGTTGCAGCGGTGACGGTCAATGTTGTTCCAGAAATTGATCCAGTAAATACACCCCCATCTCCAAAGGTAATTGTTCCTTCGGTCATGATTCCAGAAAATCCAGTTCCTGTTACCGTATATCCAGCTCGCGATACAGTATTCACTGCTGTCGCAGGAATCACGCTTGTTCCTGCGGTGACTGTTCCAACGGTCATCGCTGAGTTGGCATTTAATGCATTGCTGGTTAATGTTGCTGTTTTGACAACGTTAGCGGGAGCGGTGTTTTGCGAGATTGTGTAGTATCTTCCCTGTACAAGATTCCCTGCGGTTACCGTAGATGTCTCTGAAGGATTTCCCGATGTTGCTGTCAGCTCAATTCCTGTTCCTGTTATTCTTACCTTGGGAATAATCGATGCAAGGTTTGCCGCTGCATTGACATTACTAGCGCCATCATTGTTGATATACTCAACCTTGAGCAAATCCAATCCGACATTATCCGTGACAAAAGTCGCACCTCCATCACGAGTCAATGTGATTTTCTTGTATCCGGTTTTTCCATTGGAGGCATTTGCAAGTGACAATAGCCAAGAATTTCCGTAGTAGCCATATTCCTTCGCTGTCAAGGTAAAAGGGGAAAATGAAGTGGTTGCTTGCGAAGCAGTCGCAGCAATTGACGAACCTGCTGCAGTGGTTGTGGTAATAGGACTTCCGATTCGTACGGCAATGACTCTTGGAGCGCCAGCATTGAACGCCTTCCTGAGACCAAAAACCAAAGGATTGGTTACGGGATCTGGGTCTCCATAATAGGCAAGTGCGGTATTGTAATTGCTGAAAGCCAACGGCTTGCCGGGTTCTCCTCGCACAGCTTCACCCATGATGACCATCTCTGGTCCAGTGCTTGGCGCTGCTGCGAATGATGCATTATTGTCATCAATGTAGGATGCTACTCCCGGAGCGATCAATGTTACTCCATTAAATGAAACTGCCATATCGTTCTCCTTTTATCGTTGTTTCTTTTTACTATTTTCTCATTTATATGGGTTCATGCATCCAGCTTGTGAATTGATGCTCCCAAAATGAAGGGGGCGCGTAATACCATCCATTTCTTGCGGCTATGATCCTGAATCCAGCAAGCAAAGGGCGGGAATGATATTTCAATTCCTCTATCCATTCATCATATGAACAGGCTCTTTCTGCTTCCGGCTCCGGAGGAGGATCACCAACCCACTCAGCTAATGGCTGCACAGGAACAGGAACTCTTCCTCTTGTGAGGAAGAAGATGTGTTCGCGTAATGCTTCCTCTTCCTCTGCTTGCTGCAATGCAAGCGCTTCTGCGCTTGGTTCGACAACCGCTTCGGCCACTGGTTCTTCAGCTACAACTTCCTCAACAGGCGCATCTTCCACGATTGTCTCCTCGCTTGTCTCACCAACAACTGGTGTTTTTCTGGACCTTGCCATTTTTGTTCTCCAATTTTATTTTATGTGTTTACCGTACCCAATTCAATGCTTGAGGCAAATCCATATTTACCAAAGGAGCTTCCTCTCCATTGATGAATGTAACTACACGTAACACTAAGTGTTCTGGCAAATGCAACATTAGGAAGAAAGTTTTGATCAGGACGAAGGTCTCCACCGGAATACGATAGATCCGTGATTCCCATTTGTTCATAGGGCACAATGTATGGCTCGTTGCTTGTGGGAGTTTCTCCCTCAGCAAGAGCCCGTTGAATAACCAGATACATTGCGGTGATCATGTCTGAATTTGGAGCGACAAGAAAAAAATTGAATCTTGCCGTCTTTATCCTTCCATGCAAGTCATAGTGAGCAGTCTCAATACCCTTGGCATCATAGGAGGTATCCTGACCCATGTAATTGCCAAGTACCTGCTGCCTGTCCGATTCAATATCCATTGTCTGCGCAACGATGGGAGGAGTCTGGGTAAGCAGACTCCATCCCTTGCCAATCGTCCACTCGAATCGATCATCCATGAGCCATTTCTTGGTCATGACCTTGCTTTTCTCGTCAAGGAAGTAGAAGATCTCATCGAGTTTTTCGGGAAATTCCCCAGCACGCATTCGCTTGTAGAAATCATTGATCCTGTTGATGAACACGTACTCGGCAACAGACATGATATTAGCTTCGCACCGCAGAGAAATGAGCAGTTACATTCGATGCTGCAGTCAATCGGTAATACCTGAACGCAGTTGCCGTATTGAAATTAAATGTCTGTACCGTTGCTGCCGCAGTTGTACTGCAAATGGTTAGAAATGTCGATCCATCAAGAGATCCTTGCACATTAATTATTGTTGCTGTCTTACTGTCAACAACAAAACTATTTCGGCCCGGAAGATCATAAATATCACTTGCCTGCGACGCATTCAAGGCATTCAAGATAACCGTTGGTACTACAGACAAATACCAATACCTCATTGCATCATTGACATCATCAATTACAAAGGATCCACTTGGCAATGTGGTAAGTTTTGCCAGTCTTGCTTGTCCTAGTGTAGCCATCAGTTTTCCTCAACTCTCGCGAAATGATCCGGATACTTTTCAACCATGTAATCCACAGCATATTTGGGAAGCGCAATTGGTTCATGATTCCTGACAACAAAACTCATGATTTCACCATTGGGATGACGTTCAAGAACGTCAAATTCAATCGACGATGAAGCTGAATACGCAGGAATCTCTTCGGGAATCCAACGAATGTGATGCATCATTTTTTCTTCCGGCAATATCTCTGGAGGACGCTGATCTGATTGATCAGAAAGTTGCACGGCAGATCGTGAAGATACGGACTTTGCCGCTTCTTCCGCAATCATGATTGCAAGTTTTGGATCAGCACCATTTTCTATGGATTGAATTGCCTGAAGAGCAATCTCCTGCTGCTTCTCACTTGAAATTCTCAATCTCTCCCTTGCTTCCTCTGCAAGCTGTTCTGCACTTTTTCTGGCCATGAAAATCCTCTTTCCTGAAAAAGAAAAACCGCCGGGAATGGTTACCCGTTTCCCCGGCGGTTTCTCAACGCTATTGAAGTATAGCAGTATTAGTTGAGCGCACCAACGTTCTTGAAGATGAACTGGCGCTCAGGCGACTTGAGAACAAGTGTATGATACAGAAGCAGCAAGTACTCAAACGTGGTGTTCGTCGGAGCGAGCGGCATCTTGAGCAGTGGCGACATCTGCGCGATACAGAGGTCAGCCGAATTGCGGCAGATCAGCGGCGCAATGTTCGTGCCACCACGGAAGTTGTTGTACAACTCCGGCGTGCCATTGCGATCCGTGAACGTACCAGCCGTTCCCGGAAGATGTCCGACATACTGCCAGCGATTGGCACCACTGCTGTCAGTAGCACCAAATCCCGGAGTCGCTTCTCCGGAAGCATTCAACTTGCAACGATAGATTCGGAAAGACTTCGCCTTATCAACCGCAGGAACAGTAAGAATGACCGAATCTCCAGCAGCAACGCTCACCTCAGTTCGCGAAACTGTCGAAGTTACATTGGCAACACTATTCAGTGCAAGATCAGTAAGACCTGTAGCAGAAGCGATATTGGTGCCGGTAGTGCCAGATACTGCTACGCCATATATAACAGCCGTAGGTGCACTTTCACCTGCATCACTTACTGCCGAGATGCCATAGGCATAGTAGCCAACTTCCATGTTGGAAACAAAGCCAGATGAAGCATTATGCGCCGCAGTGATGACCAATTGACCACCAGACGCAGGAGCAGCAGGAACACCAGTTCCAGAATCACCAGTGGTAAGCGGGGCTCCACCTTCCACCGGCTCGGTGAAGATCGACCACTCGAAAGGAATGACTCCGAACGATGTGGACTGTCCGACAATCGACAAACCGGCGAGAAGATTGGTTCGAGCCGAAGTCGAAAGATCAGAGCGATCAACACTGGTGCCCGGTCCAAACGGAACGTTGGCAACGTTATTGATGCTTCCCAACTGTGTAGAGTAGCGCAGCTTGCCAAAATCCTCGATGTTCTGCGGGCTCATGAACAATGTGACATCCTGAAACGAAAGAAGCTTGCCTTCCGTCACGAGACGGGAAGCAGTATTCGCCAGAACATCCATCGTGAGCGGCTTGCCCTTCATGTCAATGATGTTCTTCTTGCGTTTGGTTGTAAGCTGCTTGAGAAGACCATCATAGTTCGAATCCGAACCCGAAGCATCCAGAATCGCTTCGTCACCATACATGACGGCTCTTTCGATTCTTTGCATGAAATCCATGGTGCGGCCAAGCTGATCCTCAGCAACCGGATCGACGGACATTCCGCCAAGGATGTTGGTCAGCACTGCCGGATGAGTCACACCACCGCGAGTTCCGAGGAACTTCACGTATGCCCCATTACGGCTCCACTGACCAGCTCCACCCGTAGGAGCGCCACCTTCGGCAAATCCGAAATGTCCTCTGGTCGAACCATAGGAATCACGACGGTTCCACTGATAGAATGGCTGCTTCGACGGCTCCTTGTGAAGGAAGCGAAAAATCTTGAGATGCTCGGCAGTCGCAAGAACGCTTGTCATCGTGTTGTCAAGGTTCTCAAGACGCAATGCACTGCCTTGTCCAGCTCCCTGACCACCCGAGTTTGGGTAGACAGGACCATACTGATTCGATCCAGCCGTGGTGACAATACCCGTGTTGAGAGCCTTGCGAATCTCGTCAACGATGTCATCTCCTCCGAACTGCTGACGGCTCCAGTCCCGGACAGTCATATCGAAGCTTTTGTTCAGGGGCTCCGGCCTGCGGTACCCCGAAGGGAATTCTGTTAAAAGCGACATAGTAGTTCTCCTTTTTCCTTTTTAGTAAGACTGCGCCTTGTTCAAGATCCGCTCTTGCAACTTCGGAGGAAGCTGCTTGAACACTCCCACTGGACCAGTAGTCGGACTATCAGTCTCAGTTAACCACCGCAGGGCTTCTTTCGGCGAAAATTCGCCATCAAGAACAGATTGTTGAATGATGGAACCAACCAACGACTTGGTAAGACGTTGCTCAGTGTCCGTTCCATCGACAATTGCACGACCTGTGTCATCGATCATGACGTTTGCCTTGCGAAGGGCCTGACCCTCAACAAGAACCCTGCCATTCATGAGCACTCCGGGGTTCATTTCGCGCATGTCTTCGCCGCCATTGGCAAAGGACTTGTTCAATGTTCCACCGTTTTGTGCAAGCGCAGCTGTGGATTTCGCCATTCTTTCAAGACCCAAGGCAAGTGCGGCTTGAGACTTGACAACAGTGCTTACCGCATTGGCAAGCATTGCCGTGGACTGATACTGCTCTTCGCGAACTGCCTCCACCTGCTCGGAAATGTCAGAGAGGAAACGTCCGAAAACATTCACCATCTGAGCAAGTTCCTTGCTGGCTTCGACAACTTCGGCGACTCGGGCACCGTCAGGACCATCAACGAGAGCCTTGTGAATATCACCGAGTTGAACAGGCGAAAAGCTCTTCTTGGTCATCTTCTTCTTCGCTCTGGCACGGGCCATTGCTCGAAGACGTGAATCCTGCTCTTCATCCTCTTCCTCGTCCTCATCATCTATGCCATCGCCATCCGCATCGTCCTCGTCGTCTTCTTCGTCATCGTCGTCTTCTTCGTCGTATTCGTCGTCTTCGTCGTCGTCATCGTCATCGTCATCGTCGTTACGACCGTATGCCTTACCCATGGGCATACCCTTGCCATCTTCTTCTTCTTCTGGGTCCATGTCATCATCGGCACCCTGAGCACCATCACCGGCACCCATTCCGCCCGGACCACCCGGACCACCCGGACCACCCGGACCACCCGGACCACCCTGTTGGGATTGCATTCGGCGCTGCAGTTCCTGCATCACCATCTGCTTCTGTTCTGGGGTGAGCTTGGCCCACATGGCGGGATCAATGCCCGGAGGACAAGGAATGTCTCCGCCCTCGTCATCCTCGCCACCCGGAGGAGGTCCACCTTGAGGAGGTCCACCCATCGGTCCACCCGGAGGAGGCCCACCCATCGGTCCACCCGGAGGAGGTCCACCCATCGGTCCACCCGGAGGAGGTCCACCCGGCATGGCCTTGCCCATCTTGGGAAGAGCAGTGCTCTGCTGATTCTTGGCATGCTTGCCCCTGCGCTTGTTGCTGCTTCCTTCGACATTCTGCGCATTGGAATAGACACCCGCAAACTTCTCGGGATTGATCAGTCCACGCTTGCCCATTCTCAGGATGTCAGGCGATCCGCCATCGATTTCCTTTCCAAAAGGCGAAGTCAGAATCTTACCCTGAAGATTTCCCTTGTCGGTGATCGTGCCACTCTTGGCCAGATCGATCAACCCGGAAACAGCTTTGTCCAAAACGGACAACGCATCAGGGATGTTATGCTGATTCAATTCCCTTTCTAACTTGGCACGAGCCGCGTTCATTTCATTAGCCATAAATTTTCTCCTTAATGGATAGTTTGAGCCTTGAATAATCTGGAGTTCTTGGCAAGAACTTCAGCAGCCAACATTGGCTGTATTCCACAACAGTACACAAGATGATCTAATGCTCCTTGATATCCTTTCTTGAATTGTTCATTCATTTTGCAGTTATTATCATCCATGCAATCATCATACAACATGGAGATAATTTCTGTAAAATCGTCCATGGAATACAGCGATTTCTTAAGACGGGAGTTACCCACTGCTGCATCCATTTTCTTCCTCTGGGCAGTTTGAGAAACAAGATTTTCTGTTGTCAAAACAGCAGGCCCAGTTGATCCGGGCCCCATGTTTCCTGTATTGCCAAGCCCAAACGTTTTTTCAAAATACAAGGACTTCACAAGTTCGCCAAAGCTCTTGAAAATGAAATGAGGAACATTATTGTCAAGGGTGTCAATCATCACTGAGTCCTGAACCTTGAATCCTTGGCTTTTCGCCATGACACAACGGGCTACCGCTTGGGCATTGACAGGTTCATGTGTTGCCGCCATGTGACGAACCACTGTTTCAGCAAGAACCGTTCCCTGACGGACCCGAACTCCGCCTTCGACGGAGAACCCTAGGAAACGGTCTTCTCCAATCCCTGATGCATCCTCCAGAGCCTTGGAAAGACCCCAGACTGCTTCGGATCTTGGCATGCTTTCGAAAAGGAGTGCGCGGAAAAATGTGGCAGGAAGTCCATTTGGTGTATTTGGGCCACCCGGAAGCTTGATGACTTCAAGGGGCTTTCCAATCTGGTCTTCTGGAGCGTGACTATGATTCCAATTCAAATATCCTTTTTCGAGCAAATACGAGCAATCCATTTTGTCCTGAATGACAACCTCCCCTTGTTGATCCTTGTCTTCAGTAGACGCAATACCCTCGATGATGCGACCTGTCTTGATATCACCGGTCTTGTTCGTATATTGACCAACAAATGCCTTGCTAAACATGAGCGGAACCTGAAATGTCGCAGTGACGCCCTCGCTTACCAAACTTTGCCGATGTTGTTTCAGAGATTCAAGCTGATTCATTGTTTTTGGCCATCCTCAAAAAAAACAGACCATCTTTATCACCGAGAATGCAATACATTCCTAGCGACGAAGATGGTCCTTTTGCAATCTGCAATAACCCTATTTCGTACTACTCATATAATACCTTTTTCATAACCGACAAAAGGCCTTGATGTTTTTGAAAATTAGAAAGGGTTATCTTCCGTGTTCTTTGGCTGGGTCATGCTCTTGATCTTCGTGACAGCAGCTGCAGCCTCTTCACGGGACATGTTCTTTGCCTCGTCAAACGGAATGTCAAGTGCTGTGCTGATCTTTGTTGCGGCATCATCAGACATCCGCCACGTTACAGGAAGGGCAGGAACAACGTTTGCGCGGCTGATGGTTGCATTACGCTCCGCAAACACCTCCTCCCGGATATTTTCCTCAAGACCATCATTGCGGCCGAGTGCATCCATCCATGCACGCTTCTTTGCCCTTGACTCGGCAATGTGCATGTAGAAAGAAGGATTGGATACGCCATGAATGACATTGGCCCCGTTCTTGCGAGGGTACGCTGCTCCCATGGATGTGTAACGACGATTAGGATCGCCTTCGCGCAATGGAGGCATGACCACCTCGGCCTTGATCACGCAAAGATACTCATTCGCGGGAGTTGGGGGCACTTCCATGGAAGTGTCGGTAGAAATCATTCCTGCGTTGCGGATTTCCTGAAGTACCTGATTGTACGATGGCCCGGAATCCCTTCCTCCGCCTGAGGAACGAAACCCACTGGATTGTGCGTATGCTGACATCGCCTATCTCCTAAGTAGTGCGCTTACCCCCAGTTGCTGGACGGCCATGGGAGGTGCGCCTTCCTCAATAATACACGAAGTCCGAGATCCCTGCCTTTTTCCCACCGGGGAGCTGGGGGAGTCCATGACACGAACTCGAATCTTGGCTCATAGACAACGGCGTAGACTGTCTCGAATGCAGGAGATGTTTCGTTGGAATTCCATAGCAAGGTTTTTCCCTCAGCTCCTCCAAGCACGTAATCTACATCCTGTTCCCATGTTGTTTCCGTTCCTGTCTCTGAGTTTATTTGAGAAACACGAAGTATTTTTTTTACCGGAGTGTAAATCAGTTTGTCTTTTTTGCCGCGAATAAGCAATTCCCCCGGATACGGAAATCCTCTGCTCCATGTAGGGATAATCTTGTCATAATCCTTGAATCTTCTTTGGCTATTAGGCAAGGGAGAACAGGACATGTCTTCAGGAAGCGCCATTCCAGTCTGCAACCACATCCTTCCTGTCCTGTCAGAATCAAGTCCAGTGATGATGGCAACAATCTTCTTGGGATTTATCCAGTACATTCCTAGACCATTGCAACGAACACAAGTGATATTGGCATCTTCTGGTTTGCCCGTTGGGGAACAGGTACACAGTTGCCCTTGATAATGAGTAATGACTTCGCCATGCGACAATATCATCCGAGTGTGAAAGGGAATATGGATTGGCATTTACGCTCCTATGACACCCATGAGGAAACCACCCAGTTTGGATTTGATTCTCGGAATCTCCATCTGTATCCATTGCTCATGTGCCTGAATGGTTGTCGCATAGGGGCCACCCGGATTATAGGAAAGGCTGCTTGACAGGCCATCCCTTGACGCGGATTCTCCACCCACACCACCCTGATAGGCTCTTCCTGCCTCAGTAAGTATCGCACTCGTGGCAACCCGTGCAACAAGCTCCAGAACAACCGCACGGTCATTTTGCTCAAGATCAGGCAAGCCGAATGTTGCGGTGTAATTCCAGAATGAAGGCAGATCATTCCTCATGTAAAAAGGAGATAGCATTGGATTTGCAAATACTGTCCAGCTTACAAAACTACGTATTGAAGGGACAAGCGTGACAAAACTGCTCATCCTGTCAACCGTGTTGTTGTACCAGTCTCCATCAACCTCCACAAGTTTGTTTACCCCGAAATAGCCAACAAGACGATGAATCTTGAGGCACCATTGCTGCGGGAATCGGAATCCCGGCCAATTGTTTGCGTTCCCACTGACGCGATAATCAACGGGCCTTCCGATCCTATCCCAATGAAGTTCCTGTCGCATCTGACCCATGTGGTCATCTGCGTAACTGGGTGTTGCAGGAAGCGTCGTGTATATGTATGGCTCAATAGGAAACCCTAATTTTGATTCAACCGATCTTATTGAGTTTCTTATTCTTTCTTGTATCATTTCATCGTTCATCATTGACTCAGTGATGAGAATGTTTTCTGTCTTGTTAACGGTTGGCAGCAGAGATGAATCCACTGTAACAAGCATGTAATTTATTGTTGACTGATCAGTCATTATATATTGAGTATTGGTATTTGGTTCAATGATTATTGGATCATCGTCTGACCATTCAAGTTTCCAATTGGGATTCAGATATGTCAATGTGAATAATTTTACGCCGGGAATGATTCCATAGGAAACTTCATCGATGGTCAATCCAGTTATGACCTTTGGTTGAAATTTCGGCGCAAGAATTTCCTTTGCCTTGAGTGAAACACCAAACAACCATGATTCCTTTAATTTTTTTGTTGTCAACAAGGTAATGGTAACCTTGGATGTCATTTCCCAGTATTGAGATGCATCGACGGAATTTTCTACTGATACCCTGTATTTTCCAGAAATTGCCCGATTTATTGCATCCTTGTCCAAGTCATCAGAACCGAGAAGAAAAGATACGGAGAATTTTCTGTCTGTCACAATTCCTGAAGTAACTATGACAGGCTTGCTCATTACGGTGCAAAATTGCTCGGGATAATTCAACGACGCAATTTTCTTTATTTTTACGGTAAATGATTCACCTGCCGTCACTGTTCCAGTAAATGATACAGAAACAACAATGGTGTTCCTGTTTTCTTCGTACCTGCTATATTCAGTTGCATTGGCGCTTATTGACATAGCAGATATTTGCATTTTATTTTTCCTGTTCTTTTTGATTATCTATGCTATATCGTGTTCCACAAACACATTCTAGAACAAGTGATTTTCCAAGAATAAATACTTTTGTTTTTGAATTAATCATTACCGCTTTGTGAACAACAGAATTTACCTCAAGAGTTGCGTTTGATTTTACCATTCTTGTCTTGCATTGCGGATTGGTGCAAACAAAATTTCCAGAGACAGACACATGTGGTTTTTGCAGGCTTTTTTGAAGTTTTTCAATGAGGGCAGATTGTTTTTCATCTTCTTGTGATCCATCGTTCATATTCTTCATCTTCATTGTTATCTTCTAAGGTCTTAATTTCTTCATTATCTTGTTGATCCTGCTCTTCCACCACAATTGCTTGAAAGGACTTTATCACTTTTTCAACACAGGCGTTGGCATCATCAGTAATTTGCTTTCCCTCAAAATGAAAAACCTTATATCCTTTTGCCATTAACCATGAATCTTTGCGTCTGTCTTTCATCCTCGTTTTCATGTTGTTGTGCCAAAATTCTCCATCGGCCTCAATGACGACATTGTGTTCTGGCAGAAAAAAATCAATTGACCATGGTCCTATGTCTGCTTGTTCAATAAAATTTATTCCTTTTCTTAGCAATGCATATCGAAGTTGATTTTCTATGTTTGTTGCTTTTGCCGAAGAAGGAGAAGATGATATTTTTTTCTGGATATTCTTGGGAGGATCACCATAGTACCTTGACCCTCTTTGACCGGGCAAAGAACTTATTGTTGTTTTCATGCCTGAATTTTTAATTGGCAATGATGAACTTGGTCCAACCCTTTTCATGAATTATTTCCATTTATCTAAGGCTTTTTCCAAACGGTTACGTCTTTCATGAGCAGTCTGTTCAGATTGAGACATTTTGAGTCTTTTCATCTTCCGTACCGACGAAGGTGCCAATCCTCTGGCATGTCCTCCTCCGGGAGAATTAGTCATGTATGTTCTAGAATATGCCGCAGCTCTGTTGGCTTTCTCAATGCGTTCTTTATCAAGATCTGTGTTGGCAATTTTACGCTTTTTTTCCTCCATTTTTTTCTCCTCTTCTTCTGACATTTCTTTACGGTGTTCTTTTTTGGCAATTCTGTACAGTCCATTGCCCATTTTTTCAAGAACGACAAATCTTCCATGAAGAGACGATTTCTTGTTATTTATTGGAACAATGACAAAAGTATTTTCTTTTGGCGCATCCCAATCAAAACCTCCACCACCCATGATCATGGGCATGGGAATTGCTGTCTCAAATGAATTTCCGCTTTTTTCCAAACGGGCAAGACTATTTTCAATTTTATTTGTCAGACTTCTTTCCATTGGATTCCTTGTCATCTTGTTTTTTTCATTATGGAGATTCAACAAAGCTCTTCTTTGTGCTTTGGCTTTTAATTTGGCTTCATATCTTTTTTGCGCTGATGTTTCCATGATTGTCTCCTAAGTAAAAATTAATATCAAGGAATTGGCTTTGGATTTGGAATAAAATTAACTCCATAAGTATTTTCATATGCATAATGCCAATGTGGATCTTTTGTTATTACTGACGGAGATTTCAATGATTCTGAAAACTTATTATTTACTCCTGTTGCAAATTGTCCTCTTGGATTTGCAGATTGAACTCGGCGTCCATTTCTGTCTAAAAACAGATTAGCAGGAACCATTTTTTCACCTGATGCGCTTGTTATGCCACGTCTAGCAGGATCATAATTGGACATCCAAAGTTTTTTTGCTTTGTCTATTTGTGCATCTATCAACTTTTGTTTATATAATTCTTCATTAGCGTCTTGGTGATGCCAATTATCAAGTGCATTCATATTCCAAGTCATTCCCGAATTTGATGCTTCCCATATTTTTCTTTTTTCTTGCAAATTATTTGTCATGTCGTTCCATACAGGAGTATAACTTTGATCATGATTTTGCATCTCATTTCCATATGTAGATCTTGCCCTGTCAATGAGAGAACCTAAATGTTGAGCGTAAGATGCCTGATATTTGTCAAATTCATTTTCGTGATTTTTCATTGCTCTCATTTGAGACTTTATTCTTGAGCCGGGAGTGTAAACTTGAGTTAGTGGATCAATATCGTCATAATAATTTTGCACTTGTGCAGTGGGAGCATTTCCATACGCAGATCTTTCCCATCCTGTTTGCTCGTATCCTCCGGTACTTGGATCGTACTTGCTTGTAGGCCTTGCCGCTCCCATGACATTGCTTGCTATGGCCCCTTTGCCTTGTGCAAAATTCTTAAAAGAATTAATAGGCAAAACGCCTCTTCCATAATGATTTGTTCCAAGCATTCCGGAAAGACCATGATTGATAATATCGGCTCCATAAATACCAGCAAACGTCGTTGCATTTCCGATGGCCTGCAAGATGTTCCATCCAGCAGCGCTTCCTTTTCCTGAATAGTTGATTTTTTCAGGATTATCTGGATCAACCGTTCCTCCCCAAGAAGGGACAATACGCGGAAGTATTCCAAGTTGTTTTCTGTTAAGAAGATCCAGTGAATTTTGAGGCAAAACATTCCAAGAAGATCTTCCTCTTCCTGCATATCCTGCTTTTCTTTTGGCTTTGCTTAATGACTCATCAATGTTTTTTTTTGATTGAAAAGATTTTTTCAATGAATTGTCTTCAAGCAAAAATTCATCAGGGAGTCCTGCTCTTGCTATGGCTTTTTGTAGTGCCAACATTCTTCCTGATAATGCAATTTGCATTGCAGCATTGTATTTTTTGTTGTCGCCATTTTTTGCGCCAAATGCTGATTCGATTGTGTGATCTTCTACGGATGGAGAAAGAAGTTTCTCAAAATCCTCAGTTGTTACAAGTTTCCCAATGACGGTTTTGCCGCTCAATTTCTTTTTGGCATCATTGATCAGTTTTTCAGTATTTTCTGCAATTTTTTTGTCATTATCTAGAGTAGTAGTATTTTCAACGATCTTATCGCTGAGCAACGAAAAATCCTTGTCATCTTTAGGCCAATACCAATTAATTGGCAGTATATCTTTTTGGGATTTTTTTAACTTTTTCATAGTTACATCACCACTCCGGATTGTACGACATTTGTATCAAAATTTTCGGCTTTTATGACTGGAAGATTTTCCAAAGGCATAGAACTCATATCTTCATCATCTATTTTGTGTCCCGCTTGATTCAAATAATACAATTGTAAATAATTATAAATAATTTTATTATGAAGATCTGTTGCATGAATGACTTCCGGAGTTGCTCGTAAAATCTGTGGTATTCCTACCATGGGCAACAACAAATGAGAAGGTTTGTCGCAAATACCCAATGCGACTAATGACGCCCATATGTATGCTGACTCATTCATTCCCATGGATTTCTGTTCTTCAATGAGATTTTCATCATATCCTGCTCGCCAATGAGGACACGTATCCATGCTTGAGGCATACACAAGAAACTGAAAGTTTTTTATTTTTGGATTTAGGCATTTGCGTTTCAATGGATCCTTGCTGTTTTTTTCAGAAAGATATATGCATCCAATGCATGATTTAAATTGTAAAAAATACCACCAAACGACGTGTTTGCCATTTGGCATTTTTGGAAGATCTACTCTTTCAACACCCAAGCATGCCATCATGTCAACAACTTGTTCTGGACGAGACAGTATGTTCTGAGGAAGAGGTGAACGGTATGGTTCCAATTTTTTGGATAAGTCATCCATGAAAAATTTTGCCCAATCCCTATTTGCCGTATCAGACAATCTTGATCCAAATTGATTTTCGACGATGGATGGCACAGGTATTTTTACGGAAAAATTACTTGAGACTGTAGGATTATTCATCTGGACATATTCTTTTCTGGTTGTTCTTCCATTGGTTTGGCATTCCACACATTGTTTGACAAAAAGTGTGTGTGATTATTTGAAATGAATATTTCCGAATGATCAAGTTTTGGCAATAATACTTTTTCCTTGTTGCCCATAGGCAACAAGACAGAAATAGTTGCCGGATTATCTCCGTAATATTTTTCAGATGCCATGTCACTTGGAGCAACTTCTGAAGTATTTGCTCGAACCTCATACGCACCAATGATCGCTATTCTGCTTGAATCTGCACAAACTATTGTTCCATCATTATTGATAATAGTGGAATACCCCATGTGCAATGCTACTTTTTCCATGTCAAACATATCGTTGTTTGTCAATGTCAAAGAAAAAAGTGAACTTCCATTTTTTGATTGTTTCCATTTTTTCCACGCCAAATATGTTTCTTCCAAATCTTTTTGCATTATTACTTTTCCCATATGATAATCAAATACAATCATGTATTTATCATCAACGATTTTTTCGTAATTATTTATTGAAGACATGATAGAAGCAATTGATTCTTTGTTTTTTATTGGAGAGTTCACCAGAGCATGCAATCCCGAATAAGACAATCCAAGATAATTTTTCATACCAAGAAAAAACATGTTATTTACAGAATTTTTGTTTGTCCAGACAAAACATCGAGCAATTGAGCCTGTTGCTCCATCATAACTCATTCCCAAATCGCGAGCATAGGAAATTGCCGGATTTGTTTTTATCTGATTGATAACTGTTTTCATTTTTTTGAAGTATTGAGGATTATAAGAATGTAAAACAGACTCTCCATAAAACAATGGGATTCCATCATTAAAATCATTGACTTTTTGAACAAATTCACCCGAAAGTATTGTTTTCCTGTTTTGTGTAGGTATTTTTTTCCCAGCCATCATTGATTTTTCTGATTCCCAAATTTGTTCAATATTTACAGGAAAGAACTTATTTATTTGCATGTATTCACAAATCATTTGAAGAAGAATTTCAGGAGAAACAAAAGTATGTTCAGAAATTTCTTCAGAAACATTTTTCCCTTCTATTCCAAATTCCGGAATACTATCAACATCACAACGATAAACGTGATAAAGCATTTGCGCAGTGTGTTGATCGCCAGCAATTTTTGCAAGATGTGAAATCGCATCATCTACCGATCCTAATTTTCCTGTCTGAGCCTTGCCAAAAGCATCATGATAACGAATTATTTTCATGAACATTTTTTTTTCTTCGGGATTGAAGAAAAATTCCGACGCAAATGATTCAGCAAGGATTGAAGAATATTTTGCATGCTCCTCTGAAACGCCGCCAACTCCTCCATCTTCACGAGAAGCTTTGCCAATGTCATGAAGTAGCGCTGCAACACGCAGGACGCGTATTGAGCGATCATTTTGAATCTCCTTGGCAGGACAATAGCCATTTGGTCTTGTGACATCAACAAGAGTGGCGCAATTTAACGAATGAGTCAATACGTCAATATTCTTGTGTCCCGGTCCTTGTTGCATTCCTTTCAATGAAGGAAACTGACGTGTCAGCCAAGATTTTACTGTCTCATATTGAGCAGACATCATGGTGTTATCTGGCAAGAATGGCATTTCCCACTCAATGGTGTCTGTTTTGCTGGCAGAAAATAATTTTTCTGATGTTTTTGCGTAGCTTCCAGAAGAAATTCTCATATTTTTTTGAGCATTTATTCCTTCAGTGTTAACCCAAAAAATAAAATCTGGAAGATATCCACAAACAATCATTTGCAGGCTTGAAAAAATGCTTACATTTCCAAATGCAAATTGCCTTTCTGGTTTGTATAAGAATATTGGATTTCCGTTATTGTCTGTGCAGGAAATTGAAAATGAATATATTTTTGAAAAGTCACTAGGAACGACTTTCTTTGTTTTGCTTGGAGAAGGAGTTTCTTTTGAGATTCTTTCAGCATGTAACCGCACGGAATACGAAAAATTAAATTTTTGATTATCAACTTTGATGAAGTCAAAATATGTTTTTTTGTCTGAAGCATTTGCCGGAATATCAAATTCGGTAACTTTGATCAAGCTTGGAACAAGCATCTTGTCCTTGGCGTTCATGGCAGTTGTATGCACTGCATGAATAATTGGAACAAAATTGATAAGTTTTACTGCAGATTCCTGATCTTTTATTTTTGATGATATTATTTGAGATTCATAAAAATTGGAAACTATGGAAAAAAATTCTTTATAGTCTTGTATTGTATTGTTTTCAGGAGAAAGACTCAATAGTTCATTTTTCTCAAAAATACTTACATAATCAGTAAGATTTCCGTTTACTCTTTCCATGTTTCCATATTTAACAATGATAGAACTTGCATCATTTATCGAATACGATATGGGAACTGATGGAATGGTAATGGTTGCCGGAGCAACTCTTTTCCCAAGTATTGATTCTGATTTCATGTTTTCCAAAGAGGCTTCAAAAAGAATTTCATTGTTAACGGTATATTCAAAATCAGTAAAATCTGGAGCATTTTTAATTTTCATTGCTTTTGCCAATGCGACAAGACCAATGATATTTTCTCGATCTTCTTCTTCGGCAGCAATGAATATCTCTTGCACTTGCTCAAAAAAATTGTTAAAGAGCGTAACAATATGTCCTTTAGAAATATGTTGCCAATGAACATCTACATGAAAATTACTTCCCGGATATTCCACCCTGTAGGAATTTTCTGAAATCGCCTTGACAATTGCGCCTGTTAAAAATGTATGCCACCATATATTAGGGTTGAGCAACTCGTTTTTCATCTCGTGTGATTGCTTGTCCAAAATATTTGCAATAGGATTCATGGATCTTGTGGGAAAATATGATGGAGCAATAATTGATACCTTGGAAGCAACTTGTCCTATTGAAGAAGAAGGAACATACGAAATATACCCCGAAAACCTCATCGCGCTCCAAGGATTTGCATTTGGAGCACAAACTGCTTTATGTGGCAAGGCCATGTTTCTTGCTGCAGAATACACATACATTGCCAGTTCTGACATCATGTATGTAGAAATAAATGACGCACAAGGTCGTGCGACATGTTTAATAAAATGCATTTCTTGAAAATTTGTGGATATTTGACCTATTTTTTTCCCATTCTTGTCGTATATTTCAATGATCCAGCTTTCATCAAGCCCTGTAATGCCCCTGAATGTTCTGCAAGCTATTGAAAAAATTTTTCTTTTTTGATTATTCTTTATCTCACATCGAAGCGTATGCATGTCTTTATTGACATATTTTTGCCAATTTGAAGATTCTTTTACTTGCTCAAACACATACAAAAATGAATTTTTCCTGTTTTTCTTTCTTTCGTCCTCAGAAATGAATCCATTTGAATCAAAAATTATGGCTTTTTCCAGAAATTCTGCTTCAGCAATAATGGTGCTTGTTGACATGTCATTTGCAAGAGACATTTCAAAGTCATGATGGGGATGACGCATTTTTTGCGAAAATGTTGCCCTCATGTTTGGCAAAAAATCCATATCCTGCTTTTCATACGACCATACGCCTGTTGAAAGATATGAGCCATCACCCCAATGTTCAGAAGTCTCATTCTCATCTCTGGATGTCATATCGGGATTTTTTACATAAAAATTGAATTTTCCTTTCTTTTGATAGGAAGAAAGAATATTCATCAGAAGTTTGTATTTTTCTGATATTGCTTTTCCAAATTTCAATATTTGATCTTTTGTGTAAATGTTTGATATAAGAGAAAGAAGCAATTGAACATCTCCGCTTGGAATATTTTTTTTGTTGCAATATGCGTACAGTTTCATGTAGGAAAATAATTTTCTTGATATTTCCAACAAATCATTTTCGGAAAAAACCTGAGGAGGAAAAATATTTTTTAGTTCATGCGCAAAAATTAATTCTTGATTCACAATTTGCGGATCCTTGTTCAGGAAAGAAGGCAAAACGGAATCAATCGGCAAATTAAAAAATACAGGATCAAGTTTCTTGAACACAGAAATACTGGGAGATTGAGCCTTATGCAAAATCTCAGAAAAACTTTTTAATTTGTCTGGAATGGAAAAAAATGGAATTAATGATTGCTTGTTTTCCATTTGTAGTTTTACTCTTTCGTGTGTTCAAGAAATGCTAGGTTAGGAGAATTAAAAAATATATTGCTTTCATATACTGGCCAATACTCCAATGGACTTGCGTTAAACATGATATGATCAGGAGCATGCGTTATTATACCATTACCATGAATTGCCAACGAAGCTCTGTGATGTTCATGCGCCAGATATTCACCGGCAATTCGTAATGCTTCTTCTTTTGTGTCTTTTCCATATTTGGCAATTTCACACACTACAGGATGATGATTTGCTTCCCTCAGAATAATTAACGTTGTTCCATCATCATTGATAATTTGTACTTTTAAATTTGATGATCCAAATGTAAAAGTTTTGCAAGGAAGGTTGCCCATTGCAGAAGTTGATGATTCGTGATCTTGGTGTAATTTTTCTGTCATCTGTTTTGCAAGATCGTGTAATTTTCCGTGCTTTATTTTTTCATTGGATATTCTGTAGGATCCGTCATCATAATGTTCGGATTCCAATCCGTGAACAAGTACTTTTTTCAAATCTTTTATGTTTGATGTTGTTTCATGCAATTTTTTATGAGGATGAGAATCATGAAATGATCCAATCATGTAGCTAATTTTTCCGGAGGGCAGAAGATTCCAATGTCCAAGAGCAGGACTCAATATGTTGGAAAAATTCATTATGGATTTCATTTTTTTTCCTTGATCACGAATTTGCGGAACTTATTTGAGTGCAAGCGTTAAAAAATGGTTCACTTTGGTCGCCATTGATATGTCCAAGTATTTTTTTTGTCCATTCCGTAAAAGACAAAGTTACTCTTGCTGGATCTTTAAATACATCGTCGGGTATTTGGTCAGTATTTTTGCCATAATTTGAAAACCCTCCCCTAAATATGTATTTTACTTTTCCTGTTTGAGTATCCATGTGTTCTTGAAGCTCTTGACTTATTTGTTGAGGCATTGAAATGCCCATGTTTTCTAAATATTTTTTGTAAACATCTCCTCCTGTTGATCCATCATATTCTGAAGTAAGAAAAGTTCTCCAAAACATTGCTTTCATCATGCGATTTTGTTCGTTTTCGTCATCTGTTTCTTCCCGAATTCTTGCAACCACATCTGCTCTTGTGATGGGTGAATCCGGACTATCAGTTTCCAGTTTTTTTTCTTTTATTCCATCAAAAAGTTTTCTTCTTATTCCTTCAAAGTCAGAATTATTTGCCCAATTCTCATACATTTCTTTTTCTTTGCTGTACACGCCATAGAGAGCAAGTACTTTGGATGATTCATCGTCAAAAGTTCCTATTCCCGCAGGACGAGTGCCAGTATTGGGAGTAATTCCAAAATTATCAAAAAGTGAATTTACCTTGGCATTTCTTTCATCTTGCATATCAAGAATAAAATTCCATGTGTTTCTGCCATTGAAATTCAGTGGATTGAATTGAATTTGACTTTGTCCTGCTGCTTCAGATAGTTTATCAATCCATTGATATTTTTGTTTTTTATTCAAGTCACTAAATTTTTTTCCTTCAACAGTAATTATCTTGAAATCGGTTAATTGCAGTCTTTGTGACGATCCATTTGTGTAACTGGAAATTACTTTTTCTATTACACTACGCCTTGGCGTATAACCAATAGCGTCTCGCGTCAATGTCGAGTCTCTTTCGATTTTTTCTTTCGAAACATCCTCTTTCAATGATTTTCCCTGTATTGATGTTTGATTATTTGGACTATACGAAGCTTCACAATGTTTGTCAACAATAGCTTTGATTGATTTTATTACAGTATTATACGAACCTCGTTCAGTAACCGGAATATTAGTCGCGAAGTCATCAACTTCAGGAAAAGGAGCACTACCATTTGGATTTGTTTTTAGATAAACATATCTCATGTATGCTTTTGCAAAGAAAATTGCTTTTTTCTGTTTCAACAATAGTGATGGATCTGAAGATGCTAGATCTGAATCCTGTATCCCTGCAACGGCGTCTACATATTTTTTCCCGTAAAGTTGGTCAGTAGCCAATGTCATCAAACCGTCTATTTGTTCACTAAGTGGAACGACAGGTGAGGTTCTGTTATTTCCTATATTGTTTGCAAACCCAACATTTGCTGCCATTCCCATTGCCAGATACATATGTTCCATATCTTTACTGCGATTGCCTGTGGTGGTTGTTCCAATTACAACAAATGTAGAAGGCCTACGTTGTGTTGCCGTCTCAAAATCTTTTCCTTGAAAATTTACACTGGAAGAAAAACCCAATTCTTTGCTTTTGTCTATTGTTCCACTTTTCCCATTCAAAAGTTTTGTTTTCCATCCATCATCGGTATCAGTATCTTTTGTTTTAACTGTTGTGTCTTGAGAAGCTCGGGCTTGCGGCAAGAATAAAATGTCATTGGCATCCTTGCTACTTGAAAAAGTTACTGCTGGGACAACCATTGAAAGATCCTTGCCTGTTGTTGTAAGTGATCTGGTCGGTATGGGAGCAAACATCAATGGACTTTGAGGAACAAAGTAAAGCATTACATTGGATTTGGCAAGATTTTTAAACCATTGTTCTGCAAGTCGTGATATTTGTTGCGGTTGGCCAAGAAGACCTGTTATTTCTCTTGCTCTTTGCACTCTTCCGGAATTTATTCCCGAAAAATCTTCAGAACCATATCCATTATTTCTTCCAAATAAAGTTTGCATGGGAGTAATAAAATTATTTGCTTTTAGTCCCCAAACATGGTTTTTGTTTTCGTCGAATATTTTCGACAAAAAATTTGATCCGGGAAATACAACCTTTGGTTTTCCCTTGTCGTCACTTATTAATGATTTTACTTGTCTTACGCTGGAATCTACGGCGTCATCTGTCCAAGGACAATTTATATGTACTTCATCTCCTTTTGAAACAACATTGCTTGTAGATGCAGAATAATCTTCAAATGCATCTTGCGGAATATTTTTCTGTGAATCATCATAAGTAAATTCAGGATATTGATCATGAGCATATCCGTCAATGTGACGAGGGTCTAGAGGGCTTCCATTTGGTTCGATAACAGGCCCTGTTGATTCCATCAATCCCCTTGCAGACCCATTTATTTTTACTTTGCTAGCAAGGATTTTTTTTCCTCCGGCAATATTTGCACTTGCCTGTTCTTTGGCAATTGATTGAAATCTTTGTCTTCTTGCCGTATATTCGGCAAGAATAATCATTGATTGCACTTTTCCTGTACTGTCAACATAATTATTGAATTTTTTTATACCATTTCCGCTTGACACATTTGAAGGATAATAATACGTGTGTTTTGAAATTACAAATTTTTTGCCACCTAATCCTTCTCGAAACATCATTATTTGCTGGAGCATTACTGGCACTGTTGTTTGACCACCTGTTCTGTTCGTAGTTGTGTATGCTCTTGTTTGTCTTTTTACTTCAATACGAATAGGACTTGATGGTGCGCCAAGAACATACGTTGAAGATTTTATTCTTGGATCAAATCTCATTCTTTTTAACGATGCAATTCCTATCTGTTTTCTGTCAGATACATTTTCTTCTTCAGACAAACTTATTCCGTTGTTAAAATCATGAATTTGCTTGTTGCCGCCATATTCCGTAGAATAATTTAAATCATCAACATTCCATTTCCAGTAATTTTTTGGTCCGTTTTGCAGCCAAATCCCATTATTGCTTCTTTTTGGAATCACGCCTTTTGCTAGTGCCAAAACTCCTGAATTTCCCGGAGAAGTATCATTTGTATCGGCATATATTTTTTTGCCAATTGCCATGGCTCGAACAATTGCTGACATTTTTCTTGAAGAAAAATGCGTTTGAAAAAGAACCAACACATTTGAAAGACTTTGCTGAAGCTGCATTGATGGACTGAAACCATTTCTTTTTGTTTCGTTTGAACTTGATGCGTATTGCCAGTCAATTTTAGGTTTCTGAAAGTTTCCGGGAATTGTTTGCGTTTGTGTTACGTAATCAAACGCTCTTCGAAGAACTTCTGGAGGATATGGTGAAATAACCAAGCTTGATCCATCTCGTTCTATGCCTCGTTGATAATAATTGTGTTCCCATGATTGACGGACATCTTCTTTCCTGTACGGCGCAATAAATTTTTCTAGAATTGTTCCTCCTTGTCTTGCCTCCTCAAGTTTTGGTTTTAAATCCATCATCCTTGAGACAAGATCATTGAAAGAAGCGGAAAAATCTCTTTTTCCATCTTCACCTACAGAATATTTTATGCCATATGCTCCGTTTTCCAGAATAATTCTTTTATTACCGGAAATCAAGATATCTGCAAGCTCTCTTTGTTCATCAGAATAACTGCTTGAGTTTTTATGCCAGCTTTCAGGATCGATTGTTGCAAGAATTCTTCCTTGATGAGTGGTGCTTCCTGCTGTTCTCATTGTGCCGGTATCGTAAGTTTTTCCAATTCTTGTTTCCGGTGTCTCAAACGCAATTGTTCCCAACGACATTCCTGACTGAAGCCTGTTTCTTTTAAGAAGATAATCAGCTGACGGAGATTCTCCGGGAAGCCTTTCTGATATGATCAATCCTCCATTTGCAAGTATTTCATTCATGAGAGTAGTTCTCGCAACATCTTTTGTTTGCGAAGCATTAAACAAAACAGGAACATTTTCTGCGTCAGAATTTAACCCTTCTCCAAGAATTGCAACGGTTTTTCCGTATCCTGAAGGAGTTTTTCCGTCTGGAGACATTGCAAATTTGTGACATATTGAATCTGTTCCGTGAGCTAATCCACTTATCATCACCCAATTGTTTTGAGCAAATTTTGCTGCAAGTGATGCGGCAAAAACAAATCCATTCCCAATTAATTGCGTACCTTTTTTGAGATTTGCACCACTCCAACTGCCCGGTTTGTCAGTCCCCATATTTCGCGTACCAACTCCTCCAACAGTTAATGCCTGCCCACTTGCAAGCGAATAAAGAAGATTTTGGCCACTTGCTTCCTGTTCCGCATTCAAACCGTTATGACGGATAAATAATAGTTGCGGGGCATCTTCGCCAATGTTTCTCAAAAGCGCGGGATATTTTTCCATTGATAATGGAGTGACTATTTCAGTGTTGGTTCTTGCAGCCCAAGCTTTGCAACTTTCTGCAAGATTTTTCAAAATTCCATCTCTTGCCATCGGTTGCAATGAATAATCTCGAATCATGGACTCAATACCATCATCTGTGATAGAAGAATTTACCTGTTTGATAAATTTTCTTACATCATTTCCCCCATCTTTAAAAAGTTTTGTTATTTTAGTGTTTAATGCGGTGTCAATCAATCTTTTTTCAAAATCATCCAATGATTCACCGTTAACAAAATTCATTTCTTTTGTTCCGTTGGTGTAATCCTCCGGGTCTCTATTGAAATCAAATGATTTTTGAGAATCTGGAATAAACAAAACAGGATTGTCAAATTCATTTCTGTTTTCATATATCATTTCACTGGGATCAAATCCTGAATATCCTCCATCATACACTTTTGAGGTATTTTCAGGAATTATTGAACACAATAAGAACTGTTGTCCAAATTCTTTTGCTTTCTGAATTGCATCTAATTCTTTTTTTTCTATTGCCGGAACAATGTGTTCTTCAAATAACTGTTCTATTGTGTCTGCGTTGACATCTTTTACAGTTTGATCTGCAGAAATTTCTCTTCTATTGTCTGTAGAGTTTCTAGATATTCTTTCTTTTTCAGCCGTATTATCATCAAGTATCTTGGAGCCTTCACTCCATATTTGTGTCCATCGAGGATTCGTCCAATGAAGTCCCAGTTTATCCAATGTCATTGCAAGGTTTGTCGCTGCAATTCTTCTTTCCATCTGGCTTTGCGTCAAGGGTTTTTCCTTGGAGAGAAATGTTCGGGTTCCTTGTTGAGAAGTATTGTCTCTTGAATTTCCGGACGTTACGGTGACCCTTTGCCCTGCGGGTCGAGGAAAATCTTCTCCAAGGAATCCTCTTTCGTCGGCAAGCATGCTTTTTAGAACTTCGACTTGATTTTTTCGAAAAGAAGGAATGGGATCTCCAAGAACTGAAGCTACACTTTTGGTCGAGGTTATTGCTCCTTTGTTTCCTTTCATGAAATAAACAAGCGGAGAACCTCCCTGTATTCCCTCGTTGTCTTTAACAGGACCAAGTCCGGGAATCAATCCAGTTATTGCATCAGGCAAATCGATTGAATTTGCAGGCACTATTTGAAAACCGAGCATGTCTGCTGTAATAGCCATTTGATGGGCTTTTTCAACATGGTTTGATAGTGCTTCTTCGGGATTTTTTTCGCCAAAATATGAAACTCCATTATTTGAAACATGAAGTTTGTGCTCTAATACAATTTTTAAAAAATCATCAAGTGTGATTGACTTTTCTTCTATTTTTGCACTTTCTCTCGAATCAGCATTTTCATTATATGTTAAGCCATTCAATTCCTGATGTTTTTTGGCCAATGTATCCATTAAAGCAAACAGTTTTGTTCCTTCTTTGTTTTCATTCAACCAATGGTTATCTTTTATAATATCAGGTCGTTCTATTGTATCTGTTGTTTGCAGCGGATCTTGTTCTGAATTATATGTATTTCTATTTATGTTATCTTGATCATTAATAAATGATTCTGGAGTCAGGCTTCTTATGTCATCATCTGGATTTTCTTCATCTGCTTGTTTTTGTTCCAGCTCAAGAGTTTCAGGAACATACGGATCTTGTTCGTCTCGTTCATATGATGATGCAGGATCATCTCTTATAAATACGGTTTTTGGAACAAGAGACATTATCTCCATTCTCATTTGCTGTATAACAAGCGCCTGTAAAGCCATAGGAATGTATGCTATTCCATCCTTGATTTGCAATCTTGCTGTTGTTGAGGGTGCATCTTCATTCTTTGGCGAATATTGGAGTTTTTCAGACAATGATCTTACAAAGTCTTCAATATTTCCATGAGTTTCTCCATTGAGGCCTACTGATTTCAAGTAGTCAAAATTACCTGAAGCGGCTGTTTCAACAGCGGACTTTGCGTTTATTTTTCCTGAACTGGTGACATGAGAATCTAATCCTCCAACGGTTATCTGTCCATCGTCGTGATAATACGTTGGAACTCCATAATGAAATGCTTCCTCTTCATCTCCGTCAAACTCTTGATCTTGTCTGTCTTCATGAATGTCAGGCGTGGTTGCATCTCCATGCATATCCGCAACAATTGCAGAGGATTTTCCTCTCTCCGTTGTGACGGATTCATTTTTGGTAATTGATCCCGAACTTCTTCCATATACCCATTCCCATGCTTCTGATCCATCCTCATGACGTACGCGTTTCCAAAACCCTACTCCTCCCCTGCTTCCGGGATTTTGAATTCTTCTGTATGGCTGAGGAAACTGAGGGTTAATCATTTTTTCATTCCTGATCTTCTAACATTTTCTCTTTTTTTATGGAATTTTTTGCATGATCAATCTCTTCTTGTGAAGCATTTATTTTAAACAGATATTTTAAATAATTTTCAGCTTCTTCTAGATAAATATTTTTGTTATTTTGATAAAATAATTTTTTATGAAGTTTTTTCTTCTTGTTGTCCCTGTTTTTTCCTTCAAAATCTTCTTCAGTTTTCTTGGTGTTTTTCTTGCTAGAAATATTTTTTTGAAAAGACATTTTATTCTCCATTTAATTTATGAGCAAACATGCATTAGTCATCGTCTTCAGGATAATTTTGGTCGTCTATTCCGTCTTCATCTTGAATTGACCCAACTGCTGGCGGTCTGTAATGATCCGCAGAAAGAGTATACCCTTCTGGAATTTTTGGTGTTACATCAAAACCAGTGTATGGGTTCAGTTCATTTGGATGAAAATGCTCCAGAGGATGTATTCCAAGAGGGTTCGATCTCTTTATCTTACCCCGTCTATCTGAGTGCCTACCTGCTGGAGTTCCTTCTATTCCGGGATATTCAGTGTGAACTCCAAAAAATCCCAATATTGAGTGAGGTTTTGTCTTTTCAGCTTCTGGTGTTATTCTAAGTCCTCTTGTTTGTATCTCTTGCAATTTCTTGTATTCCTCTGGACTTGGAACGACATTTTGCGAATTGCCAGATAACCGTGCACTTAATCTGGAAAATATTGAAAATTCTCCGGGTGACAATCCCAACAATTCTGGATTCATTTCTCCTTTTTTCGCTTCCGTCGATGATGGATAATAAGGATTTATTGGACGGATTGTTCCAGTATCTATTGTACCAGTATCAATTACATTTTCTTCTACTGAATCGTTAAGAGCGTCGGAAGGTAGTGTTCGGCCTTGGCCTAAATCTTCATCATCATCGTAGTCGTCGTCTATATCTTCAGTAACTGATGATTTTTTAAAAAAGAGCATTTTTTAATCCTAGTCTTTTCATGAATTTTCTGTATACATAGATCTTTTTAGATTTATTTTTTCCAATAATTCCTCAAGAAAAGGAGACCTTCCGTTTGAAGCAGTGCATATATGCAATTCATTTTCCGCTCTTGTCATTGCAACGTAAAAAAGATTTTTTTCTTGTTCTCGTGCAATTTCGTAATCTTTTTCATCTTTGCTTTCTGAAATGCGACTGTGCGGCCACCTATCATCCGTTACATTGTACAAAAATACTGTTTCAAATTCAGATCCTTTTGATTGATGTGCGTTTATTACTACTACTCCGCTTTTCTGTTCTTCATCGTGAGGTTCACCCCCAAAGTCTTCTTGCATTTCTTGATACAAGGTCATATCTTTGGAAGATGGAGCAACTTCTATTTTTAAATTGTAAAGTCTTTTCCTGAGGTCTGCAGCTTCTTTATTGGTTCTGCAAATAATTGCCATTGGAGGAACAAACACCCCTGCTCCCTTGTCTGTCCAAGGTATACGAACTCGATCATCTGGCCGGGCTTCGGATCCAAATTTTTTTCTAATGATGCTTGCCATGTAATTATCTTGCTCATTCATGGATGCTTTTCCACTTTTGCTTTTGGCATTGAAAATATTTACTGTCCCTGACGCAGATCCAATTGTATCCCCCATTTTTCCAGAAATCCAATTTCTGCCGTCAAAAATAGTTGCCAATTGTGCCAATATGTATCTTGCTCGATAATTTACGCCAAGCATGACATTTTTTACTTTTCCTCTTGTGGAACCATTAAATAATCCATGCCATTTTTCAAAATTTGTCGCATCAGAGAATTCTGTATTTGCGCCTCTGAATCCATATATAGCTTGATGTTCGTCGCCAACAACGGTGAGATTTGCTCCGTTTGATGCTGTTACTGCCTTAATAAGTCTTCTTTGCATTAAATTTATATCTTGAAATTCATCAACCATTACATGACGATATCTCGCTCGTACGTTATTCCTATCGTGATTGTTGTTTTCAAGATGTTTTGCTACTTTTGATATTAAGTCAGAATAATCCAGTTGATTATTGCTAGAAAGCATTTCATTGTATTTATGCCATATTCTTTCCAAAACAGGATTTTCCTTAATTTCTGACATGTTTTCAGTATCTTTTGCAGCCTGTATCTTTGTTGCAATTGTGGAGGAAAGACTTCCTTCTCCGGTATTTAATGCTCTCAACGCTACTTGTTGAGGCAAAGTAAATTGATTTATTATTGCAGTAATCATCTCTTCTTGTTTGTTTGTTCCTACCAATTGCAAATCTGGATCAAATGCTTTCTTTGTTCCTGTTTTTGCATTGTAATTTATTCCATCTATATTTAAAGCATCTACACCAGTAATTAATGAAAGGGCAAAAGAATGTGTTGTTGCTATTGTTGGATTTGCTCTGTCATCATTTATGTTGCCTGTTTTGAACGATAAAATACCGTCTTGCTTGCTTTTGTCTCTTAATTCGTTGTCAGTAAGACCTTCTTGTGTCAAAAATGTTGCAAATTTTCCCTTTTCTGCCGTGAATGAATCTTTGACTCTTCTTCTTGCGTCCCGAGAAAAAGTCAACATGAGTATTTGTTCTTGGGAAACTCCGTATAATGACGACAACATGAGCATCAAAGCAACCAATGATTTTGTTTTTCCTGATCCCGGAATTCCCTTAACAATTGTAGGTCCTGTGTTGTCTTGTTTTATTGCTGCCAATTGCGTGTCATTAAGCATGTCTTCAAAATATTTCGTTATTGCAACTTCTCTTGTGGCCCCATTTCTTCCCCTTATGGTTTGAGCAGCTGTAGTCAATGTCGGACTTTGTCTGTCTCCTGAATCTCTAACAGTATTAACGGGAATTCTTTCGTGATCTTCAATTTTGGATCCATTAGTATTTTCTTGCATGAGATCCTCATATCCATCAGGATATCTTCCATTCTCAAAAGCATTTGTCCAATTTATTCTGTTTTTTGCTTCTCCTTGTTTTGCTATCCAAAACAGCCTTAAAACTTCTCTTGTCCTTTCTTCATCGTCTGCACTATCATCATTTATTGCTTTTAGTTTTTGTATCAATGGAATAGATGTGTCAGTTTCCTTCAGTGCAATTTTAAGAATGTCTAAAGCGTCTTTTTTTGTATCATCATCTTGCATTGATTTTTCAACATAACTGTCGCACAACTGCCAATACAAATCTGACAAAGGATTCTTTGATCGTGATCCCCAGAATATTGTTCCATCTGATGCTTTCCATGTTGTTTCTGCTCCATCTACAGCAGAAGAGCTTAATCCTTGACCGCCCGGAAGAGATTCTATTGAATTTTTGTTTCCTGAATGAATAACAATGTTTATTTTCAAAGATTTTAATATGTCAAGCAATTCCTTGCTAAAAGATCCAATGGTTTTTCTCATGTCTTGAGGAGAAATAGTCCAATAATCAGGTATGTCTGTTGTTGTTGCGCGAGAATAATGTTCTGGAATAGTAAAAACATGATTTTTTAGAAACTCACCATGTTCAGGAAATTTGTCAAATATTCCATCTTCATTAATTCCTGCCCTCAATGGTGATGGACTTGATGTGACATCATCAGCAATATTTTTTAGAATCCGCATTGAAGGAATTGTTGCTGCTTCAGAATTTATGATTGCTTGATGATTTCGAAGTAATTGATCCTGTGATCCGTTATTCAAAGAAGAAATAATTTTGAAAATATCCGTAATAGCATCTGTATATGAAGATTGTTCAGATTGCGGTGGAATTCTATATATAACATCACTTGGTGAAATCTTGTGAATTGCAAATTGTTTTTCAGTTTTTTCTATGCGGTCTTTTTCTTTTTGAGATTTATCAAACGCTTCATTTATTGCCGCTGTTCTTGTTTCCGGATCTTTATCATAGCTTCCATTGAACAATTGTTCGTTTTTACTAAATTCTTCAAATTCTGTTTTCAATGATAAAAGTGTAGTGGCTGCATCACTTATTTCTTTTTTATCACTTCTTGCTAATTGTTCTAAATTTCCTTTTGAAAATGAGAATCCAAGACTATAGCCTTTTCTTTCGTCAAGAGCATACAATGTTCCTTCTGCCCTGTCTATGTCTTTTACTAGTGTCCATTTTTCGACATCTCTGGCATTTGTAAACGAATTTGTTGACTGATAAGGAAATCTCATGTTATCATCATCAGGTTTTGCGTCTGTTTTAATTGCTATTTTAGATCCCGGCAATAACGATGCTCCATTCAAGATGGTGTTTGCGTTATGAGTATCTATAATTACAAAATGAACAGCAGTTCGTCTTAATTTTTTTTCTTCGTCTTTTTTTAATTTTCTTCTCTGATCATAACTATTCGGATCTGCATCGTCCAATGCTTTTGGAGCGCTGAATCTACCAAACAACTCTTGTGCTCCACTCCATAATTTAGAAATTCTTCCTTGTTCTACTTCTTTGTCAAGATTTAATTTTTCGTTATTTTTTTTGCTGAAAAGTCCACTCATATCAAGATAAAGGCTTTTGGGGTCTGCAAGTCTTCCAAACATTTTTGAAAAAAATAGTGACGCATAATTTTTGTCTTTTTTGTCAAGAAGGGTTTGTTGATGCTGACTGTTTGGTTTGATTGCATCATCAGTATGATTGTCTTCGGATTCATAATCTGTATCTGAAACAACAGGTAACATTACAACAGCAAAATTTCCTCTTGTCGCTACTATTCTCCCTATAGCACTAGGATTAACTCCTTCAGCTGCTAAGCTAGCCAAACCTTTTGTAAAAAATTCTTTTATTTCAGGATCAATGTTCCATCCAGTAAAGCTTTGCAACCTTTCAAGTTGTTGATTATTTGATAAATTAGCATTAATATTTCCATGATCTGCAATTTCTGAAATTTGAGTTATTTCTGATGGCCGGAAAACGCCTAAATCTAACTGGGGAACATTTGTATTGCCCAATACTGCATCCAGCGTATTGTTTGCAGCACTTTTTACACTTGAAAAATTACTACTAAAAAGATTATTATCTGCTTTCATTTTATGCGACAGCAATTGCGCTTGATGTCTTATGGGTGTCATGTCAACCCAATATTTAGTATTGCCGTTGGCATCTTTTCCAGATATTACTTTCAATGAAATGCTTATTGAATTACCAGTGTTTGTGGTTGCCTGATTGCCATTTGCTGGATTTTCTTGATCTATCCTTTTTGTTCCAGAAAACGTCAATCCATTTATTGTAATAAATTTACCATTTGCCGAAAGACTAAACCCAAGATTTTGTCCTTCAGTCATTATGACTCTGTCACCTACCTGTGCATCTGCATTGTCTGCAATAATTAATCCTTTCTTATTATTTATTTTATTTTTCAATCCATTTGTTACTATTTTCAAGAGCTCTGCTTTGCTGGTTATTGGTGTTTTTTCAGGTTGCTCGACCCCAAAAAAAGCAAGTGACCCATATTCGTCATTTACCAATGAATGTGGAAACACCCATTCATGTGCCAAGCTTGGCTTTTCTCCATAAATTTTTCTCTCATCATCGGTTACGGGAGAAACATTTAGAGCAGTTATTACGGATGCTACTTCAGCTGGCGGAACATCCTTGGGAAGAGCGGCAGGATGTGTAAATCCTGTTTGCAAAATTGTATTATCTTTTTCGGCTTCATTGATTTTGACCAAAATATCATCATTGTCAATAAGCCTTCTTATGGTGACAGATGGATGTTCTCCGGCAGGAGAAACAATAGGACTAGCACTAATTTTTGCTTGTTTTGCGATAATCATTGAGGGACTATCTGCTGGACCTACCGCGCCATTGAGCATCATTCCGTCTGCAGGTTCTTGTTGTATTAGATTTCCATTTACGTCAAGCATTTTAGGGGTTTCTGAATTTTTCAATGCAATTGCTGCAACAAAATGTTGATTAGCTGCATGTTGAGCCATCGTGTCTTCAACAATTGATAATGCATAATTATAAAGTGCTCTTTTTTGAGCACTATCGCCGCCACGTGAAGCGATTTTTATTTTTTGTTCTGCGTTATACTCCTGTTTTGTTTTAGAAAGTGAATCAAGAATATTTTGTGAACTAATTGATGTTGAATCGAGCAATTCAATAAAATCTTTTTCTGATGGATTTTTTGGCTTTCCTCTTTTAAAAACTGTATATTTTGAATTTTCTCTTGTTTCTTTTATCCATTTCTCAATTTTTTCTTGTAATTCTCCTGCAAGATTTCCTTCTTCGATTTTTCTTTTTAAAAGAACATACTTGTCACCATCACTATTGTGCTTTTCCCAAGCACTTATTTTTTTTCTATCTTCTATTTGATCTTTAAGTGCTCCATGATTTGTCCCTGAATTTGAGCGCAAAAATGACGCAATATATTCGTCATCGGTTGGTTCGTCATTCTTGAGTTCAAAATCAGGATTTTTTATTTCATCCGCTACTTCATATGTGACTTGCGATATGGGAGTTGGCGGAGCTTTTTTCCAAAATGGACTAGTGGCAAAAAAACTTTTTTTCTGATCAGGATTCAGGCCATTAAGAGTATCGTCGAAATTTTTCGTTGATTTGTACAGTGATCCATCTGGATTTTCTTTGTATATGAGAACGTGCATTTTAGTAAAATCATTTTCAAATTTTACATGAGCAAACATTGTTTCAACACCTGTTGTTGGTGGCCTAAGTCTAAAGAATAAGCTGCCATTTTCCATTCGAATAGGGTCAGTTCCTAATTCCGGCGGTTCTGCAACGGAGAATTTTGACACATCAGAGGGAATGTCTCTATGAATATCTTGAAAAGCTCCTGCTGTTCCAATTGGTTCAGAACCATCTGGAAAATATTCGCGATCATTGCCTGCTATAGTGGTTATTCCGGACGTTACGGTGACCCTTCGCCCTGTTGCATCAACAGGAGCAACTATTCCGGGCTGCTCCCTCATGTATTGAAGTGCTTTCTTTTTGATTGTTTCAATATCTGCTTGTCCATTTCCATTAAAAGTCAAAAAATCTACAAGTTTTCTAGCATTTAATGTCCAAGTTCCACCTTTATGTCCAGACAAATTTCTGTTTTGAAAATCGCTCAAAGACTCCTGTTCTGTTCCCGGAGCAAAGATTCCATTATCTTCTGCATTTCCAAAAGCTTTTAATATGTCATTCCTTGTCTTGTCAGGAAGACTTGAAAATGCATCTTTCCACTTTTGTTTTTCTTCGTCAGTTTCAAATAGTTTTCCAGGGGTAGTTTTCCATTTCGTATATAGTTCTCCAAAAGAAAGACTGCTGTTTCTTCGAGCAGCACCTAGTTTTTTTATTACTTCTTGATGCCATCTTTCAATGTTTTTCTTAGCATTAGGCCATCCAAAAACCCCTCCAAATGGCAGTGCAACGCCAATGTTTCCATTTAATCTTGTATCGGCTTCCGTTGCCATCATTGATTTGCTTACTGCTTGATTCCTTAATATTGATGCATTGCTCCAAGCTTCAGTAACTTTTCTTGCAAGATTAGATATGTCTTCTGAATCGCTATCCTTTGCCGGAATTAAATTGTCAAGTATTTCATTGAGATGTTCCTTTCTTAGAGACCCTTGTACCCATATACCATCTTCGTTTTTTTCAAATCTATCAGCGTGAGAAAGTATTTTGTCCTTATTGTCATCAGTTAATGCTGCTGAGTCCAGCAATCTCTTAAAGTCTTCGTGCTTATACAGATCAGCAAGGTGCTCGCGAACGGTATTCGGGTCAATATTCGACCCTTCGGTTGCTTCTGGAAGAGGAGCCAACAAACTGTCATCATGCCCTATAAAATGATGCAAAGGAATTCCCAACAGGCTTGTTGGTTTATACAAATGATCAGTTAACTTTTGATGGTTTAAACTTAATAAACCACCTTTACGTCCATTTCCTTTTTCCCAACCAAAAAAAGTCTTGAGAAGTTTTTTGGTTCCATCAGTCATCGAATGCCAATAAATATGTTTTTCAACCTTGTCTTGATCGGTTCGTACTTGGGTTTTTTCTGGATCAAAGCCGTTAATTGGACTAAACCCAATAAGACCAGATGCAGAAACAAAAACACGTTCTAAAATGCCTTGACTTATTGTTTTCTTTCCAAGATCAATTATTTTTGTTGGGAAACCTTCCGAATGAATGAACTTCATTGGTTGTACTTCCATTAGTACGCTTCCACCAGCATGAGCAATGGACTTGTCTGATTCTGGTCCGTGTGTGTCAATTGTTCCATCTTCAATCGGAGGATATGTTGTCTTGGGAAATTTTACAAATCTTTCAACTAGTCTTTTTCCTGTGTTAGTTATCCTGTTCCATATGCCACGTTGTTCCGCTTGTTCTGGATGAGCAAGTCCTATTTGATCTCTGGTTAGCTGTACTCCATCTGCGGAAATTTTAGTAACTTTTGGATGTAGTATTCTAGTCATAACATCGGTTTGTTGTGGCTCAGAAGCCAAATGAGTAACATGAATTCCAACTGTTTCTCCAGCAATGTTTACATGATTACCAATATGCGTTAGTAGTCCTTTGTTGGTATCAAGAGGATGAACAGGACCTGATAATTCAACGTTATGAATTGGAGCATCACTTTTACTAAGGTCATCTGCGTTCAGTTCCAAATCACTTGCTCTGTTAGGTATACTTTGTGATTTGAAAAATAATCCAAATTTTATTTTTTTTGAAGAGAAAAAATCTTCGTAGATGCTTTTCTTAAAAATCAGCATTTTCCACCTTCTTCAGGGACTTTCCCTTTGACTACTGCCCAATCAGGAATTTGAATGTTTTCTTCTTTTAATATTCTATGAAGCATGCTATTTTCTTTTCTATATTCAACAAGCATTGTTCCCATTTCTTCTATTTGTTTCTTGAGTTCTTTTATTTCTTTTTCATAATCGTTTTTCATTAAATCCATTTTTACTTCGTAATGCAATGTCAATAATTGCATTTCTTTCTTTAAGTTCTCTAAATCCTTGCGTATTTCGTCTCTATAAGAAGTGTTTGCGTCAACAATGAAATTGATTTGATCATTAAAATTTTTATTTGATTCTTGTTCCTTTTTTTGAGAAATAATTAAATCAAGAGCATCTTTTTGTTTTGATTTTTTGAAGTATTCTCGAATCACATTCACCATAATTGTGATTAAGATTCCAGAAACCGCTGAAACAATTGAAACAATTTGTTGAGAATTAAAAGAAAAATCTTCATCAATCATGTGGGATTTTCATCTTTCAGCCTCATATTTTCATAACTAACTGGTTCTGATACATTTGACAGTCCTAATCGTTGCACCAATGGATTTTTTTCAATTTCATTTGATCTTGTCGGAGCCCAAATATCTCCTCGACAAGGCATAGGCAAAGGGAACATTGCTTGTTCTTGTTGCGGTACAATTTGTCCAGCACTATTTCTTATAATAGAAGAAGGTTTCACTGGCATAGGCATCAATATGGATAATGATCGTATTGCGGACATAAGTATTGTACAATTATTTTTCTTGGCGCAATTTCCGCAAGACTTTTCTGGCATTTTTGGCTTTGATCCATGAATTATTATGTCAGGATCATCTTCTGGTTGGGAATAATTTGTCAGTTGAATTCTCATTTGTTTCACCACTCGGCATGATGTATCATCATAACACAGGAACATGTCAAACTCATGGCTTTCAAAAGATTCAGTGATATTCGGAGACAAAAATGCCACAATCTTTACGATTAAAAAAAGCATTAAAAAATTTAAATCACAGTAATTTGTTGCTTGAAAACATTAATGAGCATTTAACAATTTCTGTTTCTGGTGAAGAAGATCTTGAAAAAAGCCTTGGCAAGAACAGGGCTCCACAAAAACGTCCGACAAAAATCACTTCTTCTGCAGCATTTGAGGGGCACATAGGAACTGGAGTTCGCCCTTCGGCAAAATCAACCATGGCGAACAAAATCATTTCCTCCCTTATGGGAGGATCATCCTCACCTGCCAACGGTTCCTCGCCATTTCCTGCGATCACTTTTTCTGGACCATCAAAATCCCTTGGAGAATCCAAGGAAGACTGGCAATCTCATCCTAACTGTTCCGTTGGATCATTTGCTTTTATTCAACATCCATACAAGCATCAACAACCCGTTTGGACACGAATCATTTCAATAGGAAAGCATGGAATACAAGCAAATGAAACCAGTGGACATACGCACAATGTGCGATGGCCACACATTCTGGATATTCAGCCTGTTATTGGTCATGGCATTCATCCTGCTGAAGACAAAGAAGTAGTCATTGATTTACACAAGATGGGGGCACCACTTGAGCACGATAGCAAATTGTCTCATGCAGATTTGATGCATGCTGAAGAATATCTTCGTCAATTGAATCTTCCAATAATATCAGATCTCATTCATGGAGAATTGGAAGATTCAGGTTCGGCATACGATGAGTTAAGAAATATTCATGCTCCACTTGATCCAGTTTCCATGACTGAAGATACTAGTGGCAAGAACAGCGTATTGCCTGCGCATTTGCAGGAACTCATTGATGAGCTTTCTTCCATGGGCAAACCCATTGACGTTGAAAAACTTTCCAAGCTTCCCAAAAAAGATATTTTAAAAGTTCTTGAATATTATTTTAAGGATTCAAATATATGACATTTCAATCATTTATTGAAGAATGGGAAATAATGCTCCCTGATGGAACAATTATACGCGACGAAATACAATATTCCTATGCGATGAGTCCAATAGGAGTTGAGATTGTTCCTCAAAAAAATCGCAGAATAATAACTAGTCCTGAAGGAGAAGAGGAATATGTTCCTGTTCCTGAGGATTATGAACAAAATCGCGTTGATCTTTGTGAGATTAATGATAAATGGAAAAAGCAAAATGAAAAATATTTTGAAAAACATGAACACAGAGAAAAGGATTATCTTGAATACAGCAAATGGATAAGTAATAATCTTAAAGATTCGTCTTTGACAAGTCTTTTGATGACATTTGCTCCAAAATCTTCAAGCGTTTCAGGAATTAGTGGATTATTGCTGCGTCACACACAGAAGGAACAAAAATGAACTGCTCACACTGCGGCGCAAAAGCACACACCCATGTTTTGTGGATTATTCCCAAGGAAAATATTCTCCTGAAAGACAAAAGACTTATTTGTGAGGATTGCATTCCAGCCTTGAGAAGCATCTACGGAAAAAGAAGCGACAGGCAAATAGAAATTGAAAAATCTTGATCATGGCAAAGACATAGTTTATCTATAAAAAATTGCTATGATAAACAAAAGGTAGAATATGAACAGAGAAATAAGAAATCTTGTTGAAAAATTGGCAAAATCCAATTTGAAAAAAGAACACGAAAAATCATTCGTACCAAAAGGAAGTATTCCTCGTGTCATGCACGTGGATTCATTTTCTGATAACACTCCTGATGTTTCTCATGTTCGCCATGGTTCCATGTTCATGATTACTGTTCATTTAAAAAATTCTCCTCTTTATGGAAAAACCTTGTTGCTTCAAAAATTAAAAAATGGATTTTACAAGTTAGTCACCGAAGACGGAGAAAAAGATTCACATGGTCCACAAAAAATTATTGTAGACATGGAAAAATCTCTTGTCAAGTATATGAATAAAAAAGGTGCAAAAAAATGGCAAGAATAAAACACGTAAAAATTCATGGAAAAACTCAACTAGTTAAATCTGAACCCAGTCTTCTTGATGTATATTTTTTCGATGGACAAGAAATCTTGACGAAAGCACAGGACCGTCCTCATGTATCTCCATCTGCAATGCAGATAGCGCAAACTCCCGCCTTTTTTCGAGGCAAAAAATCTTCACAGTCAAGAAAAACAAAATCTGTAAAAAAATCCATTGATGAAATCAGCCTTCTTGAAGTATTTTCCGGAGATGTCATGAACAAATCAGAAATTACTGTTTCTCCATATATTTTGAATACTGCAGTAAATTCAACAACACTTATTCCAAAAAGCATGAGCGACAGAAATCTGTATGGCACAAGATTAAGAAGAAGGAAAAAAAGGCCGGAAACTCAAGGACCTCAAATTCAGGATGCAACAGAGGACTCTATTGTTCCACCTGCGCCAATTTTCTAAAAAAGACTGGAAATCCAAATGGACACAAGATTATCAAAGGCAAGAACAACAAGAAAACCTGCTCCTGCTAATGGCAAAAAAGACAGCACTAACAAAGCGGATAAATCCAATGACAAGGTAACTACTCAGCCTTCTTTTATTCCTCCAATAACTTCTTCGGGAGAAAATACTGGGACAACAAGAGGACCGAATAACGACCCAGTGAATAACGCCATTCGCGCAGGACAGTCAAGTTTTTCCAATGGATCTTCTGTGTTCGCTGGTGGAATCCCTTTGGGAGATATTTTATCATTGCCGGGAATTTTTTTAGCAGATACAGTCAGAAGAATGGTTGTTGGGAACAGATCAAAAAATCCCAAAGAAGTTGAAGTTCCTAAAACTGAAGTTGTTGGACCTGAAGCTCCTAAAACTGAAGTTCCTAAAGTTCGTGAAGCAGAAGCAGTAGCAAGACCACGAGGACCAACAGGAATTTCAGAACAACCTGTTGGAAAACCTCCTGCAAATTTGAGCCGTTACGAAGGAACATATGCCAGAGAATTGAATGAATTGGATTCAACAGTTAATCGAGGATATGTAGTGAATCCCGAAACAGGCGCATTGACACCTCGCGGATTAGCACCAGTGAGAGAACCAGTGAGAGAACCTGTAAAACCCTCTAGTAAGCCTGCAGCTGCAAGTAAACCCTCTGGTAAGCCTGCTAACTCCGCTAGTGCAAAAATGGAAGGTTTTTCCGGCGCTGGAGGAAAGGCCATAAGCGCTTTAATGGCATACGACATGGTTAATGCAATTACTGATATTAGTTGGAATACCATTCAAGATGCTTTAAACAATAAAACACCGGGAGACAGGTTAAATTGGGAGAGAAATAATATTGCCGCAAATGCTATTGATCTTGCAACAGGATTTGCTCGCGACACAATGGAAAACGGAGATCTGACACCGGGTCGTGAATCACGATATAGACAAGCGAGAATAGATCTGGCACAAAAGCAGAAACCTGTTATGGATGAAATTTCCAATCTTGCGGATATATACGAAAAGAGAGAAAGAGATCTTAGCTCTCCTACGTACAGGCAAGCTTTGGCTCTTGGCGGATACTTGAAAATTGACAAAGACGGAAAACCCATTCCTTTGGAATCCTATGTCAATTCGGAAAATAATAAAAATCCCATGGATCAACATTCACGGCAACAGGATTTGGCTGAAACTCCCGGAAATCATTTCATTGGCCCTGTTCCTTCGCCTTCAGAAATAAATCAAATGATTAGAGACGGAAAAATAACTGGAAATACTAAAGCTCCCGTTCGTCTTGTTCCCACAGAAGATGATCCCAATTTTCCCGGTTTTTGGGACAATATTCTGGCTGGAGATGTTCCCAAAGCGTTAAATGCAGCAATGGCTCCATGGTCTAGGGTTGGAAATGAGCTTGGAAAACCAGAAGTAACGAACGAAGGAAAAATAGTTCCAACAAACAGATCCGGTAGTACTCTTGCAATTGTTCCTAGGGATGTAGAAGATAAAAATAGTTTTCGTGGACTAATACCATTCATGAATAATATTACCGCAAAAAGAGATAAGAGAATCAAGCAAAATACATATTATGATGGAATGAATTTAGGAGGAGATGCAGTAAAGGAAATGCTTCCCGGTGGACCTCAGGCTATTTCTCCTGTAGAGGCAAATACATTAAATTATATAGAAAGATTAAAAAGAAAAAATAAAATTGTTCCTAATTTGCCTGCAAGAGAAGGAATAGATGATTCATACGACTATCCTGATGATTTAAATCCAAATGAAGGGCTTTCTTCGGATTTAACGCGATCTATTTCTTCCAATGCAATGGCAAATTCATTGCTAAAATCGTATTCCAAAAAAAAAATATTAAAAAAAGCTTTGGTAAGCAGCCAATACAAAAAACCTTCAACGAATGAAGAACCAATTACCACAATAAAAGATCCTCCTAAATACAAAGCACAACCAGTGACTGAGCAGAGTCCTGCAGGCACGCCAATGCCTGACTACATCATTCCCAAGGGAAAAGGAAAAGCTTATAAAGACATTGTCAGCGGTGGTATCGAACCATATCCAAGAGAAACAATTGCAAGCGCGACGACACCGCGCACTCTAGAAGAAATACAAAGTGATCCAGTCCGAATTACTGTCACAAGAGGACCGGATGTAGGCGCACAAAAATTACCTCCTTCATCTCTTCCAAGCGTGCAACAACTTGCCGATTCACTATTTATTGGGTCTGGTGCTGCGCCAAAGGCAACAATTGGAAAATTTCCCAAAAGCCACTTTGATTATACTCCCGGAGGCAAAAAAACTATATGGAATCCTCAACAGTTAACAACACATCCTGATGCGTTTAATGGTAAAGAAAACATGGCTACGGACATGGAGGCACTTACAGGTACGGCGTATCCAATAGCAATTGATTCCCAAGGATCTCCATTGCTTGGGGATCATTTAGGTCATTCAGCAGATGCTCCTGCAGTTATTCCTCATGGATTTTTTTCTAAAACAGCTGACGGTCAACTGGAAAGACTGCCTGATCAAGCATCATGGTATGAACTTCCAAAATCCACATTGCTTTATAAAAAAGGCGCAGGGAAACAAGAAGTTCTTGATCCTCAATCTGGAGATCCGGTAACACATTTAAGGTATTTGGGAGCTGTTACAAGAAAAGAAACAAGAGCAAGGACAGGTGCAGATTTTGCTGAATTTCCTGGAGCAGTGATAGATGATGCTAATTTTCGTGTTCCAGTTACTGGAATTCAGACAAAACACGTTGAAGGTTCTTTGTCTTGGCTGTTTACCAATATTTTTCCAATTCCATTATCCGGTGCTAGGCCAATATGGGTAGAGCAATCCATTGATGACATCATTGCTACGCACATAAGAAAATTTGGAATTGATAAAGCTCCTGATTTGAGCATAGAAGATATAGAAAAGCAAACTCTCAAAACCCCTGTTGATTCATTTCGGGCAGGAACAGGGCGTGCAAGAGGATTGGGCGAAGGAAGACGCTTGAGTTCTCCAGAAATTGCTCAATTTGAAGCAGAAAACAATTGGCCAAGAAACATTCGTGCTCCTATTTATGGAGCAACCCAACAAGGAAGCTTGTTAAGCCAATTTGATTTTACTCCCAGACGTTGGGGAGAAATACCAAAAAGCAAAAGAAAAGATCAGGACTATTTGCGTGCAGTTTATGAAAGTATGGATGACAAAGAAAAAGCAGCAGTACGCCCGGCGACAATACTTTCCACTGGTGGATCTTGGACAGCATGGAAACCCGGAAACGCACGAACTGTAGGCGGAAAAGTTCGCATGGAAACTACTGCAGATGCGTCCAGAAGAGGTCAATTGATTGCCAAAAATGATTTTCTTGACATAGAACGTCCATTGATAACGACAATTAATGGCGTTGCTGTAACGTTGACTGGTCGAGATGCGCGTATTCAAAGACAATATGATTTTGTTCAAGATCCAAAACTGAATTCTCCACAAGAAAATAAATCTGCCATTGAAGCATTTGTCCGAGAAAAACTTGGCCTTAAAGAAACAGAGGCTATTCCTGATTTGAGTCCAGATCAAGAATTGAAACTCATGGTTTATGAAGCATCTCTGAAAAAAGACAAGCTTCCTGAAGCCGTATGGGAGGAAATAAAAACGCATATTGATGCAAATGCATCACGTTTCAGCGAATGGAAAACAGCTGCGCGAATTCCTTATGAAGGCGATTACTCGATAGATCCACGTGACAGCAGAGGGGTTCGTCAACAATATGACGATCAAGGCAATATTGTCACCGATTTTTCGTTAAGTCGCATTAATGAAGATCCATCAGCATTTCCAAACACTTCTGTACCACAATCATCAGCTCAACGTTCTTGGGATTCACTAGAGGATTATGAAAAACAAGCATTTAATGGTTATTCCATAATTACGGTGAATGGACAAACTTTTAAAAGAGACAGGCGCGGCAAAGCTCAAGGACAACCACTTTCAGAAGCAGAAATAACACAATTAAAAGAAGAGTATGCAAAAGACATAGAACAAAACATGGAAGATGCTTCAGCAGAAGCTGTTGGACAATTTGGATCTTCCACCAAAACCAATATTGGCGCAAATCAAGGAGAAATTAAAGCAATAAGTAAGCAGGATAGAGAACAATATGGAGGTAACGGAGAAAGAATTTATCAAATGATAAATAATCTTGTCCGCAATAATCCAGTCGCATCAGTAGCAAAAATATATTCATCGGTAAGAACTGACAAAAAACGTGAAATTCTTGATGCTCAAAATACTGCTGCACAAGCACTTAATATTGATATCGGCATAACACCTCAGTCAATAAAGACAGGGTACATGACATTTTCTCCTAGCGGATATCCAAATGGCAGGGATTCATTTTCATCCGGCGATGTTGATTTTTTGAAAAAATACAGTGATTTGCCTCATGATCAATATCTCAAGGACAAAATAGGAAAACTCATTGATTTTTGGGAAAGTAAAATTTCAGACAAAGCAAATTATCCCAGTACAGGTAGGAAAAGTCCGCTTGATGAGAGTCATCTGAACACTAGCGATATTGGCACTATTGGAAAACTAAAACAAGACATTATTGATGAATTAAAATCATTAACGTCAAAAAATAATGCTGGCAGTGATATTGCCGAATTGCGAGAAAGCATAAAAACAGTATTTGGAAATAATGATGATGATTTTCTCGAAAAATCTACGTTTGAATACGCAAGAAAAATGGCATTTCAGCGTCTTCATGCAAAATCAATTATAAATATTCAAAATCAGGTTTCAAATATTTTTGCAAAGGATCAAATAGATTCTCCAATTTCAGATTCAAAAATTATTGCTTCCAAAATAGGAACAGGAATATTGGCACTTACAGACAATCCTGCTGACAGAGCAGGAGTCAATGAATATCTTACTCTTGTTGCAATGAAAAAACTTCAAAATCCAAATACAGATTTTAATTCATTGCCAACACCTTTGCCTGCTGCTGATCCTGCACAACTTGATGCAAAAACCATACAAACAGATTCTTTGGATAGGAACAACACAGACATTGCAAAGATGTTTTCAACATATTTGCAGCCAAAAGCGCTTCCATATTTGAAAACAATCATGACACTTGTAAATTCAAAAATAAATCAGGACAATTACGGATCAACAACACTCATGCCTGAGAATTTTACTGCAACAAATGAGCCGCAAAAATTACTTGAGATGCTTTATCAATCCAATGAAACAAATGTTTTGCAGCTTGAAACTGTACTTCGTGACATTGCAAATGAGTTAAGAACGTCTGGAGGAAAAGGAACGATCAAGAGAGCAAATATTGCCGGTAATCCTGCGTCAAGGACGCAATCCGAAAAACCATATTTAATTCCATTGATGCCCGGTTTGAGTCATTTAAAGACTGCAGATTTTATTGATCCAGATACAAATGCTCTGATAATTCCACTTATTCATGAGCATTTTAAAAATGAAATAAGCATTTCTGATCCCGAACAACGAATCAAGGGAACACCGCCCTTATGGAGCGATGGTGCGGGACAGGTAACAGGAAACGGGTGGACAGCAAGAGAAAAACCTGCATCAACGACCATGCGAGATTGGGCGAGTGATTACAACAAAGTATTGCAAACTTTTGTTGATTCTCTTGTAAGAACAGATAAACCAGTTCAAATTCCAGAGTGGCTTGCCCAAACTCCGCAACATGTGGCAGATATCATTTCCAGAATAAATGTTGCTCCTGCTGTTCAGCAAACTCAATCGCTTTTGGGAGAAGAGGATGATTAATTTTCGTAAACAAAAAAAGAACGCTGCTGAAAATTCAATTTTTCAGTAGCCCTCCATTTTTTCCCGTCAATACTTTCTGCTTCTTTTCTTCGAGATAAAGAAGAAAGCATTCCCATTATTCTGTGTGAAGTTATTGCACACGATTCGTCTTTTGAATCTTCGTGAAATGTTTTTCCTATTGTCTCAATAATGTCTTCACTTGTTAAACCATCTTCGCCTGCAGCAACGAGAAGGTTGGTCAACATAAATCGAGTTGCTGATCGAACATTGTTTAGATTTTTTCTTTTTTCCTTGTTTGCTTTCTTGCTAACAGTATTCTTATTTATGTCGAGTAATACTTCTATCGACATTGGAATATCCGGAATGTTGTCTTTGCTAATTCCATTATCGATGCATTTTTGATAAAGAATTTTTATGTCTGCATACATTGAAAGCAATGAAAATTTCAATACTTGAAATTCTTCAACATATTCTTTAAATAACGAATATTCCCGCAGAAGATTTTCTGCATATTTTTGTTGCTCATTGTCAACAATCACCTTTGATGGAATAGCCATGGAATGATACTTAATAATTTTTTTCATGTGATCTTGTAATTCTTCCATTTTTTCGGCTTTTGCTTTTTCTCGCAACAGTTTTTCTTTTTCTATCTTTTCTGTGTCTTCTTCTGGGACAAGATACAAATGTGTCCAGTTTACTGTCCAACGAACACGTTTCATCCATTTTTTTTCAAGAGATATTAACACATGCTTGTTATACACTCTTAATACTCTTCCAAATAGATTGTTATTACCAGAAACCCATACAATTCTTTTTCCAATAAGATTTTCTGAATCTGGATTCATGTCTTCTTTTAACGGACTATATAACTTGGCAGGTATTTTTTTTAATTCAGTCAACATTTTTTGTTATTTTTCCAGTTTTTCCAAACCAAATCGATCAAGATTCATGGTTTTGTTAATCGGTAATTCTTTTTGTTCCGGAACATTAATGTTTTTTGTATCACAGACTGGACACAGTTCTATTTCCATCATTTCGAGATCTTTTGTATTTCTCACTTTTGCTTTAACAAGAAGTGATCCGCAGGTACATCTTCCAAGTTGAGACATAATTTTCTCCTTTTTTTGTTTCGAGACAATAATACATTTTATTTTAAAAAATCACAACATGAACGAAAAAATTGCAACGTTTCTTCGAAAACTGTGAAAAATCAAGGCCGCTTTTTGATTAATCCTGTGGTATGATCTTATCCATCACACAAAAAAGAGGCGCTCCCCATTGGCTCAAAGTGGGGAGCGTATCTTTTATCAGGAGGAAACCATTGGCTGCATATAGTATACTCGAAAAAAAATTTGACTTGGAAGAAATATTTTCGTTTTTTGAATGGGAAACCTGTACAGTAACAACGGGTTCAGGAAAGATTATATCTGGTTTAGAATTTCCCGTATTTTGGAGTGATAACGCAAGGATTCAGGTAGCAGAGAAGTATTTTCGGAGAGCGGATGTTCCCCTTTTTCCCAAAGGGATTTATGATATCCATATGGCTGAGAAAATTGGTTTAAACTGGAAAAATCTACCAACCGGTGGAGAAAAATCCTTAAAACATGTTGTAAACCGTATGTGTGGTGCAATAACTCATTGGGGAAATGAATACGGATATTTCAATGATATTCATCAATCGGATGAATTCCGAAAGAAATTCATGATCATGATGATTAATCAGGAAGCAGCATTGAATTCTCCACAATGGTTCAATACGGGAATTCATTGGGCATATGGAATTGATAGTAATCCAAAAGGACAATATTACTATGATTTCAAACTCAACAGGGCTGTTGAGTCAGTAAACGGATTTGAACACCCTCAAGCCCATGCGTGTTTTATCCTTGGGGTCAAGGATGATCTTTTCGGTCCCAATGGAATTTTTGATACGGCACGGAGAGAAGCACAGATTTTCTATTTTGGATCTGGAGCTGGCAGTAATTATGCTGCGCTACGTGGCAAGGGAGAGCCAGTCTCCGGTGGTGGTGTCTCAAGCGGCATGATGTCCTTCCTCGACATTTACGATGCTGGTGGCGGAGCAATCAAGTCGGGTGGCAAGACCAGACGCGCGGCAAAGATGGACATTTGCAGTGACAGTCATCCTGAAATCCGAGAATTTATTGAGTGGAAAATGCGACAGGAAAAGATGGTTCGATTGTTGATTGAATCCGGAATGAGTGGCGGGTTTGAAGATGAAGCTTATCGTACTGTTCGCGGAATGAACTCAAACAACACTGTTGCGTTTACTCATAAGTTTTTTGATGCCTTGAAGAATGACAAGGATTGGGAACTACGATGGGTTACAGACCCATCTCATGTTTCTGATCGTTTCCCTGCTCGTGAACTGTGGGAAAAAGCCGTGTATTGCACTTGGTTCAGTGCAGATCCCGGCATACATGCTACTGATACTATTAATGAATGGAATACTTGCATTGGTGATGAGAGAATTGTATCAAGTAATCCATGCAGTGAGTATCTTTGGTTTAATGAAACTGCATGTAATCTTGCTTCAATAAATCTTGTAAAGTTTTATGATTCAAATACAAATGTATTTGATGTTGAGAGTTTTTGTAAAGCAATTGATGTCTGGCAAACTGCCCTTGACATTACCGTTTCCATGGCTCAGTATCCGGCAAGTGATATCTGTGAGAAAAGCATGCAGTACCGAACCACTGGATTGGGGTACACAAATCTTGGTGGTTTGCTGATGTTGATGGGATATGGTTATGCGTCTGCAGAAGGACAACAGGTTGCCGGAGCAATCACCGCCATCCTTGGTGGCAGGTCTTATGTGCAGTCTTCAGTTCTTGCGTCAAATCTATCTGCATATCCGGCGTATGAGCGCAACGCTGAGCATCATTTACGTGTTATCCGCAATCATCGTCGTGCGGCATATGGCTTGAACACTGAATACGAGGGAGTAACGAAGGCTCCTCGTGGAATCGACTCTGAGACATTTCCTGCGGTGCATTCCTATCTTCTGGAGTCAGCGCGGAAGCAATGGGACAATGCTCTCACACTTGGCAAGATGCATGGATTCCGCAACGCGCAGACAACGGTGTTGGCACCCACAGGAACGATCAGTTTCGCAATGGATGCCGACACTTTTGGAATCGAGCCTGATTACGCGTTGATCAAGTACAAGGCACTTGCTGGTGGTGGTTACGCAGTCATTACCAATCGATTGGTTGATCCTGCCCTCAAGAACATCGGTTATGCCGATAAGGAGCGTGAAGCAATTCTCAAGCACATTGAGAAGACAGGATCAGTCGAAGGTGCTCCGTACTTGCGCATGGATCACTATAATGTGTTTGACACTGCTGTTGCTGCGGCAGGAAGCACCCGTTCGCTTTCTGCGTCGTCGCACATCGAGATGATGGCTGCGTGTCAGCCATTCCTTTCGGGAGCCATTTCCAAGACGGTCAATCTTCCTGAATCGGCTACTGAGAAAGATATTTCTGACGCATACCTTTACGGATATGAGTTGGGATTGAAGGCCATTGCAGTGTTCCGGGCAAACAGCAAAGCTGCTTCCGTGATGTTCACGAGAGCAGAAGACATGGCAAAGCGTGAAACTATTGACTTGGGATCAAAGCATTTTGATGTTGAGAAGATTTTTCATCGCCAGTTTGTTTATGAAATGCCACAGGAAGTTGAAATTCATGTTGCAAAATCATACGATGAAGAAATAAATACTGAACTTGCTGTGGAAATGCCAGCATACGGTTGCAAAGACGGCGTCTGCAGCATCTAGGAGAAAAAAATGACAGAGATGATGGTATATGCACAAGTAGGTCCAGTCATTGAATCCACCGCGTGGGTATCTCAACCTGTCATTGGTGCGACAACAAAATTTTCAATCAAGGTTTCCAGAGATCAAACGCCAATAAACAATGCTGTTGTCACGTTGCAAGTTCGTGACATTGACGAGAGGATTGTCTATCCATTGAGCAGCACCACGGTAATTCCTACCGCCGTGGTGCACTCTGCCACTTCATTTGCGGTGACTCATTCGACCGCTACACCGTTGTCTGTCGGATCGTTGGTGACATTCAGCGGATTCAATCCTTCGGGATGGGATGGAACGTACACGGTCGCAGCATCTCCTGCACCTACATCCACAAGCTTTACCGTTTCAATTACCCGCACTAATCCCGGTGCAATGGTGTTGCTTGGCGTATTGACGATTGGAGCGGGAACAGTAACAGTAGCGAGGGATACACGGTATCCCGGTCTGTACATGGTCACTCCTTCAGTTACCACTATATTTACTACAGCGGATGGTCTTTACAGGATTTACTGGAATATCTCGGTTCCTTCGGATAGCATCTATCCCGCGTCTGTGCTACCATTGACGCAGTTAGCTATTGCGAAGGAACCCGGACCATGATCGTAACGTTCACCAATCCCGTAAACATGGAAGCTTCATACGTGGTTGTCAAGAAGGTCAAGCAGGTAAGCTGGGACATGCTCAAGAGCAGCACCTCCCAGTCTTTTCCATGGAAAATCGAGGAAGAGTACGAGTCCTCTTTCCTTGCCAAGAAGTTCTATGTTTTCCGTGCAAAAGACATCAAGACCAACAAGCCTCTTTGGCTCTCGCTTGGCTACAATCTTCTCGATGCGCCATACTGGATTGCCACAGGGCAAAATCAGCACGAGGTATTCCAGAATATGACTTCCATCATCTACGATACGATTACTCATTTCCGTCAATCCTCTTCGTCACTCGAAGAGTATGATGAGATTCTCCAGAATTGATCATTCTGGCAAGGGTAGCTCAGTTGGTAGAGCTTCTGCCTTCCAAGCAGATTGTCGCGGGTTCGAGCCCCGTCCCTTGCTCCATGGCCTCGTAGCTCAGTGGACTAGAGCTCTCGCCTTCTAAGCGAGTGGTCGCAAGTTCGAATCTTGCCGGGGTCACCATTTTGGAAACGTCAAAGGAGGACAAAGAATGCTGACTGGCGGATTTATGGTATTGTTATGTTTGTCGGTTTTTTTCCTTTGGTGGCTCGCCGCCGGGAAAAAATAAGTAGTCCCTGATAGCTCAACGGTGGAGCGCTCGGCTGTTAACCGATAGGTTCGAGGTTCGAATCCTCGTCAGGGAGCTAGGAGGAATCATGTTGTTTTTCTTGTTGTTTTATGTTCTTCTGATGTACATATTGTTGACAGCTTGGCTTTTCAGGTCTGCAAGAGGAAAATATTGAAAATCTACGTTGCAAAATTCTGGGCGCAAAAACACAATGATCGTCGTTGGACTGACTGCGGATATCATTACTCGTTGACGCCTTGGTCGTATGACACAAACATTGATGAGATGCAAGAAGGGTGGATGATTGAACCCTTCCATTCGATTGATGTAGAGGAGAATGAAGTTGGAAACTATCACATCGAAGAAAGTAATGTTTCCGGAGAAGAAACCATCATCAAGTCCGGTCGAGATCTCATTCTCCGGCTTGAGCAGCGACGTATTCAATCACATTATTCAGAACAGGTACGAAATTTTTGAGAAATTCTTTTATGAGCATAGACTTGCGCGATTCGAACGAATTGACTGGACGTATGCAGTAAAGGAAAAAATACTTGTGTTGAGGTTGTTTGAAGAAGTGCCCGGTGGCCTTACAACTGAAGCCCAAGACGTATAATTGAATATGCCGCTGTAGCTCAGGGGTTAGAGTAGCTGTTTTGTAAACAGCGGGTCGTGGGTTCGAATCCCACTGGCGGCTCCATGAAAATAAAAGGATGCTAAAAGGTGTTTGTAACAATGGTGTATGAATCATGGACAGGATCGTGGTACATGTGGAGCAATGATGTCCCGCGGATGCGCATGGATATCAATGAGGATCCGGATTTATTTCACATGGATATTACTGGAATCAAGAAGGTTTCCTGTCATGAGTGAAGAGCTACAGTATTTGCAATTTGGAATTACTTTACTGAACACATTCATGTTAATGTCAGTATTTTACATGCTATACACCATAGGTATGAACAACAGGAGGGGACCAAGAAATGGACACTGATCGGGAAATTGGTTTGCGATTCATGCTGTTGGGCAGCGCAGGATCGGGCAAAGACACCATGGCTAACCTGTTGATCAGGAAAATTGGCAATTGTCACATTCTTTCGTTTGCAGCTCCTGTCAAGCGCATGACAGGCAAGATGATTCGTTATATTTCCGATGATGAAAATCTTGGGCTTGTGCAAAAAATGGAGCAAATGACAGATGTGCAATACAGGGAATTCATGCGTCATTTCTGGCAGTGGTTTGGAACGGAAGTTGGCCGCAAAACCATTGGAGAGGATTTCTGGATCAACAAACTCAGGGATTCCATCGAAGATATTGAGACGGCGTATCCACCAACTGATGGCATGATTCCTGCATTTGTTGTTACCGATTGCAGATTTGCCAATGAGCATCAATGGGGAATTGACAACGGATTTGTTATCGTGAGAATTTCCGGAGACTGGAGACAGTCAGGAGGCATTCCCAATCATTCAAGTGAAATTTCTCACATTACGCTTAAAGAGCATCTTTATTTCTCAAACAACGGTACAATAAAGGAAATGGAAAACTGGATTGATGAAGTTCTTGTTCCGTTTGCTCGTGAGTACAAAATAGTAAGGAAAAAAGATGCATGATGATCAAGTTTCCGCCATATTCGGTGCAACAAGACTGCTTGTCTTCGCCCTGTCGCTCATCCTGCTAAGATTCTGGTGAAAGGATTACGAAAATGAATCAGGTTGTTGCTCCTCCTCCAGTCAAGCTTCCGGACATTGCCATCCCAGATTTGTACGACGACGATCCGTTGATTCCAACAGAAGAGGACGAGGAGTTGTTTGACTGGGATGAGGTTCTCAAGGGAATCCAATCAGATTTGGATGATGAGGAACCACAGGAAGTAGGTGCCGGGAGCGGGACTCGAACCCGCACGGGGAATATCCCCTCCTGATTTTAAGTCAGGTATGTCTGCCATTTCATCATCCCGGCTGGGCTGGGGCACTAGGATTCGAACCTAGGAATGCCGGATTCAAAGTCCGGAGCCTTACCACTTGGCGACACCCCATCGCTCACCATATGATACAGTATTCCTAGGAAAGGTCAATCATGAGCGAAGAACAGAAGAAATTGAGTCCCGGAGTTCCGTACCCCAAGCCCGAGAAAAAGGTCAAGAAGAACAAGGGCTTCAAGGGCAGCAAGGAAGGCAAGTAGATGTATCTCAATGAGAATCTTCGAAAATTTTTTCATGGAGAAAAGGGAGCCATTGCGAACAAGATTCGCAATGAGCATCAGACAAAGGCAATCATCGTCCTTCCCATCAAGCCGCAGAAACGCATTCATTTCTTCCTGAAGACCAAGCGTGTCCTCGCTCAGCCCAAGTATGCGTTGCGTTTTCACAAGAACATGTCTTCCGAAGCTCGCGAGGTCGTTCTGAAGTACCTCAAGAAGTGGCGTTCAAAAGGAAGCGTTGAAACTTTCTCGACAATCGGGAATATCCTGAGAACATTTTAACATGAAAAGCTACATTGACTTGTATGAATCTATTCATGAAGATGGTCATCTTGTCGGTGTAGCAAGAAACGAAGAGTTTTCAACGGGAACATTTTACCCTCAGTTGTACAAGCATATCGAAAAGCTTGGAGAGGAACGTTCTTTCACGTTTGAGTCATTCGGATACCTTGTCTACGATTTTCCCGGATACAGCATCTTGGATCATCGTAAGGCAGGGCTTCCGGGTGAGTACGTTTCTCGCCCTGATAGGGATCCAAGTATGCTTCCGTTGGAATGGAGGCATTTGGCTGTTGCCAATCCCATGTTTTCCCACCGTGATCACTATTCTGGATTCATTCATCCCTCAGATAAATTGTTCATAAAAATATTGGAAAATCCACAATCTGCTGAAGGACATTATTTCATTTTTGGAGAAACCAGATAATTCTGGTACAGTAGATTCGTTCAGCAAGGTCCTGTGGCGCAATGGTAGCGCAAGAGACTTTTAATCTTTTGGTTGTGGGTTCGACTCCCACTGGGACCACCGTAAGGATATGTCATGATCGAGTTTTCCATCAAAAAGGTTGCATATAAACATAAGAAAAATACCAAAGCGGAAACAACGGTGTTGGCTTTGGACTTGACGGAAAAAGAGGTCGAGAAAATATTGGAAACGGTGGTTCCCGGAAATTCCAAAGAACTTAGGGAATCATTATTTGCTGCCATTTCCGAATCAATCTTTTCGCGTGCAGAAAAAGCCATTGGCGAAGAGATTGCCAATGGAGAAATCTGGATGCGTATTCGTGCCTGACAAGGTTACGTGGAGAATTGGCGGATTAAGATCCGCATCTGTTGGTTCTGCTTGGATTTCTTCAGAAGGACGAACAGGATTTTATCGTGGCAACCGCAAAATTGAAGAACCCAATCCTTTGAGCAAGGCATTCAGGCAATATTTTGCAGAAGGATTGAACGCTAAAGTTGATGCCGTTCCGGGTTCTTTTGACAATCATGATGATTTGATTGATCAGATAATTCAGCAATCTGACGCCATGACAGAAAATTGTCTGGTAACTTTTTTTGTTCCCGCAGAATTTTGGTGTCCCGTTCACTGGTTCTTGCTCGACTGCAGACATCGACTGACTCCTCGCGAATCATGGCTCGTGGAGTCCAATGTCGATGCGCTTCGTCCGTCTGGTATGATCTTGACGGATGACTGAATTCACGGCGGCCCGTAGCTCAGTGGTTAGAGCACGATCTTATAAATACGAGGTCATGGGTCCAATTCCCATCGGGCCTACCATTCAGCAAAAAGGAATATTTTGATGCCAGCGATCAAAATTGAGAATATCATTTGGAGTGTCAACACAGAAGTCAGCGAAGAAGAGTATGCTACTTTCCCATTGGAGGCAATTGTTGACATACACGAGAGTTATTATCTTCAAGAACCTATTGAGTCAATTATTCACAATGTCCTTGAAAGTTACACTAATATTCCAGCAAAAAGTTTTGATTTCAGTGTGGTCATGAGAAATGGTCCGGTACTAAAGTATTTCAAGAATCGTGAAAATACGCTGGCATTTTCCGGGCCGCTTTGGTAATAGTTTGCGGACCCATAGCTCAGCGGTTAGAGCATCTCTCTCATAAAGAGCAGGCCGCAGGTTCAAATCCTGCTGGGTCTACCCAATCACCCATGCGAAGGAAATGTCATTCAGTGCAGAAAGAACAAAGCGAACATGACAAAATTTGCGACTTCATTGATGAGCATTACCCTGCTCACAATGAGGAAGAAGGCAATGGAATTCTTCTTGCCGACGGATTTGAGAAGGCATTCATCGGCGTTGGCGCTGCATATTATAATCCACCTTGCGCCGTGTATGACTACGATAAATGCATTGAGATCCTTATCGATGGTGGTGTGAGTACGTACGAGGAGGCAGTGGAATATTTCGAGTTCAATGTCGTAGGCGCATATGTTGGCCCTCAGACTCCCATATTCATGCGGAAATTTGAGGAAGTAGAAAAGTTTTCCTTGTTTGAGAAAGAAAATTAATGAACAGGTTTATTCTTGATGCCGATCCAACCGTTTCTGCTCAATATCACAACGACAAACATGTCGTCAAGATGATTCTTGAAGAGGCACAGATGCTAAGTACTGCGCATCGTGTGCTTGATGGCATTGCAACCACTGTTGTTTCTTTGACAGGAAGGAAAAGTACGCAGTACGTGCTTGAGTCCAAGATGGACGAAGTGTTCTACAAGGCAACACATATCAATCATCCTTGCAATGCTTGGGTTAGGGAAACCTCTGAAAATTATCAATGGGGGTATTCTCTTCTTGTTTCACTTTTTGCGGAATACACGCATCGGTATGGAAAAATTCATGCAACTGAAAATATTGCGTGGGCGCTGAAGCATCAGCCTCGAAATATTCTTTCAGGACCAATGACTTCATTTCCTCAAGCAATGCCTGATGAATGCAAGCATATTTCTGATCCCGTTGCGGCTTATCAGAAATACTACGTACTTCACAAGCATTCGATTGGACACTGGACTAAGAGGGAAACTCCCTCGTTTTTCCTCAACGCAACGGAAAACTATGTGATATGATTAGCTTGAAATCAGAAGAATACATTGGGTCAGTTTGGAAGACAAAGACAAAAGCCCATTATGGAAGACTTCGACAAATTGTGGGATTCAACAAAAACAGTACGTCAGTGCGGGTAAAGGAACAAGGCAAGATCACTCGTCAACATGCGAGTGTCATTTACTCTATCAACGTTGAAGTATTTGTTCGGGAACATGATTTGATAAGGAAAAAATAATATGGCTAACACCGAAGGTCCATCATTGTTTTTGAGCGAAACAATGCAAAACGAATTGCAGGAAATCGATCAGATGATTTCCTACATCGTTCTTGAGCACGATCAGCTTGCCAAGGCTGTTCGTGCAGTCATTCCCAATGAAGAGCCTCATGTCATTGTATTGAACGAGATACTTGAGTGGCTTCGCATTGCGCGTGCAGCAAGAATTGGTGACCTTCGGTACAGGCGTGATATGGTGCTTCCGTATACCAATCAGCAGATCGAGGAAATTTCTCTTGACGAATACATGTTCGAGACTCCTGTTGACATGGAAAGTCTTCTTCGTCGAAGGCTTGACTCAATCGCACAAGAGAAAGAAAATTTAATTGAATTACCCGTTCAGGTATCGGCAATCCAGATACCCGAGCCAGTCGTTGAATCTGTGGAGGAATATCATGTACAGGCCCCCGTAACGAAAATGAGTGTCCCTGATTGGGTTCCCATTTCAGCAATTGCAGCCGTAGTGAGTTTGGTTGTTTCCATTCTTGCGTCATTTGTTCGTTAGGAGAAAAAAAATGCAGAGCAGTCTCACACTTTCGTTGAAGCTTCGAAAGAAGCTTGGCGAAACCGCAGATCCGTCACATTTTGCGCCAATCAATATTGATGCGCTTGCAAGGGAATTCAATACGTCGAGCACAAGGGTGTTGCGTGCAGCACGTGATCTTGAGCGGAAGACAAAGGAAATTCGTCGTCATTATGATACGAGTGGAAAGCTTTTTGCTGCTCGATTGCTCCCTCAATTTTTTGTGAGATATGACTGGACCGTCAATCCCAATGAAACGTCTACCAGAAAGGAAAAAACAGCCGTGAACAACAATGATCATGTCGACCCCGTACTGAATTCAGTGAGGAATCCCTTTGACAGTCAGAATCGTGTGAATGCTTACGTTCGTCCGTCACTGGATAATAATTCCGAGAACAACATTCCTAATCATAACCACAAGAAACCATTTTCTTCTGTGGATCTGTCGTTGCGAGCAGACACCAATGGTGGTGGGACAACGTACACAGGCATGAACAGCACTATCAAGGCTCCCATGGAAGTTACCATCAGCGATATGTTGCCGATCATCAGTCAGTACTCATCGGTGCTCTCCACAACCCTTTCCTTGCTCAAGGAGCCGCCGCAGATTGATCCTGCTGCGCAGACGTTGGTGCGGGAGGCACTCCGTGCACACGAAGCATTGAAACTTGCGTATTCATTGCTTCCTCCAGAGCATCGCTCACGAGTTCTTGCCACACTGCGTGGTATTTGATTGTGCCTCCTCTGGTTCCCGGAGAGCCAAGATATCTTTCCAATTCGCAGATTGAAATTCTTCTTGAATGTACATGGAAGCACAAACTCAAGTACATTGATGATGTGCAAGAGCCAACCAGTGACCATCTTATCATTGGTTCTGCTGTGCACAAAGGAGTTGAGGTCTATCGAATCGCTCAAATGGAAAACAGGCTTGGCGAATGGACCGAGAACCAGAGGAATCGCGCAGTCATTGATGCGATGAACAATGAGTTTGATACCCTTCTGTATAATGCCGAGAACGGCATTCCAAAGGAGGGATCAACTATACAGCCGATGTTTGGAGTCAAATGGTCTGCTGGAATGTCCGCTGAAATGGCGAGGAATCTTTGCAAAATGCTCTTGCAAGCATATTTTTATCGTACTGCAGAGAGCGACATTCCGGGTACACCCAAGGCTCCATTAGCCATGATCGACACTCCGTTATCCATTGAGGAAGAGTTCATGGTTCCCATTCCGGGAATGCCGAACTGGTCCGCAAAGGGTCGTTTCGACATGCGAACCAGTTCGGCTATTGTGGATCTGAAGACTGCCAAACAGAAATATTCCCAGCCAGAAATGGCCAAGAAAACACAACCAAGTCTCTATTCGTTTGCTTGGTTGGCCAAGGCTGGAGAATTCCTTCCGGAATTCAGATATCACCTGCTGGTGAAACCAAACAGGAATGTCTGGTCTTCCTCATCGAGACAATCTCCTCCTCAGGATATCAATGCGTATCGTGCGGTAGTTCAGCAAACCAGACGGGATCCGTCCGAGATTCTCTGGTTTCTGGATTATCTTCGTCGTCAGATCCACCAGATTGAGGCAGGAACGCAGACACAGCGTCAGAACGCAACATGGTGCGAGTATTGCGGCGTGGCCAGCGTGTGCAAGCCGTGGCTTGACGAGGGCACTAGACGTGCTCCGGAAGATGTGCTACACTCTCTGCGGGAGCTGGTCAACTCCCGTGACGTAAACGCGGAGGCGACCCCTTCGCAGGGAATGAAAGGTAACGACAATGGGTTCTCTAAATAAGATTCTTCTCATCGGGAACGTGGGACGCGATCCAGAAGTGCGTCTCTCCAAGAACGGTGACTCGATGGCGACGTTTTCCTTGGCGACTTCCTACGGATACAAGAGTGGCGAGGGCGAGCGTGATCAGCAGACTGAGTGGCACCGCATTGTGATGTGGCGCAAGCTGGCAGAACAAGCAGAGAAGTACGTCAAGAAGGGTCGCAAGCTTTACGTCGAGGGACGTGTGCAGACCCGTACCTACGACACCCCAGCTGGAGAGAAGAAGTCGATCACTGAGGTGATTGCAGATCGCATGGAGTTTCTTGATCGCCCCGGTGATGGCGAAGACTCCACGGGTTCTTCTGCTCCTTCATATTCTGCTCGTCCTGCTGCTACCGCAACCGCTTCGCGTGGACGGGCTTCTGGTGGAACGGCTGCGCCCATCCAAGACATGGACGATCCGTTCGCATTCGAAGATCTTCGCAGCTAATCACATCGTATAGTTGGATAATGGGGGCGAGGCTGACCACCTCGTCCCCCTTTTTTTTGAAAGGATTTTTATGACCGTGTTACTGAATGTATTGACCGCACTGACTACATTTTTGGCTTTGATTACGGCGAGAATAATTGTTTCTTGGAAAAATTCATATTCTGAACACAAAACTCAATCAAATCCCACAAATCAATTTTTTGCCACGCATTTTCGTCAATCTCCCTTGCTTCCACATGAAAATGCGGCTCTGGTGGCGATCAATTACATGGGACAGCAAAATCAGATGATGCTGGCTGCATTTTTGGCTACATATCAAAAAATGATGGATGATATGCTTTCTGATCTGACGGAAAAAAAAGATGACAAGATGGACAATTATGAAATCCTTTGCAAGGACGAGTTCATCGAAGAAGTGAAGAGACTCATGGATTCGGACTCCGAAAAAGTTGTCAAGGAAATGGCAATGTGGGGCACCGAAAACGTAGAGAAATTCAGCTTGACTCTCGGACAAGTGTCAATTGAGACAGACGACTCGGGCGACTCCAATCATGCTATCGATGTATTGGTTGTGTTCCATGTCAAGGGGACGGGAGAGAATGCCTTGCGTTTTCAGTCCGAAGCATCAAGGTTTCTTCGAGAAATCATTTCCAAAAACGATCATCCTAGCCTTCAATTTCTCCGCGCTGATGTTCGCTGGCGATAATCTTTGGCTTTATGTCCTGCTTCCTCCATGGCACAGGTCTTTTGGCCTTTGACTTGCTTTGAGGGAGCAAGATATATTTTATGATGTCAGCTCTTCGCATGTACAATATTTTTTTTGATTGTCCGCCAATATGCTTGGCGTAAATCTTCCCATACATTGCAGCATCACGCAAGGCAGTTCTGCTTACTCCATACCGTTTTTGCGCATCATACAGAGTCAGGATATCCTGATAAGTTTCTCCATCCTGTAATGCAACGTTTTTTGCCATGTCTTCATATGTAAAAAATTTTTCCATTTTATTCTCCAAGGAGCGGCAAATGTCTCAGAATAATCATCAGTTGAGTGTCAGGGAATTCATGAGTGCGATGGGTCAGGCAACCCCCGATTCCTTTTCTCCTGAAAATTTTCCATATGAACTCCGTTCAAAACTTATTATTGAGGAAGCAAATGAGTTCAAGGATGCTTGTGAAAAAAAAGACCATGTTGAAATCATAGACGCAATTTGCGATTTATTGTATGTAACATATGGTGCAGCGATTGCATTGGGAATAGATATTGATGTATTTTTTAATGAAGTGCATCGATCAAATATGTCGAAGCTTGATCCTGAAACAGGCATGCCTATTGTCAGGTCAGACGGCAAGATAATGAAATCATGGGCGTATTCACCTCCTGATCTTTCCACATTGCTTGATCATCTTTCCGCAAAATAATCTCCAGCTGGTGCGTACCAGAATCCACTTCTGAATCCATCTCTTGATTGCGAGTTCTGGTAAAAAACAACTGTTGATCGCGTGCCATGCGGCGCACTTCTTGTGTAGAAGTTGCGTCCATCGGCTTGATTGTTTAATGTTTCTCTTTCTCTTTCCGAAACTTCTTTTATTTTTCCGCTTATTCCCTTGAGCTCCACGAAGACTCCTTCGGGTGTGGATACAAGTCTGGAAAAATTTTGACCTTCGCGGTTTGTAAATTGCTGCAATGCTTGTTTTGGCAACAAAACCGTTGTTCCGTCTCCTGCCAATTGTGCCGTGCTATACAATTTGCTATGAATTGAATTTTTGTTTCGAAGATGCGTCTTGAGATCAACAAGATGATCTTCTGGAGTTTGCAAAGATATCTGCGGTGTAGTTTCTTGTGGTTGACTTTGCGTATCCTGTTGCATTTGCAAAATCAATTGATTGCGTAATTCCATCAGAAGTTTTCCCAGTACATTCTGCCCTGATTGCAATCCATCACGTCGACCTACGTTGCTTGCACCCCAGAAAATATCATTTCTCAACCCGGTTGATTCGACAATATCTGCGGTCCCTGTTGCAACAAGTTGTTCCCTGAATTCCTTGCTATATCTTGCTTTCATGGTAAGCACCCGACGCATGATATCTATCTTTTTTCCATGAAATTCAGGATCAAATAATTCTGGATTTTTTCCTTGCAAATTTTTTACAAAATCTTTTACATCTTTTGATGTGGGATTTTCGCCCATTGTTTCTGTTCCGGGAAGTCCTTTTATTTTCCCTTCAATAATACGCACTCCGAGAGGAGTAATATTTCCGTTTTGGTCTTTTAGTAATTTTGCCGCCTGATAAATGGTTTCAACACTTTTTCCATACACAGTTGTTTCTTGTCGAGTTCCATCATTTTTTAAAGATGAAATTTTGAAGGGGATAGAAATATTACTGAAATTAGAAAATATTGGTTTCCATGTTTGACTGGTTGTTTGATATGTGCCATAGGTATGCACACCATTAACATCCATTCGATCAGTTGTATCAGGAAGACCAACGGGAATTTGTCCTCGATCAAAGTCGATGATATGTGCCTCGTGAGGAGATCCACCAAAAGTATTAATGATATGTTTTCTTGTCTCTTCCCAGCCTCCTGTGTTGCCAACGCTTCCTGTATTTCCAACGCTTCCTGTAACAGCTCCTCCTATTTCTCCGTTGAGTGCAGCAATGCGAGGCATGGCTACTTTCCATGGATTTCCATCAGGGCTTGGATTGTTATCAAGATATTCTTTCAGAGCCGTTATTGCTCCGTTTGTATCATCTCTTCTTGCTTGATCCCTCCAATCTCTTTTCACAAATAATGATGCAACAAGAGGGCCAACTGGAGTTCCGTCCTTTCCTATCGGTTGATGAACAAAGACACTTCCATGTGCCATGGATGCAGAGTTTCTCAAGTACTTTCCTACTGCAGACAAATAATCCGTGTCCTTGTATTTATCGCGAAAATCCATGGCAATGCCTCTACCCATTACAGGAACGCCTGCGCCATTAAGAACAGTATTGCATGTATTCACGATCATGTTATAGCCACCTGACTTTTGAAAATCAGGATTCGTGATGTCTCCCTTGATTCCTTCTTTGACTTCGGGAGAAGCAGCCGGAGCGCCCGGAACGGTTGCTGATATGAGTGGTTCCTCTTTTTGTGAATCCCAATGCGCAATTATTTGATTGAGTCTATCAAAAGATGGAATTTCTTTTTGAAACATTCCGCGAAGAGTATCCTTGTCTTTTGAAAGATCCAATCTTTGTCGTGCTGCAATTGCTCTCATTGGATGAAGAATGATATCTTCAAAATATTTTAATGGTTGATCAGCATTGCCTGTTTCTTTTTGCAATTCACGTATGTGAAAAATATCCGGAATTGGAACTCCAAGTTTGTCAGAAAGCCCTTTTGCAATAATTCTTCTATGACAAAAATTATTTGGATTAGAAAAGTCTTCAAAGCATGCCATTCCCACTCTTTGTATTACTGAGTTTTCGTCTTTGACTGCATCAACAGCCGCTGATAATTTGTCGTGAACATTTTCCGGAGTGACATATGGACTAATATTTATCGCCATTTGCTTTCTTGCTGCACGAGATCCAAGAAGGTCCGATTCTTGTCCTTGTCTCGCTTCTCTCAAATGTTCAGCTCTAGGTGTTGAAGCGGCCCAAAAATCTCTTATTGGTCCTTCAGGAATCGTTGCGGGAGATGCAACAATATCAAACGCTTTACGTTGTGACCATTTGCGAGCTGCAGTGCCAGTTCCAGCAGGATGCCCTAACGAAACAGGAAGCACAATCCGAGTTGGATCTGCGATTGCGGTTACATTTTCAGCATGATTTGTCGTGAAAAGCGTGACGCGATGACCTAAAGATGGAGAAGACTCTGAAGTATCAGGATTGAGAGACTCCACGGGTTCTTCTGATGCACCTTCTGATTTTTTGAACAAGAGATAAACCATTGTTTTTGTCTCCATTTTTGTTTATTATATCAAAATAAATGAGCGAACATGATGCATCTGACAGGTGTTATACTTATAAAAGGCGGAGAGACATATGAAATTTTTTGAAAAAACCCCTTTTCCGTTCAAGATAAATAGTTTTCGCAAGGCAGAAGAAACACCATCTGAAGGTAATTTTGTCAATAGTGACGGCAATCCTGTTGAAAGAGCGGTTCGTCCATCTTTCGCAAATGGTGCAACAAAACCTTTTATCGGCAATGCGCAAGGTGAGCGTGTAAATAGGGTAAAAAATCCATCTTTTTCTGGACAATCTAGTCCTTTTTTTGTCAATCGAGAAGGAAGTGTTGTTCAAGCTGCAACACTTCCTTCTTATACAAACACTGAAGGACAAACTGTTGACGCGCTAGCCAATCCTTTGTTTGTAAACAAAGAAGATGCCCCTGTTCCAAGAGCAAGGAATCCTGCTTTTCTATCTGATGAAGAGATAGTGCATGCTTCGCCAAGAAATGTTTCAAATTTCTATTCTCCTTCTGTAACGGGAAAACAAGCAAAAACGAGCAGAGCAGTAGACGAAATCCGAGCAGAAAGAGAACAAAACCCTCGTTCAGCGAATGAGGATGGCATAGCCGTTGATCCAATGATTGTCCCACTTTACGTAATAGACGAAAATGGAGACGTAACCACTGCGCTGAGGCGAGATTCTTTTGGTCCTTATTCATACATGCAACATAATGACAGTGATTACGTGGGAGCAGAGAGAAGATTAACTGGTGCACAAGGAAATTGGGGTGAGGAAGGTCTTGGTCCTGTAGCAGATGATTCTGAATTTGCATCACCTACGGCAACGCGGGCAGAAATGCTTGCAAGAATTCTTCGTGAAGAATACCTGAAGAGAGAATATCTAGCACAGCAGGGAGAGAAAATTGGAGGATTGCCTTTCAGTCCGCTTGCTACAAGTGCAAGATACTATGCTGGTAATTTTGATGCAAAAAATATGAATGCAAACAATTCTCAAGGACAATCTCCAAAAATGTGGGCATTCAGGGAAACGATGCAGCTTCCCGATAATCGTGAAGAACAAAAAGATTGGCGGCATATGACAACAGACTCGCCAACACCAAATTCTGGAAAACCTTATGATCTTGGAGAATCTTTTCGTAATTCTGCAGCTCAAGATATTGCAGACATGATTGAAGCTCATTTACGTGCCACTGGACAATGGCCAGAAAATAAACCAAGTATAGAAGTTAAAGCATTCAGGCAAGGTCCTTCTTCGAAAAATTTTCAAGCACAGAAAACAAAAAAAGCGGAAGAAGAAAAAGTAGATAAACTAAAAAATAGTTTTTCAAATATTGCAAATGAGGAAATAATAAACCACATTCAATCATTCAGAGATTATGCAGTAAGATCAATGTGGGAAAATCCTGATCATTTACGAGATTATGAAGCAGCAGGGAAAATACTTCTTGATCGATTGAACGAATCATTGAAAGATGATGATCGTTCTGAAATCTTTTTGGAAGATTTGGACACAGAAGGAATGGATGAAGAAGAGATTGCTACATGGCATGCAATGACAAATGCCACTAACGAGAGACTTGTGCATTATTTTTCTGGTCATTATCCAGATTTTGTTCACGATGCAGCTCTTTCTGAAATATCTTTTAGATTGCAACCAGAAGAAGATGAGCCACAAGCTCCGCAACCGCCAGCTCCGCAACCGCCAGCTCCGCAACCGCCAGCTCCGCAACCGCTAGCTCCGCAACCGCTAGCTCCGCAACCGCCAGCTCCGCAACCGCCAGCTCCGCAACCGCCAGCTCCGCAACCGCCAGCTCCGCAACCGCCAGCTCCGCAACCGCCAGCTCCGCAACCGCTAGCTCCGCAACCGCCAGTCTCAACAAATTCATTTGAATCAATCATGCATAATTTTGGTCATGTCAAGGGAACGGGAACGAATCTTAGCGATCAAGAAATAAATTCATTGACTCCTGAACAGTTTGATATTTACTCTGAGGCTTTGATGAATGGATCATTGGATGCATGGCTGGAGACAAATACTCCGAAACCGTCGAATAATCAAACTGTATCGACACCAGAGATTAATAGATCCGCAGCTGTTGATCCAGATGTTGATCCAGATCCAGATGATGAATATTTACCTGTCGGTATTGATGATTTTTTTTGAAAGTTTTTATGATTATTGGAAAATACGCGTCAAAATTATTTAAAAATTTTCATGATTATCCTTTGGTGAAAAAAATAAAAAAGATTCATAAGAGTACAAATAATGGTTCAGTTATTAATAAAGAAAACAAATCAACCGGAAAACCTTGAAAAATCAATTGGTGATTGGTTTAGAAGACTATTTGGTGGAACAAAAAGCGACAAAAAAACTGTCTTCAAAAAAACTTCGCCTGTATCACACATGTTTCCCGATTTATATTCCGAGCCAATTACTGAAAAACCTCTCTTATACAAAAAAAATGACCAAGGAATCATGGAGGCAACTCTTTCAAAACAAGAGCATGACGAATGGGAAAAACTTATTAAAAAAATAACTGACGGTTTTTTCCGCAGAAAAGTAAATGAACATTTCAAAGATAGTGAAAAATCAGACAAATGGATAAGACAATCTCTTGGCAACTTAACAGAGAGACAAGATGTAGCAAGAAGCAAAAAAATTATTCAAGATTTTCTTGAAAAGATAATTCCTGCGCATAAAGTGCAAATTCCTTCCAGCATTGAATCTTCCGAAGATTATCTGAAAAAACTTTTTACTGAAGAACAGCAAAAAAGTATTTATGATATGATCCCTGATTTGCCGATGAAGGCAAAATTTCCTGAACTATTGCCAAATGACAAGGCAAACACAACAGAACCATCAGTCGTAGCACAACCATCAGTTGTAGCAACAGCACCAGTCGTAGCACAACCATCAGTCGTAGCACAACCACCAGTTGTAGCAACAGCACCAGTTGTAGCAACAGCACCAGTTGTAGCAACAGCACCAGTTGTAGCAACAGCACCAGTCGTAGCAACAGCACCAGTCGTAGCACAACCATCAGTCGTAGCACAACCACAACCAACTTCCGTCGGTGTTGGGCAATCACTGCCTTCTCCAATCCGTACTGCTCGCGTGCTTACCGTTTCAGAGCGCCGCGCTCTCAATCCTAATTATGATACCACTTTAGGTACTTCAATACATGATTTTATAAATAGATTTATAACAAGAGTCATTATTGATGCAGATGAATCAACTGGTGATTCTTTGCAAAAAAAATCATTTATACTAGAAAAACTCAGATCACTGGCTGCAACTGCAAAAGTTCAACCAAAAGGAATATTTAATTCAGGAATTCCAGCTGCTGATTTTGCTGTGGATTTCTGGAAATTGTGCAATTCAACGCAATTCAATGCCTTGAATATTGGAAAAACAAAAACAGACTTTCAAGCACACATTGAAGATTCTTTTTTGCGGAAAAAAAGACAAATAGAAATTGATTCTCCCTTGAATCAAAAATGGAGTGAAGGAGACATAACTGAAGTTTTGGCAGATGATAGGCAATCTGAAAAAATAACCAAACATCCACAAACAGGAAAAGATGAAGCCCTGATTGTGGATGTTTTTAGGCCCAGAATATTACAAAATGGAAAACAAATCATAGCACCATTTGTTGCATTAGGAAAAATTCCTTCGCTTTCATCATCGATTGATCCTGTTCCTGATCAGGGAAACTCAGGAATTAGCAACGTAGAAGGAAAAAATAATCCTGCAAATTCTGCTAGTGTAACTGCTCCCACAGAGCCAACATCTGTGACTCCCACAAATCCTTTGCCATTTGAAATGACAATAAATGCCAATAAGTCTAAAGGAGAATTTAAAAAATTTGGTGAATCAATTGCGGATTATGCAACAATTTCAAGAATAAAAACAAATGGATCAAATCAAACGCATCAAATTTCCTATCAACCAGAACATTACGATAAAATATTAGAAGAAATGCAAAAACACCCAACATTAAGCTCACAGGCAATACTATTCGAAAAACACGGAGTTGGTTCAGTTGAATCTCCTGAAGTCGTTCCTCCCCCTGAAATCAACCCTACGCCAGCAAAGGACGAAGCCGATGACGTTTTTTAAAATGCTCGTACTGAAAAAATCTTCAGAAGAGCCACCCATTGATCCATCATCTTCTCCTGAAGTGCATCCAATCGTCGATAAATTGAATCAGGCTCGTAGTGCTGCCGATGTGGTCAGAGTAATGGGGGAATGGAGAAAAGATCCAGACGCAATGGAAAAAGTAGGTAATTTTGCAGAATTGGCACGGGCCCGCCAAAGGGCGCTAACTGGTGTTCAGCCATTTGTGCCCACACCAAGACCTGCACCAAGACCTTCATCAAACCCTGCACCATCAAACCCTGCACCATCAAACCCTGCACCATCAAACCCTGCACCATCAAACCCTGCACCATCAAACCCTGCAACACGCGCTGTTGACGACGATGGTCCACCAGATGATGATGATCTATGGGCTGGTTATGATAATTTGAGAAATGATCGTCCTGATACTCGCCTCGTTGCTCCATTTACACCAGAAGGTTTTACACCAGAAGGTGTCACAACTGAAAGACCGACTGAGCTGATAGCTGAATTCATTCCAGAATCAGATCAAAGAAGAAGACGCAGGGAACTTTCTCCTGCTGTACGCAGTCTTCTGATCAGGCCAGAGCACAGAGGCCCCAATGCTCTTTTCCCTATGATGTTGCTAGGGCCTCCTGTGCAACGAGTAGCCGCAACATTACCAGAAAATCAAGGTGTTGAAATTTCCGAAGAAAAACAAGCGCTTATTGACAAGATCATGGGTACACCAAAACCTCCACAGAACCAGAATGATTTGTCTCCCGAGCAACGTACAGCACAAAGAATAAATGCCATGATTAGGGCAGATTTTACACCAGCTGAACAAATGCAAGCACAGCAAAAACTTATTGATCTTGATGTTCCTAGAGATGATTTTGCAAAATTAAAGACAATGTCAATGGAAGATTTACAGCTTATGTCGGACATGATTGATCATCATTCAGCAAAAATTGACACATTAAAAAAATTAAATATTGAAAACAGTGATTTGCTTGATAATGATCAATTGAAGCAATTGATCACTGAAAAAGGCAGGGCAGACCTTTTTGATCCAGATCCTTTGGATGAAATGTTCCAAGGAAAATCTGATTTGACAAGAGCCGCAATGATCAAGAATGAATTCATCAAAAAAGAGCTTAAAAGAATCAGTCATTACATAAGCAGCAGTAATAGAGAAAATATTTTTGGAACAGACGATCCCTCTGAATACACAAAATTTGTTAGGAAACTTCATGAAATTACACAACATTATCAACAAACTGATAATGTGAAAATTATCACTCAAGCGCTTAATTCAGGAATGCCTGTTGGATACTATGAATTAAATTTATTCCGCGAACACAAAGGTCTTCCTCCGCTCACAAGAGAAGAAATTGATGCAGCGATGTCTGAAGAACGCAAAAAAGAATATGAATTGCCTTCTTTGCTTACCACTGGTACAGCAGATCCTAAACAACGAGAAAAACTATTGCAACAATATGGATACTTTATTGATTTGATGAATAAAGATAAAACATATGATAAAGATGCTCGCGCAGCCAATTTGTACGGCATGCTTCTTATTCACAATATGATAAAAAGGCAAAATGCAAGAACTGCACCAGCAAGAACTGCACCAGCAAGAACTGCACCAGCAAGAACTGCACCAGCAAGAACTGCACCAACAGGAATTGCACCAACAGGAATTGCACCAGAAGCAGACATTTGGATACCAGCGTTGGAAAAGACGATCAAAGACCCTTCAATTTTAAGTTTTCCCAATCTTGCCGCAAAAATGCAAACAGCAATTGCTCACGCAAAAACAGGCGATATAAAATCAATGATGAGTGTATATTTTGACGCAATCACATCTACTGAATTTCGTCTTGGAAATACGAATAAAATTCGTGAAAGAGTAGAAATAGAAATGAGAGGGGAAGACTCTACCCAGTTAAGAAATGAATTTCAGTCGTTTGAGACCCTTGTTCGTCTGTTTCTCAGGGATAAATTTAAAATGGAACTTTCTACACCAGAAGGAATTTGGTCACCATCGCAAAAGGGAAAACCAATGAAATATGTATTGACCAGCACAGAAGACGGCAAAGAGCAACAGTTTGAAACCTAAAATCAAGAAGATTCTTTTACAATATACAAATATCCATCAAAATTATCTTCTATTGCCGGATCTAGTGAATGATCATATTCCCTCGACTCATAGTACTCTATGAATTGCAATGCCTTTTGTCTACGAAAATTCCATACATATTTTTTGTATTTTGGATTGTTTCCAACAAATAAACTTTTATCAGCTGGATTTATGATAAACAATATATCACCGGTAATATCAAGTATCTGGTTGTGAATTGAGCGTTCTTCTTGCCTCATCAAATCCAGCAATTCTTCCCAATTTTCGGTGTCAATTATTGTGTTCATAAAACCCTTACTTAAAATTTCTTAATACGGCGGCCAAAAGAAAAGTCAACAAAAGCTCAGGTTGTGGTGTTTCCTGAGGCGTTGTCATGAATGGAACAGGCGTTGGGGTGACAATAACTGTGACACACGCTGATGCTTCGTTGAGCGAGTTTATCAGTATTGGTTTTACATACGCATTCATTTCCCATTCAGGAATGGATTTCCAATTCATGACGGTGGTATTCCCAACATTATACGCTGACAATGCATATTCGTATGGATTTGTCCTGTCAGCGTAGATATTCAGATAATTCCGCAAAATCTTGGCAGCATAAAACAATGATTCAACAGGATTCCAGACATCGACACCGGGATGTGAAAGAGGATTGATTTGTGCAATTCCGTAGGATCCTGATCCTGAAGCCTTTGCATCCCATCTGCTTTCCTTTTGAATCAACGCAAAGAAAACTGCTGCACTGATTTGTGCTTTTTCCGCAGCGGCACAAGCAACGTGCTCGTATAGCTCTCGAAACATAATGGTGCTCCAATCAGATAAGAATAGAAAAAGGCGTAGCTAGTCTTTTTTCTTGGGAGTGAGATTTGTTAGCAGCAGCTTGATTTCTTCAACGGTGAGGTCGGCAAACTGTCGTCTCGGCTGAAGTTGTGGCTGCCTCCAAATCAGCGCATGGCGGCGTGGTAGCCGCTCACACTCTTCTTTTTTCCGGGGGTCTGTCATGCAACCTCCATGTGGAAGTATACCCGGCATGAAGCCCCTGTGTCCAATTTTTTTTTATTTTTCACACACCACCAAATGGATGGAACTGTGCGGCAGCAATTTTTTGCTCCGCTTCAGTTGGTGAAATGCCAAAAAGCTTTGCCAATCCATCAATGACTTGATTATTTGAAAGCGACGCGGAAATTTGGCGTTCAGATAAATCTGCTTGTTCGCTGTTTGTCATCAGTTCAGGCTCATTTACCATAAATGATTTTGATAATTTTTCATCAATAGATTCAGGGGAAACACCAATGATATTTGATAATGTTATTTTTTCATCACGAGAAAGATTGCTCTTTTCAACAGGTGTCATGTCACGCATTGGAGGAACCAATGTTTTTATTCCTGTTTGATATAGCACTGGATGAGAAATTGCTGTTTCCAGTGAATCTTCTGTGTTAAGCCAATATTGTTCTGGATTCAATTTATAGTGTTGATATGCATTTTGAATTACAATCCTGTTCCATTCAGTATGCAAATCAAGATCTGGATTATTCATTCCTTTTTTCATTTGAGAATTTTGTATCCAATTTTTAATAATTGATTCATTTTCATCTTTTAGTACTATATTCTGAAGCATTGCAAGATCATCCAAAACAAAAAATTCAATTTTTTCGTCTTCGGTCATTGATTTTGCAAGTTCTTGTCTATTTAAATGATATTTTTCTGATTCTGTCAATTCTTTTTTTGCATTATGAGAAAATAGGAAAAATGGTTCTTTTGTTGTCATTGAGGTGGCCTTTCTTTCAAATGATCTGGTAAGCGGAGTAGTAGTCGGTTTTGGAGTGCTGGTCGGTTTTGGAGTGCTGGTTCGTTTTGGAGTGCTAGTCGGTTTTGGAGTTTTTGTTGGTGAAGCAGCAGGGGTATTTGATTGCGAATTCCAAAATTTATCAATTTGTGCTTGAGACGTTGCGCGAATTCTATTCGAAGTGCTATCTGGATTATCTGCCAATTCCTTTACTGTCGGAGGAGTATTTGGATGCCATTGTGTTGGAGTTAAATCTGGATCATCCCAGTTACCACTATCATCTACTATTTCTCTTTTATTGTAATCTATTTGTGGTGGAACCAATTCACTCGGATCTCTCGGATCTGAAGTTATTCCGTTAGAACGCGCCCAGTCATCCCACTCTTTTGTACCATAGAGTGGAGCACCTCCTGGCTTATTCTGAAGCTCCTCCCATTCTTCCGAAGTCCAGTTATCCTGAATGCCTAAAACAGGATTAATTTTAGACATTCCTGTGGATCTTGTCGCTGTGGGTGTAGCTGTAGGAGTTTCCGATTGTTTAGCTTGTGCAGTAGCTGCTTCCATGGTTGCATATGCACGATGTCTTCCTGTCGGATTTGCATTTCTTGGATCGTCAGGAAAAGTAGCTGTTCTTTCAGGCCCTCTTGATTGTTGCGCCGATCTTGATCCTTGTGAGGCAAATTGATTTGCAAGAAGATTTGCGGCTACGTCTTCAGCAGAAGGTGTAGGTGTAGTCTGTCCTGCAATTCTGGTTGCTGCATTATTTACTGCTTCAGGAACATTTCCTCCTCTTGTATCAAGAGGCTCTTCACTGTGCAAACTTGGAAAATCTCTCAACATTGGTTTTGCTGGATCTGGAGTTTTTCTTTCTGAAGGCGCATTTGTTGGGCGCACAGACAAATCACTAAGCGTTTTGTCACTATCAAGATATCCGCCGTAATTTTCTTTAAACATATTTTGCGCAGCTCTGATTCCTCCTCTTGCAGAATCAATAAATCTATCTGTAAAAGATTGAGGCGTTTTTGTTGAATCTGCCACTCGTGTTGAAGTTACTGAGGCAGTAGGTGTGGGTGTTGATGTTTCAGTAGGTGTGGGTGTTGGCGTTTCTGATCCTTTGGCTCGGGCAATTGCTGTAGCTTTTGAGTTGTCAAGAAGCACTTTTATTTCATTTGGAGTCAGTGTAGATCTTGTTACTGGTGTTGGCGTGCCACCTGTGCGACGATATTCCCATCCGTCCATCATTTCTGGAGTTGAAGTTGGAGTTGACATATCTCGCTTGGGAATCATTGCTGATAATGCTGGAGTTATAAAGTTTTTATCAAGCCAATCAATTAAAGCATTTAGTTCTTTATCTTTACCATCATCAGGTCTCCGAAAAATCATTGGCTCTCTTGTGGCTGTTTGAGTCGGTGTTGGGTCGGTAGGAGTATCTTCCTCCTCAATCGTGTTTGCAGCACTTGGCGTCTCTGTAGCAGGCACTGATGTTGCTGTAGGGCTTGGCGTCGCTGTAGCACTTGGCGTCGCTGTAGAAGGCACAGCTGTCGCTGTAGCACTTGGCGTCGCTGTAGGAGGCACAGCTGTCGCTGTAGCACTTGGCGTCGCTGTAGGAGGCACTGCTGTCGCTGTAGGGCTTGGCGTCGCTGTAGGAGGCAGAACTGTCGCTGTGGGACTTGGTGTTTGTGTGTTTGCAGCAATTTCATTTATTGCAGATTCGTCGCCTTGATTGATACGTGAGATAAAATCATCATATGGAGTTCTATTGCCAAGCCAATTTGTAACTCCTTGTCCTTTTGTTTCCAGTTTTTCTCTTGGATTAAGTGCTCTTGGACCAATAAAATTTTTTACTCTATTATCTTCATCAATTTCTTCTTGTGTTTTACTTACATGAGGTGTGGACCATCCAAAACCGCCACCTAAATTTACAATTTGTCCTTCTACTGGATTATTTTTTTGCCATTCTTGATCTTTGTCTCCAATTATTGGATAAACAAGATCTCCTTTTTGACTGTATTTTCCGTTATACCGAAATGGATCATAATCCGGTATTCCAAGTAAATTTTCTACAAGGCTTTGTGGAGGTTTTACGACATTTTCCATGAGAGATTGATGTGCAAGTAAAGCGCGATTATTTTTATCGAGTATTTGTTTTTCAGTTAATGGTTGATGATAATCAGTATAATTTCTCAAAGGTTTTTCTGTTTGCGTTGCACTTGCAGGAATTTGTGTTGCTGTAGGGCTTGACGTAGCGGTAGCAGTGCCTATGGGGATTATCGTATTTGTAGCAGGCACTGTCGGTGATGTAGGAATTGGCGTCGCTGTAGGACTTGACGTAGCGGTAGCAGTGCCTATGGGGAATGTCGTATTTGTAGGAGGCACTGCCGTGGCTGTAGGAGGCACTGCCGTGGCTGTAGGTTTGGTTAGTGCATCGGTCAATATCTTTGAGGCTTCAGAGTTTGGATCGTATGAATAATTTCCCGGATCATTAGCATTTGCTGCATTTGCTGCATTTGTGGCATTTTCATTAAGTACTTGATCTTTTGCTTGATTAAATATTCTTTTTTCTGATTCATCCAATGGAAACACAACTGCGGGATTTAAAAGAATAGGATTTTCTCTTATGAATTTTATGATATTTTCAAAAGGAACGTTTGAAAAAGATCGAACACCTTTATCATTAACATAAGAAGGATTATTAAGCAAAGGATTTTCATTTAAAAACCTATTTCTGGCATTTTTTCCCCGAATTTGAAGTTCAGCATCTCTATCTTGCGGAATGACTTGTCCAGCTTGCAATATGTTTCCCTGATTGTCAACAGTACTTGATCCTTGAAACCATTGATCTCGATACGCATTTGCTTGATCTGCGTTTGTGATTTCACCTACATCGCTTAATCGTTCTCTTGTAGCTGAATCATAAATGGCATTGGTGACGTTATTCCAGTACAATCCACTATCAGGGAGACTTTGTTCTCCAGATTTTTGATCTGCTTGCCAATTTTTCTGTTTGAGCGTTATTTCCGCTTTTTTAAAAGCTTTTGAACGATCTATGTATCTATACATTCTTTTTGCCCTGATAAAAAGGATTTCCATTAAATTCGGCGCGAGATAATTTTGCAATTACTTCATCATGCGAAAGATTGCTAATAAGGCTCATCTGATGAATAAAATTATCATTCATTAAATCATTATTAATAGGAGGAGTATATTCTGCAACAAGCATGCGTTCAGCAACGCCTTGTTGGGGATTCGCTATGCGCTCGGGTTCCTTGAATGCTGAATTACCCAAAAAATCTGCATGCGAAATATCATTCTGAATTCTTTCAATGGATTTTCCTGTCAAACGCGCCATTGTTTCCATGTCAAAGGATTTTTCTACAGAGTCCATTGGTTTTGTCCTTTTGTCCTTGGGAATGAGTGCAGAAACATTTTTCTGTGGGGTTTCTGAAATATCCGATTCTGCTGAAACGTCATTTGCTTGATGAAAATGATGGATCATTTTGTTGACGGCTTTTAATGCTTTAGGTCCATATTTAATTGCCCCTGCTCCAGCAAGAGCTGTCCCGGCATACCAAGGCCAAACAGTTGGATCAGCCAACCCAGCAAACAACCCTTTTTCAAGTTCGCGATATCTTCCTGCATAACTGTTTTTCATGTCAGTCTCATTTTTTTTGCTTTTAGGATTTTCTGGTTCTTCGGTTCTCATGCTATCAGAAAACATTTTTCTGGTATCTTTAACATATTCTCTGACTCTTTTGCCATATTTTTGATTGAGTTTGTGAGCTCCATACAATCCCATTCCAGCAGCAATAAATCCGGGAATTTTGTCGGGATCCTGAATTCCCGAAGCAAACGCATGCAATATGGATCCCAAAAAAAGGCTTTTTTCAAGTTCTTCATATTTTTGTTTATATGCAGTTTTGGTGTTCATCATCAAGCCTTTGGTGCATGATCAATGGATGGAGAAGGACCAGCCACTCCGGGTTTAGAATTCTTTGTTCCATTATCATAACTTTTTGGCGTAAGAAAATATGAAGATACTGCACCTGTCAATCCCACAAGCGCTACTTGCGCTTGTTCGCTTGCATTGAATACCGCAGCATAAATAGTTGCCAGTATGGTGAGTATAGCAATTACTGAAGCAATAAGCTCTACAATCGAGGGATCATCATGTAATCTCATATGAATTCCTTTTGCATGATTATGCTTCCAGTGTGTTCAAGAAGAAAAATGATTTCTTGAATGTCGAGGGAAACATTGATCTTTTAACAGATTCCCATTGACCAGTTACTGAATTATATCTTTTGGGGGAAAAATTATTATTGAGATATTCAGCAACACGTGCGTCTGCTTCAGCAGCAGACACTTCACGGCCACCAACTGCAGGTTCTGAGCCATACGGTTTCGTTGGTGTATATTGATTCCATTTGGGATTATGTGGATCAGCACGATATTCCTTTATCACTTCCGGATCCCATCCCAATGCTGTATATATGGAATGTTTTGCAGAATGAATCCTGTTCCTTGATTCGGTGTCATCCGTATCGTCAATAGTGGGATTTATTTGTTCTTCTTCCTGTATGTTTGCTGGAATCGGATCATCACTCATTGTTACAACATTTGAGGCAACAAATGGTTTTCCATTTGAGCCCTTGGCTTGTTCGGAAGAATTTTGTCCATAAACTGCTGCTGCAGCCGCTTGATTTTCCAATGCCCTCCTTTCTGGTCCTCCAGCAGCACTGTCAGCCGAATCCCTTCCATAATTCGCGTGTGTTTGCGCAATGTCAGGTGTTGTTTTTGGACCTTCTGTAAGATATCGAATTGCGTTGTCTTGCGGCGAGCTATTAATTGATTGAGTATATTGTGAAGGATTTGTGTCAAATTGCTGACTATTTTTTTGAGCATTAAAATTACTCTCAGGAGGGATTATTTGAATTTCATTTCCTGAAATTATCTTTGGTTTTTTTGCAACATTTTCTGCAGTTTTTAAAGGATTTATTGTTACTGCCTTAACCAGCAGTAACAATAACTCTTCCGATACTGTTTTTTCTGTTGACATGAATGATTTATGAACAATTTTTTTGACATCTTTTCTATCAAAACCGGTCATTCTTGCAAGGATATCGTATTCTTTTTCCATTACAATGCTCCATTCTTTTCCAAGCGATGAAGCACTTCAGTTTCAGAAATTCGCAGCACAACAGCAAGACCCTTGATCATTTCATAATTTTCGGCGGTAAGACCACGACGAAGCACATGTCCATCATCTTCAAGAAGGCGATATGTTTCGTGAGTGTTTCCACCAAAGGATGCCTTGAGCTCATTATTGGTTCGTGCTACTGGAGCTGGCGGACTGTTGAAATCTCCTTGAGGAGGAATCTTGTTTCTCATGGCTGGAGGAATCATTTTTGGTTTGTTCGGATTTATTTTGGGACCAATTGGTTGTGGAATTGGTTTCATGGGGGGAATCTTTATGTTTCTATAATCTGGTTCATTTTTCCCATATGTTCCTACATCTCTTGGAGAGCCACCCAACGGTCCATCTGCATCTTCATCAGGCGGTGTTTGAGGAGGTTGTGATGGCGGCAATGATGGCACCAACCTTCCGTAAGGAGGTGGTGGTTCCTTCCTTCCGTAACGAGGTGGTGGTGATGGTTCCAACCTTCCGTAAGGAGGTGGTATAGATCCTTCGTTGGAAATTGATCCGCCAGCTTTTGCGCCACTTTTTGCACCATTGAGAATATCTTCAATTGACATAGACGTGCTTTGAGCACGAGGATCGTGATCATTGTTCCAGTTTTCCGGAGGATAACGTGGGTCCTCAGGATATGTTTCCGTTGAATAATTTCCAGCTTTTTTTACACTGTTATTGAAATAATTCTTAACCTTATTGACGCCACTAGCAACTTTGTCTCTTACAACTCGTCCTGCTTCAGCAAAACTTTCAATTGGGTCTTGGTTATACGGGTTTTTCACTGGAGGAGCATCATATGGTCCCATCACTTGTCTCGGAGGACGCATTGCTCGAAAATTAGGATGATCTGCGGGCGGATTCGGAGTCTCTCTCCAATCTCCTGTTTCTGATTCACCATAAGGATTTCCGTTTGCAAAATCTGGTTTCTTCGGTTTTGGTTTTCCCCTGTTTATTGCGGCAGAGTTGTCGCGCATTGCTGACTCATTCGGTGCGGAACGCAGATCAGGATTGCGTTGCTTCCAATTGGTTGCTCCATCAGAAGGGGTTGTTGGAACTTCGTAATATTCTTTTTCATAGTATCCACTTGGGGTATAACCTTCTGGAGGAGTATAATTCTCGTTATAAAATCTTGGTTCATTATCACCTTTCTGAATTGTTTCCAGAATTTCGCCGCGAAGTTCAGATAGCTTCTTCTCAAGATTACTGATCATCTGCAGACTATGATCAGCAGCAATATGTTGAGTTTGCGATTTTTCAATCTTTTGTTTTACCTCTGATTGAGGCATTCCTAGAAGCCTTCCGAGAAGCCATTCATCACTATTAATTTCGTAAATTCTTTCGGATTCATATGCCTTTTCCATGGATGTGTTCCTTCTGTGCAATTATATCATTTCAGGTATTTCAGGGTTGCTTTATTGCTTGATGTATTGCAAAGTTAAACCAATTTTTATTTGGTTGAATTTTTGGTAAAGGAAAACCATCTAATTTTGGCGTGGTAAAACCTCCCGGTTTTGGCGTAGGTTCAGGAGTTGAAAAACCTCCCGGTGTTGGCGTAGGTTCAGGAGTTGAAAAACCTCCCGGTGTTGGTGTTGGTGTCGGCATTGGGTCACTTATTGTTGTGGGCATAACAGGTTTAACTGGTGTCCGTACGGGAGTTGGCGTGGGAGTTGGCATGGTCATGTTGCTTGCAGATGGCTCAGGAGTAGTTGTGGGCATAACAGGTTTAACTGGTGTCTGTACGGGAGTTGGCGTGGGAGTTGGCGAAGTCATTGCAAATGCAGTTGACTCAGGATCAAAATTGGTAATGCCATATATTTCACGAAGCGTCGAATGATAGTTGGGATCAATTTGTCTCGTTATTTCTGTCCATGGAGACACAGTTCTTGTTGGTCTTGGGGAATGTTTTGTTTCATCAACAGTAACTTCTTGCCTAGATAATTGTGGCCTATATGCAGAAGTTGATTCCGGAGTTGGAGTAGGAGTTGGAGTAGGCGGATAGGAACTCCCAAAACCTCTCCCATTTTCGTCCACATGGTTTCGATAACCATTTATAAGTCCATCAAACATTCTGGTTCTCACCCTTGCTCCCAAATCTTTTGAGTCCCTAAGAACATCATTCCAAGTTCCTGACTGACCGTTACGATGGGTAAATGATCCATCAGGGTTATGAGTCCAGCTTCTATCTAGGAACTTTGGTAACTGCATGTTGACTGTTTTGTCTCTTCCTTCCATCTCGCCATTTGTTAGTCGTCCCCATAATTTATGAGGGATCTGTTCTATTGGTCTGAGATCTTTTTCAGGGCTATATTTTATTTCTCTTACACCCATTTTTTGCCAGTTATCATAAAGTTTTTGTCTGATTTCAGGATCGTTCAAATTTCCTTCTGGATTCATTCCAAGCCAGTCAACATATAATGTACCTGTATCGGGTTGAAAACTTCCCGCATATGCTCCATGGTCTCCTATGCGAGATGCAAATGTATTATCTCCAAGACCCCATTCCTGACCAAGAAGCATGTGTTCCCCATCGTAATCTTTAAGTGCATCGACAAGAGCACTGGTTTTTTCTACAGAGTCAGGATCTTTAATACGTTCGCCAGCTTTTTGCAATCTATTATCTGGCCATATCGCAAAGGGAAACGGATTTCTGTCAATTTTGCGCATAATTCAAATCCTTTTATTCCAGCGCTGTTGTAGTGCAGAATGGATTGAAAAAGTAAACCAACTTTTTTTTACTGAATCAATGGCAGAAATCATTTCATCCGCAGTTTGTAGCTTAACGGGTGGTGGAGGATCTTTGGAAGGAAGCCTGCTCAACAAGCGATGTTGATCGCCTTTTTCAGCAAATTCTCTTACCATGGGCGGCATTGGAAATCTTTGTAATGATGCGTATGTACCATTTTTTTGATCTTGTATCTGCTGTCCAAGCTCTCTTATTTTTGAAATTTCATAGTCACCGGGCGCGGTGGTTCGTCCTTCTCTGTACATAGGGTAACTTGACGTGTTTTTCACCAAGTTGTCATAAAATTTCCACACATTGTTTGGATGCAGAGAAGCAGCGTTTTCCGGATCAAATAATTCTGGAGAATATTCCCAGTTGGAACCATCTTTTCTTCGAACAACAGGACGTTCGTAGCGAGAAAGATCGGGCAACGGTCCTCTGCCGCTTGCGTGCCAATTGGCGTATTCCTTTGCTATTTCAAATGCATGTTGCGATCCCAACATTGCGTTTTGCGTGTACTCTTTTCCATCGGTAAGCAATCCTTGTTGTTCAAGACGTGCTCGTAGTTTTTTCAATTCAGCAATTTCATTTGCATTGTAATTATTGTATTCTTCTGAAAACATGGGTTCATCAGGAGGCTTGATTATGATTGCTTGTTGACCATTATTCAATGGTATTCGCGGATCTTCTGTTTCGTCATAAGGAACATTGGACGCATCTCGTTCAGGATGATCTCTGTATCCGAAAATATCCATTCTGTCACGCTCTAGTTCAGGATTCATACCCCATAGTCGTAAATCACGAGGAGTTTCTTCCGCAAAAGGCTCGTCATCGTCAGAAGCAGCAGAAGGTGGCGTCCTTATTGCAAATTGTCCGCTTGTAAGTGCTCGCCTTTCCGCGTCAGTAAATTCTTCGCCAAGGGTTTCTTCGGATTTCCGCAATAGTTCTTCGTATGAATACACAATTGATTTTTTTTGCATGGGCCATATTGCAAAGGGAAACGGATTTTTGTCAATCTTGCGCATATATGAAGTCCTTTCTGTGATTATATCAATTGTAGAATGATTTATTATTGCCAACTGTACTGTCTGTGATCAAAGAAGGGAAAAAACAACATTTTTTTTGTGCCTTGAAAAAAACGCGGAAAAAATGTCAAGCCTGAAACGCATTTCCCTTTCATCAAAAATCTATGAAAAAACGCCGAAAATATAATGTTGGAGTCTATTCAACCCCACTACCCCAAGAGACCAAACGATAGAATTCGCAGTCTATTCGACCCTCGGTGCGCAGCGTCTATTCGTTGTTTGCCTGCACCACGGATGTATCGAGGCACAGAGACGGATATACCACGAATGCTACGATTAACAGATACGGATATAGCACGAATGTAACGGCTAACAGATACGGAACTACCACGGATGTAACGAATGTAACGGTATCAACGTACTTCCCCGCACCATCCATCACGTAACAAGACGCTGTATATGGATGAAAGAGAGAGAAAAAGAAACAAAAATCAGTCGGAATTCGTTCCTCGGCGGGCAGCGGGCAGTGCGATACGAGACGTACTTCTATGCATTAGACATAAATTTGTTGTTAAAGTTAGGCAAAAGACGGCCAGAACGTCGGAAAACACGGGGAAAACGCGGGATTTGGGGCATTTATGGGTTATATTATATATAAATTTATATGTTGTGTATAGATTATGTGTTTTACGGGGGGTTCGGGGGGCAGAGCCCCCCGTTTCCACGGTATCCATGAAAAAAATCCTGGCCACCCCTACATTTCTGTAGAAGTGGCCGTTGTGATTATTCGTCGTCTTCGAATTCGAGCATCATGTCAATGACGCGATAGCCACCTTCGATGGCATTTTCTTTCAATTGTTTTTCCCAGTTGAACAACAGGTCTTCTGCTTCATCTATTGTCATGTCTGGCTTGTCTTCATCATGGTCATTGTTGTAATGTTCCATGATGTCATTTGCGCACCAGATTGCTGAGACAACAAGATTGTGTTTATCGGCAATTTCACGGATTTCCTTTGCTGCAAGTGCTTGTTCGTCAGTCATTGGACAATTCCTTCCGTGCTAATTCAAAGTATCGTCTTGCGCTAATCCAAAGAAATTCTTGAATATCTTCTTCGGCCGCAAGAAGAATTACCTGTGCTTGTTCAATGGTTACTGCTGTATTGTCCAGTGATGTTGCAAGTATTTGTTGCACATCTTCTGGCGTCCAGATAAGTGTGACAAACTTGTTCTTTTTTGCCCAATCGTGCATTTCCGCAGCAATGTCTTCTGCAGGAAGCGTAATGCCAATTTCTCCATCTTTGTATGGGGCCATTATTCCTTTCCTTTTTCTTTTTGTGCAGCAATCACGGTCAATCTTTCGATTTCCTGATACATTTCATCAACAATATCTTCGAAGTCTCCATTTTCTTCGCACTGTTCCATGATTCTTGCCAGTTGTTCTGTGGATTGTTTCAGATTGTATTTCTGACGCAACTCTGTAAGAGCATCCAAGTCCCAATACAATGCTTTTGCGTACTCTCCATCTTCGTATAATGCCATTAAATTATTCCTTCTGGTTCTAGGATTCGCTGTCTATGCCAAATTCTTCTTGAATCCATTCAGGCGCTTCAGATGTGTCCCATTCATCTTCGTCATTACTGCTCAGGATTCCGCAAAAGCCAATCCCGCCTTCGTAGTACGTGAGAATGAACTCGGCATCATGCTCATGAATCTTTTGTATGGCTTCGCGCGGTGGCCCCCACGCACTATCAAAAGATAGTTTGAGCAAATACTTAAAATCCTTGCCGATATCAGTATTTTCCGATACAGCATAGTCGTTAGACTCAAAAGCCTTTGAATCTTCTGCGCCAACGTCCCATTTGGTACCCCAATTTCCGTTTGTCCAAGAGAACCAATCGCGGCTTCCGTACAGGGCAATGTTGTGTTGTTCTAGCCTTTCCTGTTCTTTTTCTGAAAGTGAATCAAATCCTTGATTCTTGAGATCCTCAGGCATTGGAACAAGATAGTCAAGCAATCTGTCTTCACAAAATGCCTTTCGAAATTCTTCCAACTTTTCTTTGTTATCGGAGTAGACTGATAGATTGTTGTAGCACCAGTTAGGCATTATTGTTCTTTCGTAGACAGTGTGGGGCGCATTGCTACGCCCCACGAGATGTTATTTCCAGAGTGTTTCCATGATGTTACAGGTGCAACTGTCGTTCAACCATCCATCATCTGGAGTGTTTCCTCCGTATGGTACAACCCTGATCCAGTGTACATGCTTGTTTGCTGGTATGTTGTTGTCATCTTGAAACTCAATGGTAAAATCTTCGTCAACGGCCATGTACATAGCAACTAGTTGGTTCCATGCTTCACGAGGTGACTTTGTCCATTCGTGATACGCAAAATTCTGATCAGGCAATGTATCTGAATCTGGATCTGGAATACGAATTTTCATGCCAATTTTTGCAGCAATGTTAAGCAATGCTGTTACTTCATTTGGCTCAGTGATGGAAACCCCATCAGCCATTACTACGTTTCCCTTGTGCATGGTAACGATTGGCTTGAGGATGCTGTCTGCGTATGTTTCTGCATTGATCAAGATGCCAATGTCTTCCTTGTCCATATCTTTTTCCTTTACATACAATCGGAATAACAATGTCATTTGGTTGAGTCGTTCAAGTGCTTCATCAATGGTTTTCATGTCAGTCAAAATCCGATGCTGTCCACTCGATATCCGGTGAACTGTTCATGACGATGTATCGTGGGGAGTATCCATCGATGTGATCCCATTCGTCAGGATGTCCTCCATCATCATTGTCCTCGTTGTCATCGTCGTTGTCGTCATCATTATCATCATGAAAAGCAACGTCGTTTCTTTTCAGGAAATCTTTTGCCATTTGAAGAAGTTCTTGATCAAATTCTTTGTTTCTTTGAAACTCTTCGATAAACATTGCCAGCAAACCCATTGCGCGTTCTTCGTTTGTATATTTTTTATTGGGAGACATGGTATTTCCTTTTTGAATGGTGCCCTACGGGTAAGGGGGTTACCCGTAGGGCGGCGGGAAATCGCATTATGCATATCAATCACTACAGGTGCAGAGATATGCATGATGCTAGCCTGTCACTACATACCACAAGGCTATGGCATGATTGGCGGGGGAAGCGCCTGTGACAGATTTCTAAGAGTGCTTACCACCAACTCCAGTAATACACTCGATAGTCATCATTGATTGCTTGTCGCGCAATTTCAATGAATTCCTTGTTTTCGTTTTTGTGCCGTGCATCTGATTTGCCAAAAAAGAATCCTTTCGTTTCCGGAAGTGTTTCACCCTCGTTTTGATATTCGAGGTCAGTCAAATCGTCAAGCGTAAGTTCCAGATATACAGTATTGAAATGCATGTCAGGATTATCCACAAGCATGTCTTCATTGCGTTGTTTCCACAACTGTTCTAGCCAGCCATGCAGATTTGGATTCTTGCGCCAGTAAAATATTTCTTCAATGTTTTCTGGAGTAAATTCCTCAATAGAAGCCTTGGATTTGTATGCGTATTGGTCAAGACCCATTTTCTTTTTCCTCTCTTTCCTGCAATTTTTGTGTGTAATCACCCATGAGCAGCAGGTCATTACGCTCAAGATCACTATTGAGTGATTTCGTTTCCCAGATGAGTTCCTGAAGTTCCTCGTTGTAGTCAAACTCATCATTGTCCGCAGACAACTCGTCGATCATTGCAAAGTCTGCTACAAGGTTCAGAATCTTGTTCAGCAGCATCAATGCGTCTGTATCTTCCTGAAGATATTTTTCACAAAGAAGTACCACTGCTGGGTGATGTCGATCCAGATCATGTGCTTCCATTATTGTATCCTTGTAATTCTGCAGTTATTTACACACCATCCGTGCGTGTCACTGAGTTGATTGATGATGTCCTCAATGATATCTTCGTATTCTCGCTCATTACTCAATGAAACATTGAGTGGAGGATTTGTGTCATATTTGTCATCAATTTCAATTGTCAGAGTTTTTGGCAAGTCACTAAAATGATGACACGAACAACATTCTGGCTCGTCACCATCATCATTTGTTGTGTCCCAATCAATTTCTGTTACCTTGAATAACATTTTTTGTGTGCTTCTTTCCTTGTAGACTGCATGGAAGAGCGGCGAGGTTTTATGCCTCACCGCCGCAATTGCCATGCTAAGGAGTTCTCTTTTGTTCATTGATCCTTGTTCTGTTCTGTTTCAAACACTACAGGAATCTTGTCCACAATGAATTCCATTGGTTTGGCATTTTCATCTGCAGCAAGTTCAAGCAGTTTATCGCTCATGGTATTGAGTGCCATGTGATATGCAAGGAATACTGCCATTCTTGCTCCACCTTTGGCTGGCACTGCACTTGCAAGTTGTGTCACGTATTCGTACATCTTGGGAAGTGTTTCCCGGCTTGAGAACAAGTCGTTACGAACAAGGTGTGCAAGCCTGCGTACTTCTGCCAGTTTTTCTTCATGAGACTTTTGCAATGATGTTATCCTTCATGGTGACTGTTGCAAACCATTTGCGTTGTGGACTACCATCTGCGACGTTGAATGTGCCGTTGGATTTGTATTCTTCTCCAAAGAATGATGTTTCCTTGTAGAACAATGACTTGCCAACTTGTTCCTTGAGTTCTTTCTTGGTTTTGTAAAATACCTGAATCATGTTATTCCCCTGTGTCTGATTGCCATTGGATGTATTGTGCTTCTAGCATGGCACCTGCATATGTGTCGTTGTGATCAATTGGCCGATTTGCCCTTTCCATTTGGCTTTGACTGTCCATGTTGCTTCCGTTGTACTCTATTCCATATGACACACCATCCTTGCTTGTCCATGCAATCGTACATGTTTTTACATAGTATTCAAATCCCATGTTTTCATGCACATTTTCTTGCACGTCCAGTATGTTGTCCTGATTTTCCTGAAAGATCCACATGACGCGGTCATCACCAGTCCCGTTGATGTTTACCAAGTGAATTTCAAGCATGTTCTTGATAAGTTGATTTCTTTTTGGATCGTTGTATGTTGACAGTGCATGTGCGCCTTGGTTTTCTATTGTTTGCACAAGACGTTGTGCGTGCTTCTGGATATCCTTGAGTTCTACGTCCTGATCGTAGAACCTGTGCGTTATTCCGTATCCCTTGGTATATGGATCCATGCCGGTGTTGTTGCATTCCTCAAGATATGCCAAATCTGCTGCAATGTTCATGCCTTCATCAAGCAAGCGTATTGCCTTGTTGTTTCCGGCGAGATATTGGGCGCAAAGATATTTCATCAACGCTGACATCTTCGTTCCTTTTGTATTGGCAGGAGAGTATTTCATCCCCTGCCCGACAAGATTACACGTTTAGTCGTGTGTATACAGGAGTTGTGCTTTGTACTTTCTTGAATAGTTCTGCAGTTGCCTTGATCTGGAAATGAGTCATCTTGATGACATGCGCGTTTGCTTTATCTGTTGCGTCAATCCTGAGAAGCAATTCCTGCATTTGTTCGACACAGTGCGTGAGGGTTGTCATGCTATGTCCTAAGATTCCGTTTATTCCGTATGGTTCTGTAACACGCAAATCCCAGTACTCACGATCTTCTGTCCATTCCATGGCATTCCTTACCCACACTGCCATGTACTGCTTGGCTGATTCCGCTGCGGTATCATAGTCTTTGTCCCACACTGGAATGTACATTTCTGTTGGTGTGACTGTGGTGATTCCGTCGCGCCACTTGATGTTGTATACCCTAAATAACATCTCAGTTGTCCTTTGGTGTGCCGAACATGCTTACGATGACAGATTCTCCGGGATTGATGAGTACGTTCTTGTTTTTTAGCATCTCCCTTATTTCGCTGAATCCATCATTCATGGTGTTTCGTACATCTTGCACTTGCAAACCCAGATCTTCGACTTCGCTTTGCACGTTATTGATTGCATCTTCGCTGGAGCAAGTGATGTCGTGATGATCAAGATCAATGCTGATTTCATCAAAATGTCCGCGCAAGATTTCAATGATTTCAGTCTTGCTTGCCATTTCTGATTGCTTGCTCGACTGTGGCACTACATCATTGCCGTTGACAATTGCATCATGGATTTCATAGATGCTGACGGTCAGACGCTCGATCTTGTCATCCACCCTGTTGAATCGTGTTGCAAGAAGGCTCCACATGTCTTCCTGCTTCTTGGTCAGGGTATCCATTTTCTCCAGCATTTCCTTGTCATGTCGCGTTTGACGGGAATGCGCAGTGCTTTCGTCAATGCCGTTGTCCCTGACCATATACCATGTGTCACGTACGTATGATGGAATATGCGCAATGTCTTTGAGTGTTTTGGCAATGTTCATAGTGTGTCTCTTTCAAGATCCGCTGCTGAGATTCTTGCTTCCATCTCGTCCATTTCGTACCTGTTGTCGTACGAATCCCAGTCTTCTTCTTCTTCTGCTGTCCTTTCTTGCAATACAATATGCACGAGCACATCCTGCATTGCCTGACGCCTTGCGCTCAATGTGCTGTTGTCCAGATTGATTTGCTGTTCCTTGATGTCGTATCTTTCTGCCAGTATTCTCCGTTCTCTCATGGCATCAATTTCGTCAAGATATGCATTGTTGTTGCCAATGTCTTCGCTTGCTTTTGCGATTTCATCCTTGAGAAAGTTCTTGAGTGTTTCTATTGAGACGATGCTCATGGTTGTTTCCTGTGGGGGCAAGACATTGCTGTCCTGCCCCTGTTGTTGTTACTTCTTGATTGCGACAGTCTTTTTTGCTTCGTTGACGATTTTTGCAGTCTTTCGTGGCCCTCGCACGTTGACAATGCGGAACACTACGGCAGTCTTGGTTGCTCCGATTCGGAAGATCTTGATTCCCAGTTCCTTGGCACTTGCATTGAGTACTCGCATTACCTGACGGCTGGTTTCGTTCTCTTCCATCTCCAGATTGATTCTTGCTCCAGTTGGCTGTGAGGCAAGGAAGTTCTTGGCTTCGGTGAGATCTACGGTGCTGCCGGTCTTGGTAACGATTGCGGTAGTAAACTTAGGCATTTCTTTCCCTTTCTTGTGTTTTGCGATTGCTTTGTTGTTGTGTTTTATTTTTTTACATTGGAGTTTCCATCTTTCTAGTACTGTTCGTCCATGTACTGGCCCGGCTCCACGTCTTCAATCCACACTGCGTATCCTGCGCCTTTGTCACCCCACGTCACTTCATAGCGTTTTGGGTGGATTTCAGTAACGATTGAGTCGTGAATGATATTTGGATCGTTGGGCGTATCAGATACTTGATCTTGATCTTCGATGGCTATCTTCTTGATCAGATCGTAGTATTTCTGTGCTTCCTCTTCGGATTCAAACCACATGCTTTCATCGGGAAGCCTGCCCGGAAATCCAGTGTGCACTGCATGCGTGATTTCCAGTCTTTTCCATAGTGGAAATTCACGTTCTGCAATATCGTCAATGTAGTGCAATGCAATCTCATGCCAATTTACGCGGTCTATGACATTGACAAGAAAATCCTTTTTCAGTGCGTTCCGTTCTTTCTCTACTCCAAAAAGTTCACTAATTTCTTCCTTGGCGTAGTCTGCAACGCGATCAAGCAGTTCTTTTACTGCCTTTTTTTCTGTTTGGTAATCTGCTGCGTTTTTCTGTATTTCCTTCCATGCTTGCTTTGTGTAGTCATCAAACATGCTTCCGTCATCATGCGCGTTGAACAGCCATGTCTCGTATGTTGACCACCCGTTGTATGGCCTGTCTGTGCTTTCCACTGGTGAGTAGCCAAGGACTTTTTCTACGTATCCCATTAGTCTTCCCTTTTTGGATTCATGACTTCGTGAATATGTTTGTTTATTGCTTCGTCAAGAGCCGTTCCAATGTTTTCGTAAAACCAATCACTTATGTCTTGTTCTATTAGAGACAATAACATTTCAGCATCAGTTTCAGTAACATATTTATGATCATATTCAGTAATACGATCAAGAATCATTTCAACATCGACATTCAACAATATGTCTTCAGCAAAAATCTTTTTAGACATCATGCATTTCTTTGATCATTCTATTTGCGATTTTTTGCACTTTGCAGTGCCCAGACAACAATGAGTGCGATAATCCATATTACTGCTTTTTCTGGATCCATTTCAGTGTTCGATGTAGTATTTGCTTGTTTGTGGCTGATCCCAGCATGCAGTACACACATCGCACATGTTTTCCGTTGTTGACGATGGACATATGATGTCGTTGTTCAGATTTTTCAGGGCATCTTCTTTTCCTATTACTCCGGTTCCTGCAGCAAATCCGGGAATATTGATGATATTTCCTGAGCCTTTTTCGCGTGCTGATGGGCGCAGGCTGACGTTTGGCAGTTTGGCAAAGTCTAATAAATGCGGCAATAGTTTATATAAATAGTCTTGTGCGTTAGCATTTGCCCCTTCTGGATATGATGATGTTGGTGCCCAGAATCGTACAGTACTGAACTCTGTTGCCAGCATGATCCATGATTCAATATACATTTCGGTATTGAAGTCACCTGAATCGTGTACTCTGAAGTATGGAACGTTTCTTTTTACGGTTGCCCACTCGATTGCCGACATCATTGTTGACAGCCAGTTGGCGTATTCGATGATTGCGCCTCGTCGGTGAGACTTTCGAGTCCAGAATGTGCGTATTTTCTGTGCATTCACGACATTTTGATACAGATATGAATGCTTCATCGCATAGCAGTCTGCACATTTATGATTTTCTTTTGTCGTGGCACCCGGACACGTTTTTCCTGCAGTCAATCCAAAACTGTATATTTGCGTGAGTTTTTCTGGTTTGCTTGCCAGTCGTATGCGCATCTTGGATGGTTTTGTCAGGATTGCTGTTGTTGTGTCCGGTATTGTTGGATATGTTGCCATTTGCTTGCCTTTTCCTTTTCTTGGGGTTATTTTTCCGCCTATTCCTTTCGTTTGAGATGTATTCGGTCTTCAACAAGGCACATGCGGGAGCATGTGCATCCCCGCGAAGCGCTGACACAGGGAACAGGAGAAAACGCGCGGAATGCAGTCGGCAGCGGCACACTCCCGGGGTGGGCGGGGGATGGATGCATTTCCTATCCCCCGCCGCGCAGTTATCCTGTCCTTGATTGTTCCAGCAGTGCTAGTGCTACGGTGTCGAAGTCTGTCATGGTAAACACATTGAGCAGTAGATTTTGCAGAAGCGGGTCGTCCATGTGTGTTACGTCGTCGCGTAGTTGCGATTCGATTTGTGCGCTTGTCCTGCTTATCTGATCGCTGATATTGTCGAACATCATTGCGTCCTTGATGAGCATGCGACAGTATTCCGGATATCTCTTTTCAAGGTTGTACAGGATGGTTTTCTCGAACGTGGTGTTTGTTGTCTTGCCAATCTTCTTGTTGCTGATCAGTTCGACCATCTCGTCACTTGTTATGCTTTTCATAGTATTTCACGAGTTCCTTTGCGAGTGATTCCCACCCGATATTCTGGAATGCGCGTTCTGCCATGTTTGCCAATAGCATTTCGCGCTCAAGAAGCACTTTCTCATCTTGGTTGTCTGCTTCCAGTCGAGAGTTCTCGATGGATTCCGTGAATGGAACAACAATCCTTGTTGTTGCATACTTTGACAACTTTGATGACAGGTAATGCACCGTGTGATTGTTGTACTCTTGTGCGCTGGACGCGAAGTTGGTTGCTTCGCGTTGCGCTTCCTTGAACAACATCTTGATGTCATTCCTGATTGACTCTGCTGGCAGTGTCTTGTCGGTTGCGTACTTGTACAGGATTCTCGTCTCTCGTGTTGCATCCTTGATCGAATATTCGCGGTTCATTAGATACTCCAAGGGATTTCCTCTTCTCGCTCTCTTATTTTTTCCGTGATGATGGTTCCCATGTCAATCATGGTCAACACCATGGTCAGGCATTGTGCCGATATGTCGTTCATTGCCTTGATCTTGCCTTTGGTAAAATCTCCATTCTTGTCGTTTTCGGATTTGATGTCAACAAGGCGTTTTATTTCGACATCAAGGTTGTATGACATGGTAGTCAGCAAGTCGATTTGATGTGAGAGCACGTACCTCTCTAGATGATCATCAAATGACGGATGATGCAGGTTTTTCTTGAGTTGCTTGAGCAGTTCTTCCTGAATGATTGCTTCAAGTTTTTCCATGATCTACTCTTGTGCATATTTGATGTCGTGCATCATGCTGCTGATCATGGTTGCACGCTTGTTTTTGTTCAGTCCGCAGATTGCAAAGTCAATGTACTGGATTGCTTCAGTGCGTGCAACAACCCAATACTGTATTTCGGTTTCAGCAGGGACACTTGCGTAGGAGTCTCCATCCACAAGTGCCTTGCCTGAGAAACGTTTGCTTTCCAGTTCATCGGCAAGTGCCTCCATGCACTTGCCGTAGAACCATTGATTCATGAGTGTTCGTGTTGCGAACTTCACTTTGCAAGCCTTTTTTGTCTGTATGTCATGGATCGCCTTTTGGAGGCAAAATCGATGATTTTCAGTTTTGGAGTATTCATGACATAGTTCAGGATTTCGTCGAGTTCTTCGAAGTTTGCGTAGGTGTGAATGCCGTACCCATCGTGTCCCGGCACTTGATACCATTCGTCATTGGTGTTGTGCTTGACTCCGACTTCGAAGTCCTTGCTTGTCCACGGCAGGCTTCCGTTCTCGCTTACAAATGGTTTGATGTAGTGCTCACAATAGTTTGCGCCGCCAAAGACAATAGATACCTTGATCTTTTTGTCCGTGAAAATGATTGCAAACCCTCGATTGCTCTTGTAGAGCACGAACTCCACGTTTTCTGGTTTGGTGTCGTAAAGGCGTTTTGCAATGCCTTCCAGTTTGAGCGTTTTGTCTGTGTTGATGCCGATCATTGTTGTTCCTTTGTTGTTGTGTGACAGTTTTGTGGAGATCTGCCAACTCCGGTGCTTAGTCGAGTGGATTCGGTATTCCCTTTTCCTTTCCGCTATCCTGATACCACAGGGCAAACTTTTCCAGAGATTCTTCCTGTTCTTCGTTGAGTTCAACGACGATTGAAGCAACACTTTTCTTTTTGTCAAAGTATTGCTCAAGGTACTCGGGCAGGTTCATTGCCCATGTGCGAAGCAACCTGTAATACGGTGCCTGATCCTGCCAGTTGGTGACATTCCACTGTTTTGTGGTTTGCCACTCTCCGTCCTTGATTTCATCCTGACGGATGATGATCAAGTCCACTGCTGGCCGACCTTCAAGGTCGATGGTTTGGTATGCCGTGAACGCAACGTTTGGCCTTGCGGTGTTTTTTGGCGACGGTATCAGATACATTATCGTGGCCTTTCCAGCAGTTTTGTGGCAGTTAGTTCTGCCATTTCGGTGTCGAAGACAAACTCTGCATCGATTGGATGTTCCGAATCGGGCAGAAGAAGTGCATTCCTTGGAGTTATTTGATACAACGACGATGCGGGATGTGCATAGAACAGATACATCCTGTTGTCCAGATACAACGAAAAATGTCCGCTTACTTGCCCAACATGCGTTGTCTTGTACAGCCTTTGCGTTTTTGGCGTACGCGTATTCTGAAGATGCGCGGCTGCGAGATCAGAGGAATGATTGATCATTTTCTTGAACAATGCGTTTGCGATCTCGTCTTTTTCGTGATCTTCCAGAAACATGTTTTTTCCTTTTTGTGATACAAGCAATCCCCTGTCGCCTGTGCTGTCAAGCGTGATCTTCTTTGAATAAAGAAGATCCGGGCATCAACCATCCTCGCGGATGTCCGCCGCGTTGCTTGCTATCTCGCTTGTTTCGATACTTTCCCGTTAGGGTAAACAGCGTGTGGGATGCCTCTCAGCGGCCACACTGTTATTTATGTATCGTTGGATACCATGCACCACGAACTAGTTTCGTGTCCCATGCACATGGTTTATAATCCCAAGTCCGATATGGGCAGCACAGGCGACAGTCGATTGCCTGTGTGGTTGGCAGTTTTGAGGAGATCTGCCAACTCCGTGCAGTTTAGAACTGTTCTACGGTTTCTTCTTTCTTTTCGAACACCTTGGTGCACACTGGACACGTTTCTCCAGCGTCGCTATTGTAGTACTTGACGCTTGCTGACACGAGCGTCTCTAGCGTGGAGACAAGATCACCCATCTTGTGCAACTCTGCCAACTTGGAGTCAGTCGATGTCATTGCCTCGCGCATGCGCGAGACGCGCTCGTCGCGTTCCTGCCACGTCGCGTTTTCCTTCTCCGTTTCGAGCAACTTGTAGTTGCGTTCGTTGGAGATTCCGATGATCTGACGCTCATACAGTTGCTTGAGCACCTGTATCGCTTGCTGAAGTGTCTTCAGGCTGCTGTCCGGGATGTATTGTTGGTACATTGTAGCCTCCGCGTAAGTGTGTGACGGTTTTTGTGAGGGTTCACCGACAACCCTTTGCGATCACATCTGTGTGTCGCAGGTGTAGAAGATTCGGTAGCCTTCCCCTACCGCTTGTTTTGCCAGTTCCATGGCCGCGAGGTCTTCGTTGACCATTCGATACGACTTTTCCCAGAAATGCGATTCGCTTTCCCGCTGCAAATCCATTGCAACTTCTGTGGCGATTTCTTCCAAGTCGAACTGATTTAGTTCTACCCAAGTTACAAGCATATGCTTGTTATTCGGGTTGTAGAACTTGGATTTCTGGTAGATTTCGATCATCTTGCCTTGGATGTTACCGTGATTCAACCATCCGTACAAGATCTGGTACCCGAAACTTGGGTACTCGCCACCAGATGGCAGCGGTGTTTCCCATTTGCTGATCGGTGCTCCGGGTGGCACTGCTACCAAGTAGCCGCGGATTTCCTTGTCGTCCCATTCTGCCTTTTCGACAAGATACTTGATCTCGTCTGGCGTGGAGAATCCGCGTCGGAGGTTTCCATACGCCTTGTTCGTTTCGTAGTAGTCACGTATGATTTCTGCTTCAATGCGCATGTTTTCGTCTTCGTCTTTGATGCGCCAATGTTCCGTGTGACTGCCAAATCCGCTCATTTTTGTTCCTTTGGGAGGAAGCAACCCAGCGGAGTAGGGGGTTCTCCGCTGGGTTCTGATGTCAGTCCTTGTAGACCGACTTGATGATGACTGGAGCCGCTTTCCTTTCGGTTTTGCTCTTCCAGTATTCGATTTGCTCTTGCAGTTCGATTTCTCGCAGTCGGGCTTGTGACGCAGCGGCGTCCATTTCTCGGCGGAGTTGTTCCTTGCTAAGGATATCTCCATCCAAGTCCTTGTGAAGCCCGCGGATGACTGCGTGGCACGTCTTGATGTCATCCGGGAGATAGATTGGCGCGATGATTTTCATTATGTGTGTTCCTTTGCGCTTGTGTTCGCCCATCACCCTTTCGGGCGCAGGCGACTGGTTCTTATCATCCTTTCAGGCTGTATTGGGTGGGAGTTTTAGCCCCGGAGACTCCCGCGCCTTCTTGCGAACAAGACGACTAACTCCGTCGCTAGCCAAGCGATTTGGGCCTTGTGGAGGTTTTCAAGCCCGGAGATCCTCCGACCTTCCTCGCTTTGGCAGTTGCCAACACTGGAAGATTCTACTCCGCCATGGCTAGTGGCTGCGCACAGATGCACGCAGGGCTGTCAAGAGACCATCTGCCGACGCCAGCAACGCGCGGGGTCTTGCACCACCCCCGGACAGGTATTTCCTGCCGGTGCCCTCGTTGCTACTGCGCTCTGGCTGTCACCCACCACACGCTGCACGTACCGGTTTACCGGGGCACAGGTGGTGTGGCTGCAGATGGTCTCAGGAAGTTTTGGGGAGATCTTCCAACTCCGAGTTCAGTCTACCAGTTCGAACTCTAGGCCTCCCATGCCTAGTTTCGTCAACTCGTCCGAGACAAGTTCCGACAACTCATCGTAGGCTACATCCTGTGCCCAGCCTTCAAGCAGCGGGACGTTTATCAGGTAGTTGGGAACCTGAATGTCCAAGGATTTTGGGATCGGTTGTCCCGTCCTCCCGGAGGCTTCTTCGGCTTCCACCGAATCGGCGAACCGCATTTTCACCGTGATGATCATGTCTTTTTTTTATTCCTTTTTCGGTGTGTGTGGAAGTTTTGGGGAGATCTTCCAACTCCGTGCGTTTACTTGGTGGCTAGGTATTCCTCATATACCTTTACAGCCAGCCTTGCGAGGTATTCGACATCGATTCGAGCAAAAGGCCCACTGAAGTCAATGAGCCCCTTTTCAAATGATTCGAATGGATTTCTCTTGAGATTCTGGTGCATTTCCTCGTGGACGAAGTCGATGTACGATCCCAGTTCGTATTCGAAGAGATTGTACAGGTCTTCGCCTTCCTCGCTGCGGACTATTCCCCAGAACATCTCGAAGTTCATGAGATTATTCGGGGTATCGCAGGAGTTTGGGCAACTCTCCCACGTGTACTGCGTCTCCCAGTTGGGAAATGCAGCCACGAACTGCCTGTCAGGCTCCACCATGTCTGGTGCAACCTTTACAAATAAACTGGTGAGAAGTATGTGTGCCGCGTCGTTGGAGATGTCCATCGCCATTTTATTCGTCCTTATGTTGTGTCGGTTTTTAGGGTTGACCGAAAACCTTGTCAGGGGTACCGGGTTAGGTGTGTTTAGTCGCTTAGCATCGCTGATTCTTCAATCAGCACTGTGCGGTTAGACGGGTCGATGCTCACAAACTTCGGACGCTGTCCAACGCGGAATCCTGATGCGTGGTTGCCACGGTGGCCGGATGCCATTGCTTCGACTTCCGCCTCGATGGCATTTTTGGCGGAAGTCAAGTCGACCCCGTCGCTGATTTTGAAGGAGACGTGCCAAACGTCCCTCCACGCCTCGGCTCGGTACGACAGAACTACGCGCGTATTCCAGTCAATCATTGGTTTTCTTTCTTGTTTGTTGCGCCGCATGTTTGATTATCGCTAGCCCTGCAACTCTTGATCCTGATCCTCGCGGAGTCAGGGAGTTTGCAGGACATCGCGAAAGCAGTTTCGTCAGAACAAGATCAACTGTTGATCTTATATCCCATACCTCGCGGATTTGGGAAGATCATCAGTCACGATTTTGTCCTCTAGCGGCCTTCTGCTGCGTCAATGGCCCTAGGGCCGCCCGGAGCCCCCTCTTTCAAGGAGACTCCGGGCTGTGGGTCAGGCGACTTCTTCCTGATTGTTCAGGATCGCCTGTTCGAGATTGCGATCAGTCTGTTCGACTTTCTCGCTGTTCTCGGGAGCCAGTCTCCAGTTGATCAACCCCTTTGAAGAACGCTGAACCACTTGGAAGTTCTCGCGGATTTTTGCAAGGATAGCGAGTTGTCCCCGGTAGAACGCTCTCTCTTCCGGTGCGGTGGCCCTCTTCAGAGCCCCGGAGGCTGCGTTCTCGGCGTCTCGGTATTCGAGATACAACTGCTTCACGTGCTTGCTCATGATCGGCAAGATGTCCCTGCCAATCTCCCCCTCGGGAGAGAAATACACGGGAAGTGTCATGTACGTGAACCCCTTGGTTCGTGTCCACGACGCTGCCTTGGTTTCGCCGCTGTTGCCGTTGTCCGCTTCTGGCTCGAATGCTGCCGTGAGGGCCGTGCTGGCCATGCTCGTGTCCTTTCGTGACACTGTGGGCTTGTTCGCCCGGTTTTAGGGAGGCTTTCACCTCCAATCCCCAACAAGGCACATGCGGGAGCATGTGCATCCCCGCGAAGCGGTGATTCAGGAAACAGAAGAAGAGAGAGAGAAAAAAACAGGAGCGCTCAGCACCCCGGGGAGGTGAAGGGGATTCCCCGGGGTGTTGATGGGATGGAAACTATTCGACTTCGACTTCGATAAGATCTGCCGTGTAATAACACCCTGAATAGTCGAGCCAGCACCGAAGTGCCTGCTCATGGGTGGTGGGCATGTGCCCGAAGTTGATATCCGCTACGCCGAACACCTGCACATACTCGCGCAGGTTCCCCTCTTCGATGAACTGCTGAAAGATGAATGACCTCTCCGAGGCCGTCAGGTTGGGAACTTCGAACTCCACGTTGACGTAGTAGTTGGTGGCCTTCGGGGCAAGCCCCGTTTTCACATACAGTGTTTCGGCAAGTGCGAGTGAGGGATTGAGGGTGATCTTCAGCAACATTGTAGCCTCCGTGTAAGTGTGTGCCGGTTTTTTGGGTTGACCGGAAACCCCCGCGCGTTTACCCCCCGCGGTTGGGGCGGGCTGCCACCGCATTGCTGCGGCTCATTGGAGCCCGAAGATACCACCAATCCTGTGGTGGTGCAGGGGGCATTGCCGTGCCCCGGGTCTGTTCGCAACGCAGGCGGTTGGCGGCCGCCCGTTCGGCTTCCCGCCGACGGAGTTGACGGTGTAGGGAAAAAAGAGCCTCACTACCCATGTGACTCACCTCCACACCCCAACAAGGCACATGCGGGAGCATGTGCATCCCCGCGAAGCGGTGATTCAAAGGATCGGGGAAAACGATGTGATGATCAGGAAACGCACCTACAGATTCGACAAAAACGCGCGAAAAAAGAAGAAATGCTAGGAAAAGAAAGAGAAGAAAGAGAAACCATGACAGGAACGCACCAGTACCCATGGTGGTAACGGGGATCCCCCACGGTGGTAACGGGGATTAAGAGACTGGGGCGGTTGCGATGGTGTGGGGGAAGTGCGTGCTCGCTCCGTGATTGTGACGTAGCATTGATCGATCAGGAACGAGATGGTGCTATGGCTTCATCACATTGATCTTGAAGAACGCACAGAGGGGGTCAGGGGGCGAAGCCCCGTTGCAGGTGGTTTGGAGGACGGAGTCCTCCAATAAGATGGGGCTACGAGCGCAGCGAGTAGCATCCATCGTGGGATTAGGGCAAACGGAAAAAAGAGTCACCCGACGCCCCTCTTTCGAGGAACGCCGGGTGTGAAAACGTCAGACGTAGTGCTTCGCAAGCGAGGCTTTCTGCGCGTTTTCAAATTTCGCAGAAAGTTCTTTGACGATGGCCATCGCCAATCCGAACCTAGAGTCGGCTACTGCCAATTCTAGGGCGTGCCGTGCCACAACGGCGGCCCGAGCGGCCCGTGCCGCCTCCATTCCCGCAATCGCCTCATCCCGAGCGGCCCGTGCCGCGAGCCTCTCGGGGTCGTTCGTGAAATTAGCCTTTCGGACGGCGTCCGCGGCCGTCCCTACTTGCTCTTCCCAGAGCAAACGATCATTTCGTGACATGTTGTCACCTCCACACCCCAACAAGGCACATGCGGGAGCATGTGCGTCCCCGCGAAGCGCTGATCCAGCAAGACGGGGAAAACGCATCATGTTGACACGTGTCCGCGATGCCCCCCAAGGTGGTAACGGGGATTAAGAGACTGGGGCGGTTGCGATGGTGTGGGGGAAGTGCGTGCTCGCTCCGTGATTGTGACGTAACGATGATCGATCAGGAACGAGATGGTGATATGGCTTCAGTGCGTTGATCTTGAAGAACGCGAGTAGGGGGTCAGGGGGCGAAGCCCCGCTGCAGGTGGTTTGGAGGACGGAGTCCTCCAATAAGATGGGGCTACGAGCGCAGCGAGTAGCATCCATCGGGATTAGGGTAAACGAAAAAAGAGTCACCCGACGCCCCTCTTTCGAGGAACGCCGGGTGACGGTGCGGTTACTGAATGAGATCGAGAGACCAGTCCCCGCCCTCATGGGCGAGTGCGAGAATAAGTGCGTCGCGCGTCTTTTCGACGTTGACGCGGGCGTCAACCCGCGCCCTGACGGAAATCGCGTTGTCCCGGCTTGCCGAGTCCTGCTGGGCATTCAAGATGGCCCGCAAAGTTGCCTTGGCTTCCCTGAACTGCTTCAGTTTTTCATGTGACATGTGTCACCTCCACACCCCAACAAGGCACATGCGGGAGCATGTGCGTCCCCGCGAAGCGGTGATCCAGCAAGACGGGGAAAACGCATCATGTTGACACGTGTCCGCGATGCCCCCAAGGTGGTAACGGGGATTAAGAGACTTGGGTGGTTGCGCTGGTGTGGGGGAAG